TATCATATACACCATATCGAGGTGATAAATATGGATAGGGGGTGGTATGGTGCATATACCTTATATGGGAGGAAAATAGATTAGTCGGATAGTGAACAACAAAGGAGGTGCGTATGAATAATATTATAACAAACGCTAATGGTGTTAAAGTAAAAGTAAGGGTGTATGATTTTGGCGATGAAGCGGCAGATAGATACACGATAATATGTATGAGTAATAAGGATAAGGACAGTAGTGGGTTGGTATATTATCCTATGTTTGCATGTAGCGAAAATCCATCTCATCCGCAAGGAATAGGGGTATATGTGGGTGATTATTACCCATATAGGAGACATTCATACAATTTAGGGAAAAGAGTTAAAGATGTAATGATCTTACCAGAGAAAGTGATAGAGTACATAAAATGGATAACAAGATAGAATCATGGAAGAAGTAACTTACAATAATTACGATTTGGTTGCTTTTGAGCAAAGTGGCGAGATAATAGTGGCTGTAACGTTTTACAGATACTATAGGAAGAAAGCGCATAGCGAGGTGAATTACAGGTGGAAAACCAGATGCCCGGAATTAGTGGATAAGATCGTGAAACACCGTACCAAGGTATTTACCGGTCAACTCATCCAGTTAGCGAAGGCGTATGGGGAGAAAAAGGTCATTAAATATCAAAAACAGGAGGAAGAGGTATGTTAAGATACGACATATTTAATTAGATTTTAGTTTGTTAATATTGCGACCAAGACCTTGGCGGGGTGGAAGGATATATCATGATCGTACGTGTGCGGATATGATCCGGGGTCAGTTCCCGGCACCTTGGCATAACTTAAATGTAAGTAGTATGGAAGATAATATTTTAAAAAGAGCGGCAGCGGAATTAAAAGAAGCTGGTTGCAGAGTTTTCGCATGGCATGATGATACTTATAATAGAGGTTGGAGTAAGGGTGATTATATAATGTTGTATTACGCCTTCCCTGATTCACCCAACATCGGGTATCTGAGTCATGGGGAATATGGGATGAGCGTAGCATATAGTAGAGCCTATATACCGAGCCGTGGAAGTGGATCGGGATGTGGTATCAAGGAGGAAGCTACGTTCGATCTTGCGACGGCGTTAGATGTGCTAAGCGGACCGTTACCTAGGTGGTGTAAGTCTTATGGGGTTTATCCAGAACAATATAAGGATATTGATAGATGGTACAATAGAGATAATTATAACAAAAAAATATTTAAGGAAATTTGATATGGAAGTAAAAGATTGGGAAAATCTGGTTTTGAATACAGAAATAGGATCACATTGTTTTGTTACGCTGATTGATGATAAGGACATCAGTAGAGGTTATGCGCAGATCAGACGTGCGGAACATTTCGGATATAACATCTGCTTCACCCGGTTATATGGGAATAAATTTTATTTCGAAAAAATAAAAGAAGGTAGTACACAACAATATATCAATAGGAGGAAATGATATGGTGATAGAGTTTGATTTTGAGATATACAAAAACGGAGATTACGATAAGGTATATCTCCGCAATGGAAAAGAGGCAAGAGTATTATGTGATAATGGGAAGGGTAATCGCCCTATAGTCGTGATGGTTGAGGATGATAACGCGGATGATTATATTATTCTACGTTATAACGAAACTGGCAGGAGGAGTATCAATAGTCGATCGAGTTTTGATCTTATGTTATCGATAAAAGAACGGGAACCAGAATTATGGGTTGTTGTCATATCTTACATGGATAACAAGGATAAGAGACAAAAGATGGTCTTGCCTAATTTTTTCTCAAAGAATATAAGGGGGAATATATATCTTCAAGGAAACTCTAAATCAAGCGTATCATATTATGTTGATAAGCTAGAAGAAGATGGGTGTTTCGATGAGCTATGCGAGAAGATAAGGGTAAAGAGAGATCGCATCTATAACATGGAAATAATATCACTATCAGATGACGAGACGGCAATTTAACCAGTTGATAAATGAACTGGACGGCAAAAGCCCGTTTATCGTATTACATAGGGATACTGTTGCGCCTAAATACGTGGGCGTGGAGATCTCGAAAGAAGGCATGGTATACAACTACTCGATTATAAGCATAAATGACGAATATAAGCCTAAAAAGGCTCTTATTTCGAAGATATTGGGTATAGCTGATAATCTTAATAGCAATAAAGACTTAAAAAAGGGTTGATTGGATGTATTTATGATCTGCGGCATCATATCGTGTATGATACCGTGAATAGCATTGTATAAAGGATATATATGATAATATGATAAAGAACGTATTTGTATCTTAACATCATGATATTATGATATTATATCCTCTTTTTGTATAAAAAGAATAACGAATAATATAAACATCTTGGATATGGAAGAGATTAATATAGGAGATAAAATCGTGTTTCATATAACCGGCAATCATAATATAGGATATGCCAAAGGGGGAAAATATATCGGGACAGTATTAAGTAGGGATACCCGATCACGCCTTCATGTATGCGCGGAAGGCATGCCTAGGGTTTGTATTGATGAACGGGACGTGGATAAGATTATTGATTCGGATGGTGATTTTGATATGAATGAGGCGATCCCGAATCCCGTGGCAAGAGAGTTATATAAGCTAATGGGAGGGTACGTCTATACATTCGGAAGGTCTCATGAAAATATCAATGGCTATACCGTGTATGAGTGTATGATGATGGACAGGGATTTAAGACACAATGTTATGTATGCGTTGCATGATCATGGATTCGAGACACGACATATTGATAGTTATTCTTGGTGGATGACTAATGAGAGGCTGATGTCCGAGGTAACATATGCGGAGGGGGATATTCATATAGTTGTTCATGAGTGTATGGAGGATTATGTGGATAATGTGAGATTTGAAGAGGAGTTTTATAAAAACAAGGAAGTATGATAAGATGCTTACTCGTGACGGCGATGATAGTATTGACACCGCCAAAAGGGAACGGTGGTCTGCCCCACGCCCCAAGGCCTGCCGTGGTCGAGGCACGGGTATGGGATAAGCTGGCGGCCGCCCTGTCTTTCGTGGAGTCAAGGAACGACGATCGAGCGTACAACGCCACTTCAGGGGCTTTAGGGAGGTGGCAAATGAAAAAGGTATACGTTGATGAGGTTAATAGGATATTACGCCTTAAAAGGGAGAAAAGGAAATATAGATACGAAGATCGAACGAATCCTGTCAAGGCTAGGGAAATGTTCGAGATATATCAATCTCACCACAATCCTAAAAAGGATATAGATCGGGCTATAAAGTTGCATAGGGGATTGCATTCCCCTAAATATGTTAAGGAGGTTAAATGTAAATTAAGGGAATAATATGAATCGTGAGGTATTAATAAGTATCATTAATAGAGGTAGAATAAGGTTTATCCCAGTAAGAAGATGTTTCTTATGCAATGAATATGTAGGATATAAATTCGTTAGGATGTGTGATGGAAGTATGATACCGGTATTTTCTAGTGGATGTAGGTGTTGTGGCATGAATAATGGGACGCTATCAGAAAGTACTTGGGATGAAGTGCTTGATCTTGTCAAAACGGTACAAAATAAGCCTATGAATGAGAGAACGGAGGAAGATGAATTTATATTAAATAGTTTAATATAAGGAGGTATTGTATATGAAATGGGTGATAATAAAAGGGGTTAGATATCCTAGTTCTGTGATATCAGCATTTGCGGCATATAATATGGATAACCCTTTCGTGAAGATCAGGATCAGAAACAAGTATCATATAGTGTCTTTTGATGATGTCAATAAGATGGCTAGTCAGATGGTATATTTAATGAACAACTATCCTGATTTCGTTCAGATAGGAAGGTGGTGGATATCCAAGAAACATGTGATGTCATGGACGCCCAAGGTGGAGGCCGTGGACGGATCGGGCTGGGTTATATCCTTCACCCTGTCCTTTGGTTTGGATAATGGGGCTCAAATTAAGTTTGATAAAGAAGATGAATATCTAAGTGAGGTAGATAGGTTGAATGAATTGTTTAATGTGATATTATGATATGAGAATAAAAAGATTTATCGCCTTAGCGGCTATGATGGCGAACGCAATGTCATACGATGATATGTTCGCAGGGGACAAACAACGATCCGGGATGGTATTCAATCCGAATTATAAACCAGCGGGAGATCGAAAGGAGTTGAGGAAGTTCCGGATTAAAGGGGAGGATATCGAGGCGTATTCGAGAAAAGACGCTATCAAAAGATTGAGACATAAAAAGAGGTAATGTGATGAGAAGCAAGAAAGATTATATAAGCATGCTTAACGAGTTTGGTGGTTCTTTATCCAGAGAAGAATGGATAATAGGCGGTAAAGATAGATATACTGGTAGGGATAATTATGGGGTTATGTTGAAAAGATATGACCCCATAGCTTTTGAGGTAGGATATAACGAGTGGAAGAAACAACCATAAATAATATGGAAGAAAAGTTGATTCTTAATAGCATAGAAGATGCTGAATAATATCAGTAAGGTTAAGTCCAGATAAAACACCTATTGCTTATGAAGATAAAGTTAGATGTTTAATGTTGTCAGGATTAAGTCAGGAAGAAGCGGAGAAAGTAGCGTTAGAGCCAATGGATCTTGAGTTATATTATGAGATAGGCGCAGGGCTGATGGCCGTTGATCCAGCGGCGGTGGAGTCAGGGACAATCTGGAGTCCTTATACAAGGGAGTTGTATCATGAAGACCATGATACTTAGAGGAGTATTGATACTGATGGTGATCAAGGCAAATGATGTTATTTAATTTTAAAAAATAAATTGTTATGGAAATGAAAAAGTATTTATCAGTTTATTTAGAGAGTGGATATCTTTTTGATGATATGTCAGAAAAATTAAAGTGGTTTGAGATTGATAAGATCTTGATCAGTTTTACATATGGAGTAGTTAGATATGTAGGAACATGGGGAGGATGTAGGACTGAGAAGACATTAGATGGGAAATTATTTTATTCGTCCGAAGAATGTTTTAAAAAGGGTAAGAGCATCCCTAAGACAAAACTATCAATATATGATGTTTTTAAGTCATTATATGGATTCGCTCCAATAGGTGATGTGTGGAAATACAAAAACGGAAGAGCTGTCAAGGGTGAGTTGGAATATTTTGATGTTGAAATAGATAATAAAGGAAAAATTTATTGTAAGGAAACATATTACAGAACATGTGAAGATGTGTATAAATTCAATGACTTAACTGTAGTTGACAAGAATGGAGACATGAGATTAGTAAAATCTTCAAAAAGTAAATTAATGCTTACTAATGATCAATTAGATGTTGTGGAGAGAATGAAAGGCATCATTGATGACATGGTTAGGTTAAAGATGATTATGTATATTGATCAAGACTATAATCTTTGTTTTCTGCCGGGAGATAAAATAGAAGATTTGACAATGGATGAAACGGATGGATTTGTGGATACCACCGGTATAGTGACATCTATAAAATCTAAGGATGTAGTGGAGTTTTATGTAGAAAACCCATTCGTAAAGATAAAGGATGAGTAATATCTGAATCTGGATTGTGGTGGTTCGTGAGAATAGCCACAATCATATCTCTAAACGTGAACATAAGGAGGTACGTAAGTCATTCGATTGGCATTAGAGATCTAATTATATTAAAAGAGGAGAGATTATGAAAGAAAATGTATTAAAAGTGTATAAGTTTGATGAGCTATCAAAAGACTCACAAAAAAAGATCATAGAGCGTGAGCGCTGGAATGTAATAGGGCAATGTATGGTTGATTATATTATAGACTATCAAGAGTCGATGAAAGCCTTTGAGGATATGACAGATACTAGGGTTTATAATTGGGAAGTTGGATACGAGAGATATGATTTTAGTTATGAGTTTAAATACAATGATCCTATTTATGAACATCCTACAGATTATCATCGTGATATATTCCCTAAGAATCTATGCGGTAAATTATTGTTCAGGTATATCAATAACAACATTATGCCACATATCACGAAAGGTAAATATTATTCTACAGGCAAATATATAGATGGGAAATATAATTACAAGTGCAGACGCAGTCGGGTAATATTGGGATACGAAGACAATTGCCCATTAACAGGGATGCGTTATGATTGTTATCTTCTTAAACCAATAATTGATTATTACGATACTTGGTGTACTTACCCGGAGAATTTCTCTTTAGAGGATTTAATAGAAAAATGTTATAATAATTTTTTCAAGACTTGGCATGAGGAATATAAACATTGGGCTGAAGATGAAGATGCGATACGTGAGAAGCTTCATCATAACCAGTATGAGGACCAGCTTTATTATGAGAATGGGGAAGCGTATGCCGGTCCATTGAATAAAATAGAATGAAAAGGTAGTAATTGTAAATTGATAAAGTTATGAATATAGAGATAATAAGATATAGGCTTCCGATTTATTGGATTGGGGCTTTGATTAATGGTGGCTACACTGGAATATCTAATGAGGAAGCGCAAGAAATTGATGACTTTGTAAAACATGCAGATGGTTGTCCAGTTGGTGTGGATTGGGAAACAGAAGGTTTTTATTCGTATAATGACGCAAACGCTATTGGCGGAACTTGTGTCGATGTTATTTTTAGCAAGTATAATCAATAGTTAACACTCAAAACTTAATAAATATGGACAATAGGATGATCGCTCATTTATGGGCAAACGAAAAGAAAGAATCCGCAAGAGGTAGTAATCTTTTCTTTGAAGGTGAAAGTATTTATTCTTATGGCTATCACTTTGAGGCCAGAAGAATCGTAAGAAATAAGCGTGGTGAAAAAGCGTATTTGATTAATAGTATACATTATTCCTCTACCACGAGCAAACATCAATATTTTGTTCGCAACGCAATACCAACTGACTCAAAGGTATTTTCTGTTGGATATAATATGTCAAATACCGGTAATATGGCATTTGTCACCAGTAAATTGGAATCCATTAAAGATGCTATTGAAAAAATACAAGAAGGTCAGAACTGAATTGCCTTATCATAATGTTTGGGGAGTATTTAGAAATATGATGGATTATATCGAGTTCTTCGATATGGGAACTCCCCAGCGCCTTCTTAAAAAGAGTGCAAATGACTGGCTTGGAACTAATCATGAATTGTCACGAGAATCAGATAAGGTTAAACGTGAATATGTCCGTGAATTAAAACGTATTTTCAAGATATTATTGGACTATCAACCACTGGAAGTGCTTGGGACTGTAAATGTGATTGTTGATGAAATATGTGGAGAGGGTACGTGGATTAAATACCTAGAAAGAATCAAAAGATTTGAAAAGAGTAGAGAAGAAAAAGAAAAGATAAAAATAGAAACATATAGAAAGGAACAAGAGGCTCGTAACAAACCATTGAAAGAACGGGTACAAATGTGGAAATATGGCGAGATTTCCCAGTTGTATTATCGTTGTCTTGAGAATGGCCAACCGAACGTATGGTTGCGTATTAAGAATGGAAAAATCGAAACCAGTAAGGGTATCAAAGTAGAACAAACTGAAGCTAAAAGACTTTGGGGATTGATTAAAGTGTTCCATGATGGTGGTCAGTTCAAACGCGATTTGGTATTGGATGTAAACGGTCACAGATGGGCGTTCAATCGTTATGAAAACGATACACTGACTGCCGGATGTCACCGGATAGCGTATAGCGAGATGGAAGGTGTTGCGAGACAATTAGGATGGGATTAAACAGATATCAACTAACATTTGAGAGCTATGGCAATCACTATCAGGTTTACGGGAGAGGCATCCAAGATGTCATGGGTGGCGTTACCGGTGGAGCCGGCGTATATGGGTAGGCGGTCGGGGAAGCGGGGCGTCCGCTCATGCTTTGTGGTGCAAGGTTGTATATAATTACCTATTATAAATATCAGCAAGTCGAAGATATGGGATGACTGGTTGCAGCTTACGCAATATTTCCCGAATAGGGATAGTAGATATTACGAAGCCGCCTATGTCTGTTACAATGCCTACGATTCGCCAATGGAAGTGTATAATGGATTTGGGGAAACAGAGGCGGAGTCAAGGGCGATGCTTCTCTTTGATTTGTTGGGAAAGAAGACATTGACACATGATAGTTTGAATTTAAAGAAAGTGGATAGGAGAAAGGAATATGAGAACGAATTTAAATAGTACAAGTATGAGAAACACATGTCCAGAATTCCCGCTTTTCGGCGCGAATTATCCAGACGCGACTTGCATAAATGGCATATTGTATGATCTGGATAATGTAGGTGATGATGGTGTTCTAATCAAGCCATCGGAAGAGATCCCATGCCCATTCTGCCGAACAGAGGAGTTTATCAGATACGATCCATTCAATAAAGAGTATAGCATGGATAGTGAAGAGGATATAAGAGATTGGTATATGAGCTATATTAATGAAATGAGAAATAAGTATGGGGGAAAATAAGAAGAAACAAACACCATGCCGGAACTTGAAAGATTGGCATACGAACAAATGAAGGAGGTAAACGATGGAGACAGTAAGATTATCAGATTACTCTTCTTATGATAAAAACAAGGGAGGAATACAAAAATTGCGTCACAAATTCAGGAATCAAATACTTGAATATTGGGGAGAAGATACCGGAATCCTAATAGGAACAACCATGGTATATGAAAGACATTTGTGGAACGAGGAAGTTAAAGTAATATGATTATGGATGATAATAAGATAATGGAAGCGGCTAAGTTAATAGCCAACTCGTCAGCGGCCTTGATAGAGGCTATGGGGATGATGAGTGAGAATATAGAGAGGGCTAATAGGGGCGAGTCTTTGGCGTATACCGAGGAGGCCTTTAATAAAGTGGTTATGAATAATGGAATAGATTATAATAGTGTTATGAGTAGAAGTTGGATATGAGAAATGGAGGAGGACTATGGGTAAAGAAGTTAAGATAGATGTAGGATATAAAGATGTGCTAGAAAAATCATTATCAGCCATCCAATATCTAAGAATACATGGATTCTCGACGTACATGGAATCGGAGGGGATTGTTAATAGAATAATGATGTTCAAGGATAAGAATGAGATGAGAGATCAAAAGATCAGATCAATTTAATAGAACTAATTATGACAGTAGAGTATAAGTGTATTGATGTTTACAAGAAGCCGGAGAATCCAATGGAATGGTTGCCGTGTCCACGATGCGGCCTCCGGCCTCTGGTCTGGGAGTTCGATAACGGGAGATTCACGGCGTGCGGGTGCGGAACAGACTGTTATAGTCATTGGAGCGTGCGAGCGGAAAGTATTATGTCGGTCATAAAAAGATCTGATAACGGTAAGTCGGCTGAGGTGTATGATATTGATGAACTTAAAAATAACTGGAATCATTGGGTGAGGACAGGGGAGATACTGTTTACGCCAGGGAATGGGAAATGGTAATATGATTAATAATTTAAGATATGGATCATTATTTGGCTATAATTCAAACGATATTGGATAGATGTGAGAACGACAATACATCTCCTGATATCCATGACATGGAGATAATAAAAATAAATCTATGTAGAATAATTCAGACTCGTTACGGATTAACTCAGTTATGGTTCATTCCGTTGATAGAGAGAATACAGAATGCTTGTTGTAAACATCACAATGACGTTGACATGTCATGGGAAGATTTTGTTAAAAAAATGAGTGAATAGGAGGGATAAATATGGATGAGAACGAAAGAAAGAAGGGTATGAACCAAGGAATATGGCTGGCGGTTCAGGAGCTAGTCTATGCCGGGCGCTGGACGCAGGCCGCAGAGGAACTGGTGTCTTCTTGTGGATTGACCGAGGATGAATGTAGGAAGCTGCAAGAAGAAAGCGGATCGTTTAATGATGAGATGCTTGAATTTATTGATATGATATTTGGTCATACGGATATGATAGGTGAATGTGAAGATGATACAGAATAAATATGTATAAATATCAAATAGTAATTATATACAATAAAAATTATGAGCTTAATAGATAAACTAGAAGACTTGGTGGCTAAGGTAGACACCGAATACCAAGAGAAGATGGAGGCAGTGATCCGGGAGATAGTCCCGGGGATGCCGGAAGGGAATGTACGTCATGCCGCCGAGCTGATGTGCACGGACAGGATGGGGAATATGATGGACATAGATGTTTATATATTAAGGGAAGAAGATAGGCCTTATGAATGCCATTATCTAAAGGATCTATTGGAAGATAGGGTAGCTAGAATAGATAAGATGCATGAGGATAAAAGTTACACATACAATATAGATGATAATTATTGGTGCGCTACATGTGGTTCTCATTCTCATAAAAAGGATTCTGAGACAGGGTATTGCTGGCATTGCGATACGGTTAATTGGGTTAAAGAAGATGGAGCAGATGTTAGGGTATAATTACCAAAGAATAAATATGAATGATAGGAGAAAGGATAGTATTAACTATTAATAATGTTTATTTAATTTAATTCAAAAACAAAATGTCTACTTTTGTAGACACATAAAAATTATATATATGGAAAAGAGTGAGTTTGTAAAGAAATTGGAGAAGATCATCGATATGGTTAAGACCGAAGATGATGGTTTCGAGTATGGTGGCAAAGTCATTTTCTATAAAGAAGATGATAGTAACTATGAAGTCTCGGTAATGAACATTGAGATGAATTTGGAAGTAGAAGCCAATGTTATGGCTGGTATGGATGATATGGATTTTACCTGCCTTATGAGTGAGGTTTATAAACAAAAGGCGGTAAAGGCTATAATGATGGAGAAGGATGACGATGAAGACAATTAATGAGATGACCGATCAGGAGATATATGATCTTACTGACGAGCAGATAGATAGATTGATCATAACAAGATGCGCTAAGGAGGGTGTTAGGTTTGTGGACGAACCTCCAGTTATGAAGACATACGACTACAAGCCTATTTCTCCATCTAATTTCTTCTACCTTTTAGAAGGATTGAGCATAGCTGTTTTTAATCAGGATGATGCTATTAAAATAGTTAAGTTCTTAAGTAAGTTTGATTTATACAAGACTACATACGATTTCACTATATCCAATGAGAAGATATATAATAAGTTGGATATAATCAATATCAAACATATTCCAATGTTTGATACAAAAGATGAGGAGTCCTACAAATCTATAAAGGACAAGAATAATAAGATTGAGGAGGAGTATAAAGATCAGGTAGATAAATACAAGAAGGATATAAAAAGAATGAGTGAAATCCATGCCGAGATCTGGTCGAAGGTAATCGATGTAAGAAATAAGATTGATCATATGAATCATCTTAGATTCCTTTTTGTAAAGGAATATCTTCCGTTGGTGGATCATGATACGAATACGGCTATGACGTTTTTTAAGAAAGCTTATGACGTGGATGATGATACGGAAAGATATATTCGTGAAGGGATAAAGGATTACCCATTGTTTAACAACAATATAGATTAATAAGATGCACAATTGGTTTAAATGTACGGTTTCTTATGAGACCGATGCCGAGAACGGCATGAAGAAGAAGGTAAAGGAAGAGTATTTAGTGGATGCCCTTTCTTATACAGAGTGTGAGGCTAAAATCATAGAGGAGATGAGACCGTTTATCTCCGGTGAGTTTAGCGTTGATATCAAACGATTCCGGATAGCGGAATTATTTGCCATGGATGGAGACCGGTTCTATAAGGTCACGGCTGATTATATTACGATAGACGAGAAATCGGGCAATGAGAAACGCAAGGCGTTTAACTACATCGTTCGGGCCAATGACCTTGATCATGCCAAAAAGAATTTCGAGGAAGGCATGAAAGGAACCATATCAGATTTCGTTGTCACTTGTATCAAGGAAGAGAAGAAACTGATGGACTTCTACGAGTTTGATGGTAAGATCAGGAATCCGGAGAAACATGAGAATAGTAAGCAATAAAGCTAGCTATGAGACCACATCATCCATAGCCGAGAAGTTGATGGAGATAAGTAAGATGGAGGGTACGATTTATCGTATCCTCACATTATCTAATAAGACTTATCTGGCTTCTAAGTTAGGGTATAGTAGGTCCGGGTTCTATAAAAAAATACAGAACAGGAATTTTAATATCCGGGAGCTGGCTCAGATGTTCGATACGATCATCAACTTCAAGGATCAAGATTGGACGGAGGGTAAGATCGATAGGCTTAAGAGGTATAGGGCTATGAGCCTTATGGAGTTCAATAAAAGTTATAAAAAGAAAAATGCATGAGAGGTAGGATGTTGCCGTGTGAGAGATGTGGGAGGATGGTAACTATAAGGAGTAAGGGGCTGTGTCCCGCATGCAGAGCCAAGGAACTACCGCCAAAGGAAAGGACGGCGATACGGGTGAAGGCCAAGCCGAAGGGGAAGAGCCTAGCCGTTTTCTTTGGCGCCCATGTGGCTAGGTTGAGTATGACAAGGAGATCTGCTACCGGCGCATACATACCATGCCCGGGGGTAAGCAACATATGCCACTTATACCCTAAACGGAAATATAAATCAGTTGCTGAGGATAATGATAACATTATCTACTTGACGGCTGATGAGCATACAAGATTCGATTATCTATTAGATACGATGGATTTCGGCCGGCTCTTGGACGAGTTTGGCAACGTTTGGCTGTTGGCAGCCAGAAGGATGAGGGATCTCGCACCTAAAGTCGAGGAGGATGGTAAATTAAAAACCAGATTATTATTATGGATAGAAGAAAACAAAAATTACTTTTAGCTCTTGGATACGAGGCTATAAGTGATACGATATATAAGAAAGGAATGGATATGGAAGTCATAAGCGATCAAGAATCGTTTGATGATATGAGAGTTCGTTTATCCAAAAAACATCATGTGGTTATCACGGATGATGGTGTTGTAATAGAGTTTGTTCATAATAAGTCAATGGACGAGAATGCGCCATCATATTATTGGCGATCATCATTACCAATATTAAGATCATATCATACAGATCCTAAATTTACCGCTTTCTTTGGCATATTAGACGTTTTATCAACGGTTCCGAAGGAAGATATCTATGAGGAAGAAAAACCTGTTGACGAGCCTAAAAACGAGCCTAAGGAGGAGATAGAAATTGAGTATGATCTGGAGACTGAGCAGCAGTATTATGCCGCTGAGTGGATCAAGGATATCCCGACACCAGTCTTATACAGAATGACCGTGGCTGGCAAGCGTGTTTATTATGAAATGGGAACTGATGGATACCCTATCATATATGATGGGGCTACCAATAATATTGCGAATGGGTATTGTGATACTTCCGGGGCATTAGAAAAATGGAAAAATGAGATGAGACTCAAGGGTAAGGACCCAGACGAGTACGCCGACTACCGGGCTGACTTGGGTACGATCATGCATTACTTATTTGGATTGTATCTGACGGGAGTTAAGATAAAACTGATTCCAACATGGATAAGAAAAGCTGTCAAGGAAGCTAAGTTGAGAATAGACAAGTATAGGATGGAGCGGATATTAGTGGATAATATGGATGAGTTGATAGAAGATCTAATATCATTCGCTATATTCTGTAAAGAAAGACATGTAAAACCTGTGTTGATTGAGAAGATGTTGAGGTCAAGGAGATTGAAAGTGGCTTCCTCTGTGGATGCCGTGGTGGAGATGGATAGCGAGCCGGAGATGGTGGAGATAGAGGTCGAGACAGGAGAGTTCTATAAGACTGGAGCCAAGAAAGGCCAACCTAAGACAGAGAAAAAGAAGATAAAGAGATGCAGGAGGATATTCGCTATATTGGACTTCAAATCAAACAGGAAAGGCAATTTCTATGATGAGTATGCTTTTCAACTTGAGTTGTATAGAAGAATGATAATGGAGAACTACGGAAAGATATTGGAGATAGAGGAGATATATAACTTCGCTCCGGGTGATCCTACCGCCAAGACAAGCCAATATAAGTTGAAGAGACAAACTGATAATCCTATACTTAACATGGCTACAGTCGTATATCTCCAAGGTAAGTATAAGTTCGAGAAAACCAATTATACGGTTACATCAAGAATAGGTTCTTTGGATATAGAAAGCGATTTTGAATTGAATGGCTTGATAAGAAAAGAGTCGCTGAGAGATTATATATATAGGGTGATGAGTGAGAGGAAAGCGTGATGGAGTTCAGGGAGTTTAATAAGAGCGTTCATAGGTATGAATTGGATCATAGTAAGCCAAGAAAGAAGCTGACGTGCCCGCAATGCGGCAGGGATAGATGCTTTACGCCGTACGTAGATGTAACCACCGGACAGATAGTAGGGGAGCAGTTTGGGGTGTGTGATCATAAAAATAAATGTGGTTATTTTAAATACCCAACAGGCAATGAGCTTGGGAACAATGATCTTTTTACCGATTCAAACAAAGTATTAAGGAGGTATAGGCCTCCCGTGGATCCGGATATAGCCAACTGCATTCCGGTAAGCAAAATGTTTGAGACGCTTAATCCTTTCGAGACATCTGATCTTCAGGATTATCTATCCAATATATTCGGATCGTATCATACCAATAGGGCATTTAGCTTGTATAAGGTGGGGATGATGAGATTCTGGGACTGGGGTAAGTGCTGTGTGTTCTGGCAACTGGATAAGAATTGGGTGGTGCGGACCGGGAAGATAATGGACTACGGGCCTGACGGGAAGAGGGTAAAGGTTCCCATGGATCATGTATGTTGGGTGCATATACTGGACGGTCAGGATTACCTGCTTAGGCAATGCCTGTTCGGGGAGTTCCTTATCAACTTCTATCCCAATGACGCTCCGGTGTATATAGTAGAGTCAGAGAAGACGGCTGTTATCTGCAACATCGTGTACCCTAGTAGGTTGTTCATGGCCTGTGGCGGTATCCATATGTTGAAGAGGGAGATGGTAGAGACATTGGGTAGGAGGCGGATAGTCCTGTACCCGGATAAGGGCGACGCTTTCAACGAATGGAGAAAGAAGGTAGACAAGGAGATGAGGGGGATGAATATAGAGATAAGTGATTTTCTAGAATCAAAACCCAATATAGATGAGGGGATGGATATAGCGGATTATTTTATAATTAAACAAATTTATAATAATGGCAAAGGTAGTTGATAATTACAAGGGATTCAAGGTGCTTGAAATAACAAGACAGGAGATGATGGATAAGCTTACCAGATACGGGTGCTTAGGTATTTGTGATATGTGTAACAGACCTACATCCGTAGGCTATTATGTAGCGGTGATCAACCAATGGATGTGCAAGGACTGTTACAATGATTTCATCAAGTTAATTAACAGGCATGAGGAGGATATGAAAATAGAAAACAAGAATTTCAATAGATACTGCAATCTATTTAATGTTAAGATGGAAGAGACGGTATGAGAGAATTGTCTTTAGCCCAGAAAGCTATGTTAAACGGGTCCATATGCCCGTATTGCAAGACCTCATCCACTATGATAAATACGGTAGAGGGGAAGCAATTTGGGTGCGAGAAGTGTGGGGCTTGGATGAGATCCGATCCTTTTGGGAAACCGATGGGGAGGTTGGCTAAGCCAGATCTTCTTAGGAGTATGGATATGGTAATGACTGAGATTAATATATTTTCGTATAGGACAAAACGGGATGTACAGGATATTTACAAAAGCCTATCTGGTGAATTGGATATACCAATAGAACATGTATCTCCATATAAGATGTCTTTGCCATCACTACTTAATACCATGAGATATATTGAAAAGTATAGCGATAATCATATACGGATATATGATAGAACCATGGTAAAGAAGGCTTGCCCTAGGCACGGAGCGGTGGCGATCGGGAGCAACGCCTGCCACGGATGTCCGGAGTTCCTGTTCCATGTGGTAAACGACACGACCGATACGGTGGTGTGTGATATGGATATGAGTTATGGAGATCGCAAGAAGGATAAATATGAGCATTAGAGCTAATGATAATGGAACATTTGAGTATCGAATCAAATTGGATACCTTTAATAAAATGAATAATACATGTAAAATGAAGAAAGTTTATTTTGTTCACAAACCAACAGGTTTTTATGTTGGGGGCAATGTGAGTAGCGTAGAAGCTACAGTTTATAATAAAATGGTTAATATGGGGATGAGTAGCGAATTAGCCGATAAACTTAAAAAGGTAATAGGTACATTCCCTTGCACATGGGAGATACCAGATAAATTTGCGTCTGATCCATATTCGTATATGATTAAGCGTCTGGGATTGGAATATCCATCTTTTTTAAAGGAAGAGGATTTGGATATACAAGAGAATATAGATTTTGATGATGAGGAGGACGAAGAGGATGGGGAGATCGACTGAATATTACAGGACACATCCGGAGGCCAGAAGAAAGAAAGCCGAGACGGATAAGAAGATCAACGCCCGCCCTGAGCAGAAAGCCAAGAGACGGGAGTTGGGTCGCAAGAACTACAAGACCGATAAGCTGAAAGGTAAAGCCTATCGGAAGGGGAAGGATTTATGCCATACGGCTAAAGGACTTAGATATAAATCAAGATCAGCTAACAGAGGGTCTAAATCCGATACGGCTGGCGATAAAAACGCAAGAGGATGAACGAGAATAGGATATGGAGGTCATCCAAGGAGATTATCATGGATGCCTATGAGAGGATAAGAAAGTATCAGTCGGGAGAGCTTCTCCCGGCTCGTACTGGATACGCTTATCTTGACAAGGCGTTGCTGGGCGGGTTCTACCCACAACATGCGGTGGCTATCGGCGCTAGGCCCGGAGTGGGCAAGTCTTATTTGGCTCAGAAGATTATGAGCAATGTAATGAATGTTAATATCAATCCCCAAGCTGATGATTATGTATGGCTCAGATGTGAATTTGAAATGAATCCAGAGGATTTAATGTTACGTTCACTATCAAAAAAAATGGGAAAGGATATACAAGATATTCTCCTTAACGAGATGTCTGATGAAGAGATAAAGGAAATGCAGAAATGTCTTAAGGAGGAAAACTCCAGCAGAATAACATACATCCCTAAACCATCGACAGTAGACGAGCTTCAGAACTTCTTATGGAATAGTTATATGCCAGCGAACAAGGATAAGAAAATGGTATTTGTATCCATAGATCATACAGCTCTTATACAAGGTACGGGTGACGCTAAGAGGAATATAGATAGCCTGATAACCATGTGTAATATAGCTAAAAGAACTTTCCCCAATATATTCTTTCTTATAATATCACAACTTAACCGTGATATTGAGGGAAGACGGGATCCTAAGGATCATATGCCAAAACAATCTGATTTCTATCAATCAGATACATTGGGGCAATTGTGTACAGCTATGGTAGCGTTGAATATTCCAAAGAGATACGGCTATTCATCATACATGCAATTCCCGCAAGGCTGGTATCCTAATCTGGAACGTTTTAAGAGTGAATCAAGGCGTTCTTTCCGTGTAGATGGACTTATATTCCATCATATAGTAAAAGTCCGTCAGAGATCGTTAGAAGAGATTGAGGCTATACATGTGGATATCATGAAAGGATATGAGCGATATTATCCTGACGGAGGTGTGGTACGCCAAGAAAGACCAGGAGGCTCGGATGCCCCTGTAGGTAGCGGCAGGCCGGATACGGCAGTCGTTACATTACCGCCGCCCCCAGGGATACCTTTGGAGCATCAATATATACCTCCCAGTGATGATTTCAATGTAGTACATGACGAAACACCTTATTAATCATGAGATTAAGGAAAAACTATTTGCTTGTCATTATAAAGGGAATGGAGATGCTATTAAAAGCCAATTTCTCTGCCGAAAACAAGATGGGTATACGAGAGATCATATCCTCGTTGAAGGAAATGGCCGAATACAGCATCAGGTACGTCATAAACCGGGAACGGGAGAAGGAGATCATGGGTATCTGCGAAGAGGTGTCTAAGAAGGTTCTAGAATATAAGAGAATGAACGACAACTCTATGGTTTTGGAATTGGAGAACCTAAAGAGGGAGGTAGTGGCGGTAGAGGATCTTCTTAGCTCTTACAAGGGGGTTCTTGATGCCGAGCTGGTGATAGCCGAGGATGATATCAGGATCATACGGGACAAGATCGCTATAAGCCTGAGGGAGGACGGAACATGTAAGAGCATGACTGATGCTGATAAAAGGGCTAGGGTGGACGTAAGATACGAGAGGGCGTTAGAGGATTATCGAATCCTTCTAAGATGCGCTAATACGGTTAGGGCTAAGATGTCGGTTGTAGGGCATCTTAACCAATCTATAAATCAATCTATATCAGTTGGTAGAGTTGGTATGGCTAATGAATCTTATACGGTAAAACAGTATGAAAAAGGGAAAGAGATTATCGAAAGCAGACGCCCTTAGGGTGTTGAGAAGGGCTTACGATCTAAGGTGATTATATACCATTTTACACCAAAAAAATGAGAAATGATATGCATTTGTACGAAACATTATACTGGGTATCACCAATACCCTCTACCGGTTGCACAAGAGTGAGATCGCCGGATTCTTTTACTGAACTAAACGTTTTTGATTTTACTTACCCAACGAATGTTTTAGGGTAAAACCTTATATCAAAGACCTCTTTTGCTCAATCGTCTTGTCCGAAACAGGGGACTATATGATTCGATTGAGTGAGACAAAATTAGAAAAGAAGAATGTGAAATTAAATAACATACGTATGTTTTACAACATATCTGGTGTAAAGTAGTATATAATAACCTATGTATATTAATTTTGAACAGATGATGACATCAGGATTAACGATGTCTGATGTCGGGTATCTTTTGATGATCCGGCAGAAAGAGGAGATGGCTAGCGTCATTCCAAAGGAGAAAATAGATAGTTATAAAGCATCTGGTTATATCGAGCTTCAGAAGAATGGGAAGTGGAAGATAACGCCAAGGGGAGGGTCGCTGCTGATGCTGATAGAGACACCCGGTCTGACACCGGAGGTCGAGGGGATCCGGGACCGTATCGTTGGGGTATATAACGATATGGGGAAGGATACAGGGGCTATTAAGGAGGTAGAGAAAAGGCTCGTATGGTTCGTGGCTAATACCAACTTCAAGGAAGAACCTATAGTAAGAGCCGTAATATCCCACATAGATCTTAAACGTGAGTATACGATGAGATTGGATAACTTGATCTGGAAACCATCAAATGTGTATAGCGTGCATATGAGTTTATCGGAATCAACGTTATTCGATACGATCATAAAAATGTATGGCATGACGTCTGACTTGTATCTTAGGGAGAACAAGAACAAGGAGCTGGCATGGTTGTTCGCCATAAGCCGGCTTCCGGATCCCCCAAAGAGAATGGATAAGGAATACGCTATCACAGGCGATGTTAAGATGGATATCGAAAGGATATCGGATATAAAAAAAGAATTAGGTAGAAGATTGAAAATGTCGATTTAGTATGGAAAGAAAAGAAGTTGAAAAAGTAGTCAAGGAGGCGATATTCGAGAAGATGGGTGAATTTAATGGTCTTGATCATGCCGCTCAGATAATGAACGAGGATAAGCTGGATACGGATATGGCTATGGATTCCCTTGATTTTGTAGAAGTCATAATGGAAGTGGAAAAGAAAACGGGTAAATGTATACCCGATGAGGCACTTAACGTCAAGCCTTATCACGAATTGACGGTAGGAGAGCTTATGGGTATGTTGTATGATTATCTAAAAGACAAATAAATGGATTTCGGATATGATGATTGGGAAGAGGGGCTAGAGACCCCTCTTGTCGATGATTGTGATGACGATCATGAGGAGGAAGAATATGATTTCAGTTAAGGAGTTAAGGCCGGGCAATCTTGTAAAAGACAAAGCTGGCGATATATGGAGAGTAGGGTGCGTTACCGGTATGTGTAATGAAAGTGGATCATTAATCCTTGAACGTAAGGTTGATGATGGGATAATGAAATGGTATTCAGGGGAAGATGATGTCATGCCTATTGAGATAGATGATAATATACTTGATACTATCTATTTCAAGCGTGATAAGAGGCGGGATGTATATCGAGGCTACGGAATATCTATAGAGATTTTTGATGATGGGTATTATCTTAGCCTTAGGGATCTGGAAGACGATCTAAGCGATCCTATTCAGATTAAAAATCTTCACCATCTACAAAACCTGTTAATGGACTTATACGGACATGACATAAAAATAGATAAGCTTTATGGTGATACCGGAGAATAATTTGTTATGTAAGGTTATAAACGGAGAGAAGGTTCTCGCCGCCTCTTACTCGCAGATAGACACGTTCGTCCAGTGCCCATATAAATGGTATAAGACTTACGTGGAGGGTCATAGGTCCACGGAGAAGCATGAGGCTACGTCATATGGTACGGTTATCCACCAGACGATGGAGTATTTCTTTAAGAACGGATGCAGACCTTCTTATGAGGATATGAGCAAGGCATTCAACTACTACGCTGATATAGAGAAAATACCTTTTGATAGCGTTAAATCTCAGATTGAATCTATGCAACATGCGGCTAGGCTAATAAGATGGATTGTAGGATTGTTCGAGAAGGATGCGGCTGGTAATTACAAGAAAGCGTGGTCGGGCCTTACGCCAATGGAGAAAGTGATCCAGGGGTCGAGACCGGCCGGCGTGGAGGAGGACTTCGTCCTGCCTTATAAGCTACCCAAGCCACTTACCTTGGATGGCGTGACGTACGATAAGGTACATATCATAGGATCGGTGGACTGGCGTGGGGAGTATAAGACAAAAGACAGGATAGCTATGTATACGATAGACTGGAAGTCCGGGAGAAAGTTATTCGATGAGGATAAGCTGCTTCACAATCTCCAGCATCCGATATACGCCTTCTACATACTGAGAAAGTACAAGGTATTGCCGGATATGTGCAGCTATTTCTTTACCCGCATGCTGGACAATCAGAACGTGAAGGTAGATAAGGAGAAAGTAGAGAGATCGGTCAAGGAACTTAACGATATTCTCCTTGACATGTATGATTTCGAGACAAATAAAATAGATAGCTATCAAGCTCACGTTTGGGACGACGCCAAACAGGGGTATAAGTACGAGAAGCGCTACCTCATGGGACGCCATCCGGCCTGCCTTGAACCCCGCCCCAAGCCCTTGTGTTTTTGGTGCGATTTCTCGATCCACAAACAAGGGACATGCAGGTACTCATCGGATTGGGATGAGTCAAAAAGAAAGAATAAAAAAGATTAACTTTATTAAAAAGCCTAGGTAAATATCTAGGCTTTAATTATATTTGTATCACTAAAAGAGCTAATTATGTACAAAAGTGAAAAAGAAAAACAGATATTAGATCTTCTGATGTCTAGAAAGGATATCAGGAAATTGGTAGAGAAATCAAATGAATGTTATTCTAAAATGGATTTCGTTGGAGCCATGAGATACCGGCAAGAGATAAAGGATATCGTAGATCGAGAATCTAAAATCATGTTGACAAAAAGTGAGTCTTTGATAGGCTTGATGAATAATGCTGATAATGAATATAAATTCAATATGCTGGTATGGCTACATTCCATGATGTGTATGGCGGATGTATTTAACGGGATATTGGAGGATTTCAAGGATGGGGTAAGAAAAGCCAATGGCAACTCCAAGTTCGTTAAGTTCGATAATCTGGATCGGTTAATGGCAGAATGTAAGAAGGAGATTGATTACCTGATGAAAGGCACAAGTAAATCATTCCAGATATCTTTTGCCGTAAGAAGCGATGAGCTAAGGGAGATGATAGAGAATATGGTTGGCGACAATATCCGGGAAGGGTATGACATATTCAAGGAAGAGGCTGAGATGGTGAATGAGACAGATAGGAGCAAGATAGAGGAATTTAATAAAAAGCTTGACCATGATCAAATGTAATATAAAGCTAGGCGATATAGTCCATACCCAGATAGGAGTAGGAGAGGTGATAGCCATAAGCAAGACCAAAGAAACTTTGATGGTGAAGATGGATGATGGTCGGGAATGCCCTATAAGACTAGAGTACGTAAAAGACGTTTTTGATAACTACAAATCCAAATGATTTACAAATTAAGACCATATCAAGAGGAGTGTGTTAAAAGTATCTCCGATTACATAAATTCTGATAGACATGATCCGGTATTGATCGTAGGTCCTGTAGGTTGCGGTAAGTCACTGCTGATAGCAGAGGCGGCTAGATTGATGGGAGATAAGACGCTGATTTTACAACCATCAAAAGAATTGCTGCAACAGAACCACGACAAGATAACGTCGTATGGCATACCGGCTACCATCTACTCCGCTTCCTGTGGTAAGAAAGAGCTGTCTAATATGATATACGCCACGTTAGGGTCTATCAAGAAGGTTGTTGATAAGCTTAAGGAGATGGGGATCAGGAACGTGTTGATAGATGAGGCTCATGCCGGGTATAGCCCGGAGGATGGTAGCGAGTTTATGACATTCATGAATGAACTGAAACCGAAAAAGGTGATAGGGTTTACAGCCACGCCATGTAGACTTAAAAACATGTCGATAGGACAGACATCATATTCCCAACTTAATTTCATCACTCGTATGAGACCGGTATATTTCAAGAATCTGATTCACGTGATACAGGTAGAGGAGATGATAAGGCAAGGATTTTGGACACCTCTTAAATATGAGACATGGGATTTCAATGGAGATGCCCTTAAACTCAATTCTAACGGCTCCGAATATACGGCTGAGTCTATTAGTGAGGCGGTGAGAAAAAATGGCTTAAACAACCTTATTTTGCGTCGATTGATGGTATTAAAAGACGTATGTAGATCTATACTGGTGTTTATGGATTCTGTTGAGAGCTGCAATACTGCCGCCGAATGGATGAACGCCAAGATATGCGCTGGCATGGCGGAAGTGGTTCACGGAGGCACGCCAAAGAAACAGCGGGAGGCTATAGTCGAGGGGTTCAAGTCAGGTAAGACGAAGGTAGTGTTCAACTATTCCGCCCTCGGTACGGGATTCGATCATCCGGGTCTGGATTGCGTGATAGTAGGAAGGCCGACATTCTCGTTCTCGTCGTTTTATCAGTGGCTTGGAAGGGCAGTCCGTATAAAAGACGGAAAGGATAGTGCTTTGGTCGTTGATTGTTGTAACAACTCGTCAAGGTTCGGTGATATAAGGAAACTTAGTATAGAGAACTACAAGGGGTATGGATGGGGAATGTTTATCGGCGATAAGCTAATAACTAATATCCCGATGGGGGATAAGGTAACGAAAACAGATCTGGATATCAAAGCCGCCAAGAAAGATCGTAGGAGGGGGCTGGCGCAGGGCGTAACCGCCGCCCCTGTTCCCGGAAGGCCGGATCATCCCCTTGGATCTACGGTGATGACATTCGGCAAGTATTGTGGATGGATGTTTCATTCGATTCCAGTATCGTATTTCAAATTCATAAACGAGACATTTGACTGGGATAATGACAGGAACAAGGATATAAAAGAATACATAGATTTTTTAATCAAAAACAACAGATTATGACAGGATGTATATATCATGAGGCTGATCTTGACGGAGTAATGTCAGCGGCTATAGTAAAAAAGTATGGTGATTATATATAATTTTACACTAAAAAATGACATATAAATAGGAATTTATAAATATTCTATTTATATTTGCGATATGTATTTGGTGGAGCAACATATAATTACTATTAACGATAAGAGATATAAGGATTTAGATCGAATATGTTTCTTATCCAAGAATCTGTATAATGCGGCTTTGTATATAATAAAGCAAGAGTTTCTTAGTACAGGTAAATGGATAAGAGCTGTAGATCTTAACAAGAAGATGGTAGCAGAGAATAACATAGATTATAGAGCAATGAGTGGATCATCCTCCCAGCAAGTTCTTATGGCTTTAGACAAGAACCTAAAATCTTATTTCTCTGCTATCAAGGCATGGAAACGTGATAATAAGAAATTTACCGGCTGTCCTAAATTTCCAAAATATAAGCATAAAACAAAAGGAAGGAACGTATTTTCTTATTCTTACGCACAGTTTAAACATAGAGGAGGTTTTATCTATTTTCCTAAGAAGGAAGGATTATCTCCTTTAAGAACTAATTGCAAGGAAGGAACTGTAAAACAGATTAGATTTGTTCCTAAATCCGATTGTTATGTCATAGAAGTTGTATATGAGTCAATTGTGAAAAAGCAACTTGATGATAACAACAGGATCATGTCTATTGATCTAGGTGTAAATAACCTCGCTTCTATCGTGACCAACGTAAGCAATAAGCCTATTTTGATAGATGGAAGGAGACTTAAATCCATCAATCAGTATTACAATAAAAAAAGGTCAGATATTCAAAAACAATTAAAGAAAGTAAATGGAAAAGAAAATTCGAGACGGTTGATGTCCTTAACAAGAAGGAGAAACAACAAGGTGAAAGATTATCTTCATAAGGCGAGTAAGGAGATAATAAATACTTGCTTGAAGGAGGATATAACAACATTGATAGTAGGTCATAATGATGGATGGAAACAAAATGTTAACCTTGGTAAAAGGAATAATCAGAATTTTGTTTCGATTCCATTTGAGATGTTTATATCAATGTTAAGGTATAAATCGGAAAGACAAGGACTAAGATTTGTTGAAGTAAACGAATCTCACACGTCAAAATGCAGTTCTTTCGATTTAGAATCAGTAGGTCATCATGATACTTATGTTGGTAGAAGGGTAAGAAGAGGTCTTTTTATGACAAGAGATGGTATTCTTATTAACGCTGACATCAACGGAAGTTATAACATCATGAGAAAAGTAAAGGGGGATGCAGTAATGCCACTCCATACAGGGTTTGGGTATAACCCAGTTAAGAAATTTATTAACTAATTATATGAGTGCAAACTTGTATATAATTACCAAAAGTATTTCAAAGGGGACATTGATCTTCTTCCTTACAATTACGGCAAGGAAATACCTGACGTGAATAAATATGATAAGGTATTTGTAGTTGACGTGTCATTTGGAAACAGAACAAGATTCCTTTTCGATGAGTGGAAAGAGAAAGGTACAGATGTCATATGGATAGACCATCATAAGACGGCTATAGACGATATGAGGGATTACGAGGTAAAGGGCAAGAGGCGTATAGGGACGGCGGCCTGTGAGCTTACGTGGGAATATCTTTTCGATGATATCGAAACCCCTAATGTGGTAGAATTATTGAGTGCTTATGATGTATGGGATCATGATCGCTTCGAATGGAGTGACGTTCTTTCATTCCAATATGGGATGAGAGGGTATTGCGGGCTTGACGTTGACATGGTCAGGGAGGTGCTAAACAAGGCGAATGGCGAGTTTGTTTCTGATATGATAAGAAATGGCGAGGCCATAATAGAATATATCATCGAGAAAAACAGAGGAGAAATGAAGATGTTCTCATTCGAGGCAGATATATTTGGATACAAGGCGATATGTATGAATACTACGGAGTTTAACTCCACCACATTCGAGTCTATGTACGATCCTAGAAAACATGATTTGATGATGCCATTTTGCTGGAACGGAAGATTCTTCAGATGCTCGTTCTATACCACCAAGGAGGAGGTGGATGTCTCGGCGCTGGCACGCAAGGCCAACCCCGGTGGAGGAGGTCATAAGGAGGCTGCCGGCTTCCAGCTTAGCGTGGAGGATATGATGGAGTTTCTAAAAAACAGAAAAATGTTATGATAGGGCTAGTCTTTGCCTTTATAATAATGGCAGGTTCTATCTATTTGATAATAGAAGGGAATAAGAAGGATGATTCTACTGAATTTTATGGAGGGATAATAGCAACGATCTTATCTATCTTTTTGATGTGTTTAGTAATACAAAATATAAAAAATACAGAAAATATGGGGAAAATATACAAATTAAAGAGACTTAATGAAATGAAGCTAGATGATTATGGCTTCGGTCTGTTCGAGTACAATGGCGCTCTTTATTTCAAGGAGGCAGAGGGTGAGAGATGCTTTGATGTAAGAAGCGGGAATGAGGTTATTATCGGTAAAGATAAGATTGTAACGGTCTTGGAGGATTGATCATGAGAAAGCTTAATGACACCAACAGGACAAGGAAGAGGAGCGTACGGCACTCGTGGATAAAGGCGGGTCCGGGGATCCAACGCTGCGCTATTTGTGGGATCACGAAGCGAAGTGAGTATATAGACGGGAAGACCGTTCATTGCGTGCATCTATCATCTGGTGAGCTTTACTCTATGACAGGTGAGACGCCAGAATGCAGGGATCTTAGTGAATTTTATTAATCTAAATTACGAAAATATGACATGGTATAATACTTACGAGGAGATAAAAGCCAAATATCCGGATACTGTTTTTGAGGAATATTGGTTGGTAGAAGAAGATGTCGCTAAATTAATGGGGCATGAACCTATTATAAAAGGATGGGCTATAATCAAAAATAATCCTAATATAGATAGTAACATTATATCTAGTAACAAATTAAATATCAATGCTATTGAAGCCGATAAAAATGAGGGCGATGAGCGCAATATATTGTTGCATATTGGGATATTATCCCCATTTAATGATGATCCAGTAATAATAATAAAACAAAAAGGAGTTTAAAATGAAGGAGGAATTTTATAAGTATCAAATGGTGGTCTATGATGGCGATATGTTTGAGGTAGTTGAGACCGCTGATAAAAGTGGAAGAATGAGAATCAGACTATGGTCGGATGAAGTAGATGAGATTATTTGGGTTGATGAGGAGATGGTCGTATCATTAGGTAGAGCTATTAAGTTAAAACTTATTGATGAGGAAAAGGTAGACAATGTAAACGCTTACGATCTTTCCCGTTTCAATAATATTAATAGTGCATCCATCATTAAAGCCCACCAAGAGGAGGTAGCCAAGGCATGTAAGACTGCCGTAGGGAAAGACGGTAGCGGGAAGGACGACCGGGCCGACGGTAAACTCCGGTGGGATCTCCTTCCTTTGGCTGAGATAGAGGACATCGTGAGGGTATATACGGAAGGTGCCAAGAAGTACGCTGATAACTCATGGCAGGATATACCTGATGGGTTCAATCGTTATCTAGGTGCACTCATGAGACACTTGGTCGCTTATACGAAAGGGGAGAGATATGATAAGGAGGGATTCATGCATCTATCCGCCGTATGCTGGAACGCCATAGCGTTATTATATTACGATAAACATAACAAAGGGTTAATAGAATGGAAGGATCAGGAGAAATAATAGTAGACGAGAAATTAAAAGCTATTGACAAAAGGACTGGTAGGTACATTAATGTGATCGCACGTACTATTGACAATGGTACTTCATTCCCGATAGTTAAGTACCTTGATAAGAATCGTAAGGAGCTGAATTATGATTGTGTAAGGCATCTTAATTTTGATATAGACATAGATTGGGAGTTGAGAAGATATCAGATCGTAAAAGATTTATTGTCCAACGATTTCGATGGGAGGAGGTTGAGTGTAGATGAGGTAGATAACGCTATATTTACAGCGGATTTAATTATTAACAAATTAAAAACTATTTAAAAATGGTAAGAATTGATTTTTTCACGAAGAAAGACGCTGAGTACAGCGATTACATGCGATATATTATCGCCAACACGTTACAGGAATATGAGGGTGAGGTCACGTTAAACCAGATCCCGGAGAACAAAGCCACGGATGAGGAGATATCCAAGTACGGTATAGAGGTATATCCTACTATTATCATCAGTGGAGATAACATGGATGGCTTTAATAAACTTGAGGGGATGGTCAGAAAGGCTGATCTTATTAACGTCATGTCATTATACGATAAAAAATAGGCTCATGACGCTAAGGGATAAATATTTTGGCTGGAAGGATATATTCTTTGATAGATTCGTGCATTGTTGTAATGAAAAAAGTGACCAACCACAAGGGAGTAATATACCTCTAGCCAAAATAAATTTCGATAACAAGACAGGATACGTGGAGGACGGGACTATTAACATAGCCGAGTTTCTTCAATATCTTTGGATAAATAATAAGGTCTATGGGTGTGAATATGCACCCATAGATATATCTTCTGTCTTACAAACATTGATCAGATTGACCGAGAACGCTAAACATATGTTTGAGGATCAACCGGGTATATATGACATGATACCATATAGAGGTTTTTTTCTTAGAGATGATTTTTCATCCGGGAAAGATTATTCGCTTGATTTGGATAAAATAGTGAGCGGTATGGGAGGATGGTATGGGGAGGATGAGGATCCATGCTACTCGATGTTCGTCAGTCAAGACCAGATATGGAACTTGAACCCGATATTGAAGGTATTAGCTGATGAAGGATCTATTCTAGCCAAAGAACTTGGATATGATATAAACTCATATGTCAGCGATAATGGATACACGATATACAACCCATATCTTTCATGGATCAATCATTACTATCATTATTGCCCGACATTTAACGAGGATAAATTAAAGCCTTGGGATAGGGTAGAGGATAGAAAGAATAAGTTCAAGATGACGGATAAGGTCAAGAGAGGCGCCAATAACTGGTATTATTCAGGCGGAACTATATCTTGTGTGGATAACTTCTTGGGGAAAAGATACAGAAAGAACCTGCGAACCTTTATCTATCGTGGAATAGTATTCTTCCTTGACAGGATATGGCATACGCCTTTATTTGAGAAGATGGGTGTGAAAATGAAATACAACGCTTATTACTGTTATGCCGCCACCTCCGGTATTTGGTACAATAAAGGGTTCAAGAAAAGGCTAGCCAAGAGATTTAACGAGTCTTTACGTGGCGGAGGGGATCTGTTCGGGGCTAACCTAGCCTGCATGGTCTGTGACCGGCGGGATATCGATTGGGAAGCGCTTCGTCTTTGGCTTGACAAGTATGACGAGCCTACTGATAAGGGTATGGTGAATAGCCCTATCCAATTTATGTATTTATATTTATATTACGCTTTTAATAAATAACTTGAAATGAAGAAGATAAATGACTGGGTTATAAGGACATTTGGGTTGAGAGGTTCATGGAGCTGGGCTAAGAAGCAGATGTTAAATGGAGCGATCATTAAACGTAAGGCTACTATAGGGACATATAAAATAGCTATTGATAATGACAAGAATAAATTACTTGTAGCTACATGGGATCATCTAGATCAAAGTCCTGTATGGGAAAGGTGTCCGCATAGTTTATTAGATGAAGATGCGGTTGATTATTTTGTCACAGCTCATAAGGAATTATCATATGGAGGCATAAAGATAAGGATGAAAGATGAATTTAATTGTATCGATAAAATGTTGAAAGTGAGGCTCTTAAAGCCGTAAAGAAGGTGACAAAAGGCTTTATCCATATGCAGTTGGATAATAAGGGGAGATTGAACATGTGGACTGATATCAATATAACTGACAAATATAGGGATCTTGAAATAGACGCTAACAAATTGTTTGATCATGGGATTCTTACTGAAGAATATGATAAACTTAGAATTATAAATATAGAACAACAAGGAAGAAGATAATGAAAATATATATTATTAATCATCGTTGTAATGATGATGAGATAGAAGCTAAAAATGGCATACGGGTTTTTGATAGAGAGGGTAATGCGTTTATTATCAATTTGAATAATCTTGGAGAATTGGAAATAAATGGGTTGACTGAAGGTTTATGTATTATACCTCAATATGGGAACCAAATTGTTATAAAGACTAGAAAATAAAGGTAATTATATATCACAAATAAACACTAATAAATATGGAAACTAAGATATGCGGAAAATGCGGCAAGGAGTTATCGATAGATAACTTTTACAAGGATAAGTCAACAAAGGATGGACTTCACAATTACTGTAAGGATTGTATAAAATCCTATAGAACATCTAAGAAATCGAACGTAGAAAAAAAGGGGGGGGTATTGACGAAAGTATACGCCAACCCGGATCTGGCAAAGTTTAAACCAAGGGAACTTATAGAGGAGTTAAGAGCCAGAGGTTATAAAGGCACGCTTACCTACGAACAGGTGATAACATTATAATACAATTTTAAAGATTATGGCAAAGAAGCAGTTAAAGATCCCGTTTAAAGATGGGAGACCATGTAAATGGATTAAGGATGATCATGATGAGGAACGTGATAATTATGGGTTCGAGGAATGCCTTGAGATACACGGATTCGTTCGTGGATGCTCTTCGACTGTAATGATATTAAGACCGGCGGATGATTTTAATTATGCCAAAAGTATCTATTACCAAGTATTCTTGACAGACAGTAAGGAAGTAATACAGAACATGATGCATGGAATCATATATGGTAAATGGACTTTTGTTAAGAGGGGAGAAAATTTTGGCATTAAATTGGTTAAGGTCTTACCTAAGATACATAAACTTACTCTTGATATGATCGCAAAGGATATTTTTAGGCCTGAAAAATTATAGCGATATGATTATAAGCAAGAAATGGTCGATGCCGAACAGCGAGACATTCAGCATAAAACCGATAAGAGAACTTATAGATAGATATAAAAAAGACGGGATGGTTATAGTGGATCCATTCGCCAGAAACAGCGATATAGGGACGATAACCAACGATCTTGATCCTGAGACTAAGGCTATGTATCATAAAGACGCCACGGACTTCTTGTGTCATCTTGATGATAATATAGCTGATATGGTATTATATGATCCACCATATTCTGCGAGACAGATATCTGAGTCGTATAAAAGACTTGGAGGATCTGTTAATATGCAAACAACGCAATCTAGTTATTGGGCTAGGCAGAAGAAGGAGATAGCTAGGATCACCAAGAAAGGCGGGGTGGTCATTACCTGCGCGTGGAACTCCGGCGGTATAGGGGCAGGGCTTGGTTTCGAGCAGCAGGAGATTCTTCTTGTGGCTCATGGGGGATGGCATAATGATACGATAGTTACAGTAGAAAGGAAAATTAAATTATGAAGGAACGGATTTTTACCACAAAAGAACAGGGAAGAGTGCTGGTCGAGGCCGGCCTCCCTATCTCTACCGCCAGCGGCTTCAGAGACAAGTATCTGGATCAATTACATTCTATGGAGGATAACGCTGGTCGTATAGGGTTGATAGAGGCCGTTACCCCTGATGTATCCAATCCTGTTTGGGATGTAGGGACGTTACTGAATTTGCTCCCATATGAGATAGAGGGTTGTACATTTGAATGTCATAAGCTAGAAGACGCATGGTTTGCATCATATAGAAATGTAGATGATATTCCTATATATTGGGGAAAGGAGAAACATCTTATAGATACGTTATTTTCACTGATGATAACATTATTAAAAAATGGATTATATGAGTATAAAACAAACAGCAAGAATAAGGTACAAAACGGAGGATAATCCGCCTATGGCTAATGTTCCTCTTATAGGATACAGCAAAAAATATGACTGTCAGGTAGCGTTAGTATACAGAAAAGGGGATAACTATTACACCAACATGGAGTGTGATGTTGAATATAAGACATTTCCTCCAGATGAGTATGAATACGTATATCCGTAATAATTAGATAGGATATATTTACATTTAAGCATGATTAATATTATTTTAATATTATTCATGCTTTTATTTTTGTTTAAATCGTACTTTTGTATCAACATTAAAAACCAGATTATTATGGATGAAAACAAACAAAAAGTCAATGAACTTACGATGAGGACATTGGGTTCTCATTATGGCGGATATACCTATGTAAAGGTAAAAAATTGTCAAACTGATGTAAAGATAGATTGGAAGTTGTTGAGAGCTATAGAAGAAGGAGAGGTGGAGATAGACAACGAGAAATACCATCTATCCGGGATAGAGTATAATTAAATTTCATAAATTCCATAGAATTATATTGTAAATCAATAGCATAATTACTAAATTAGAGGCATGATAAAGGCATTCAAATATCGCATATATCCTAACAGGTCTCAGGAAATACTATTTCCCAAGACCTTCGGATGTGTACGCCTTATCTGGAATGCCAATGTAGCTTCTTTTAATTCCTATGATAAGGATATCAATCCTAAGCCTAGTATTATCCAAAAGTCTGATCTTATAGAAGATAGACCTTGGCTATCAGAGGTATCCGCTGCCGCTATCCAACAAAAGGTTGCAGATTTCAAGGAGACCGTAAAACAGTATTTCTCCAATAACAGGGGAAAGAAGATAGGTAGACCTTCGTTCAAGAAGAAAGGTAATACACAGTCATATAGGCTTCCTAACCAGAAATTCAGGATAGAAGGAGATAGGATTAGATTAGAAAAGATAGGTTGGGTTAAGGTTGTTATTGACAGGAATATACCTGAAAACGGTAAGATCCTTTCTTGTACTATATCCAAGAACCCGGCTAACCAATATTTCGTATCTATAACCGTAGATTGTGAGATTACCAAGAAGCCTAAAACTGGTAAGGAAGTAGGTATAGACTTAGGAATAAAGGAGTTAGCCACCTTATCAGATGGAATTGTTATTGATAATCCTAAGTATCTTAGAGAAAACCAATCCAAGATATCTAGGATACAGAAATATATGTCAAGGAAGACCAAAGGCAGTAATAGATGGCATAAGAACAGGCTTAAAATAGCGAGGTTACATAACAAGGTCTCTAACAGGAGATTATGGTTCTTGCATAATCTGACTACATATCTTGTTAATAACTACGATACTATATGTATCGAGGATTTGAACGTGTCAGGTATGGTTAAGAACCATAAACTGGCTAGTTCTATATCCGATGCTAGCTTCAGCCTATTCAGGACTTTGCTTGAGTATAAGTGTGAGTGGTATGGTAAGACTCTGTCTGTCATAGATAGATTTTACCCTTCTTCCAAGACCTGTAGTAATTGCGGTTGGAAGAAAGATGACTTATCTTTGTCGGACAGAACTTTTGCCTGTGGGAATTGCGGCATCAAGATTGATAGGGATTTAAATGCCGCCATAAATATCAAGAGGATGGGAGTTGACATCCTTTATAATCGGACGTCGAGGGATGAGGTTACGAGTCCCGGTGAAGCGTTTAAAATTAAGTAGTTTACTATGTTTTACTATAAAATTTACAACTATCAGGACATGTTTTACGCTGGTCGTGATATTTATTATTTCAAGGGTATAGGAGGGTATGGGATGACCGATCTTCTTAGAAACGCTATAGATGATTTACTGGATACCATAAGCAGCAGGGAGACTTATCGTAGCGCAGAGCACAGGGTGTACGCCCAAATGAATAAACTTACTGAAGCGGGAGCTATGATCAGCTTGGCTATAGAATTACTAACATCTAACATCCGTCATAGTTATGGAGAAATTAATTTTGAACGATATCCAAGACCTGTGGAGGTGGAGGGAGAAGATAAACATTGATGACCTTAGAGAGGAGCCTATGGCTGAGGATATGCCGTTATATTTCCCGTGCGCCGTCGTATGGCATGAGAAACATAATGATTGTATATGCTACGGATTTGTTTATGTAGCAGAAATATTAGGGATATAAGCATTAAAAACGAATAATTTTAACAACGTGAGCAAATTACTATTTTTCGATTTAGAGACAACAGGGGTTAAGTTCTGGAGAAACGGGATACACCAAATAGGAGGGATCGTGGATATCGACGGGCAGGAGGCAGAGAGGTTCGACATTCGCCTAGCCCCGAACCCTGCCGCCACGATAGAGCAAGAGGCGCTGGACGTGGCTGGCGTTACCTTGGAGCAGATACAGTCATATCAACCTATGGAAGAAGGGTACAGGCAGTTAGTTGGTATATTATCCAAATACGTGGATAAGTTCGACAAGAGTGATAAAATGTATTTAGTGGGGTATAACAACGCTGGATTCGACAACAACTTCCTACGGGCTTTATTTACCCAATGTGGGGATAAGTATTTTGGATCATGGTTCTATCCTAACTGTATGGATGTATATGTTATGGTGACACCATTCCTGATGGGCGCAAGAAACGATATGGAGAACTTTAAGTTGATGACCGTGGCTAAGACCATGGGTATTGAGATTGATGAGAATAAACTCCATGACGCTACTTATGATATTGAGCTGACTAGGGATATTTTCTATCGTATAATTGGCAAAATGGACATTAAGCTATGAGGGACATTTTAGAGGCGATGCATGATTACCCGGATGAGGCGCTTGGGTTGTGTTTCTTTTTGATAGTGATTGTCTGGTTGTTGTCAGGTATATTCGAGAAAAATGGATGATAAGATTAATGAGATACTGGATCTTCTAAGATCTCAAAATGAGATGATTAAGGATATTCACGATTATGTGAAAGAAGTTACCAGCGAGAAGTATATAGGAGAATCTAGAATGACAAACTTCTCTATTAACTTGGCCGCTGATATACTTACCGAAGCCATTAGCCCTAAGATAAAAGAAATGATGGTGAATTTATTAAGGGAACAAGGATGGAAAACTGAGTAGGATATGGGAACATACGAGAGAAAAGTAAACCAATTAAAGGATTTGATGATAAGGAAATACAAATCGGCTTATAACAAATCTAAGGAAATGGACATAGATATAAGCTCGATGACATATCTTCCGGAACCAGACGCATTTAACGTCATGAATATTGAAAAAATGCATATTATTCTTGATAAGGTCAATAAGATCATAGATGATAACAAGGATAAGCTCAAGAATCCGACTTGCTCTACATGCGTACATCTGCATGATAATGATTGGGCGAAAAGATATGGCAAGGTATGTTGTTCTATTTGGCAGGTGTGTGACCATTATATAAATCCTAACAGTAAATATAACAGGAAGCAAAAGACTTATGTTAGACGACCAAGCAACAAAGCTTGTCCTAATTATGAGTATGGTGATGATAATTTTGAAAACAGAAGAAGATGTATAAAAGAAAAGAATACCCAATAAAGAGCTATGTGCCGATGCGCACCAACAAGGATAGGACGTGTATCTGCTGTGGCGATACGATCCCAGCCGGCAGCAGCAGGATGATACCTAGACACGCCAAGGCAAATCACGGTCTATGTTTCCCGTGCTTCAGGAAATGGAGAGATACCGGAGGAGATCTTAAGCTTATGGACAACCCCGGAGATGCGAAGAAAGAATATGTCATACATATGTCTAATATCATGAAAGGGAATTGTGATATAATAAAAGGTCGAAAGCTTTACGTGGCTTTTAAAAAGGCGATAAACGGCGGAAAGAAGATCGTTATCAAATTTGACACTGATCAACCGATATCTATGTCAACAAGAGTCATGAATCCTTCATTCGGGGAGATTATGGATGAGTACGGCAAGGATATATTCCAAGGAAAACTTAAACTAACAGATGTTCCAAAAGGAGTTAAAGACTTGATAGTTAACTATATAGAAAAACATCGTAAATTATGAATATAAAAACATTTATATACATGATCCTGACATTCAGGAGAGTAGATCCTATACCTAGGAATATAGGTCTTATGTTAAGTACAACGTTCTGGATATCTATAGTATGGATAATATCCAACTTTACTATATTGATAATGAGATTAATAAAATAGACAAGATGAAACAAGGGGACGTGATATACAAGAATGGTGTGGAGCTGCTTGTAGTATTAAGCTACGACTTTATAATTTTAGTGTAAAATAGAATATAATCACCTTTATGAAAATAGGAGAACAGACAATAGTATTTTTAGCCGTGAACAAAAACGGTGACGAGGTTATTCTTAACAACGCCCCCGCTCGGCAAGGAGAGATATGGACGGACGAGAGGTCAGCGCACGACGAGGAATATTTCTCTGTCGAGGATCACAATTCGGCGATCGTACTTCCAAGAGGTACAATCCGTAGATTAACAGGTAGGGACTTGAAGTGGGAGGACGATCCTATATCTCTTAAATCCGTCATTGAGGAACTTCCTCATGAACTTCGCAAAATGAATATGATTAAACATAAGGGCTGATAACAGTAGAAGGATAGGATGATAATCTCCTATCCTTCTCTTATTATGTAAATCCATTTTTGGATTACATTAATTATCAATGGTATAACTATTTGTTTATATTTTTAACACTACTTCTTAGCCTAGTAAAGCCATATTCATTGATTATATTTTCTATGTCTTTCTCCGACAAATTAAACCATTCTCCATTTACCCTCTTAGAGCTAAATTTCTTATGCAGTTCATTCTCTATATCTCTATCAATGAAAGCTATTATTTTGAAATCAGCATTACCAATCCTTATAGAATCCTCTCTTTTACTAACATCCCTAGATTTACCTATCTTGATATAACCATTGGAATTTCCAGATCCTAGATACGTATGTACAATTTTATTATTATCATCCTCAGAATCTAAATCAACATCAATAATTTTTGAGAAGACATCATATATTTTAGTTATGGCAAATCCAATATTATGCCAACTGATACCATCTCTAAAGCCTAGAATGTTTACAACATTAAACGCCATAGCTTTCTTCTTGTCAAGAAATTTACCAAACAAATCAAATAATTTGGTAGACATATTTACTTTCCTATCAATAGGGTAAAAAGCATCTATCTCATCTATTACACAGTAATCATATCCTGTTATTATCCTTATTGAAAATTTACACCCTACTATATTATCAACAAGGAATTTATAAAACAAATTCAAACATCTAATAAACCCTTGAGGAATATCCTCACGCACATTAATATCTCTTGCTTGTAACTTATACATATTGTCATAGGTTATAAAAGACATATTTATGTTGTCTATGACCAGATCCCTTTCGGTCATATTATTCAATCTTATATTATATGTATATCCATCAAGCTCCCCATTATCATTCATTTTGCATATCCTAGATAACATAAGACCGAGTAACGGGAAGGAGTCAAACAACCCTTTCGGATCAGGCTCATGAATCCCGTCATTATAGCTACTCATAAGCATGCGTGTCAAGGAATAATCATACCCTTCCTTTAGATCTGATGATATATCTGGGTAATAATAATTCCCCCTGTCTATCATAGGGTCGTCTACATGACAAATATAAGATGATTTGATAGATAATTGAGTTAACTTATCAGGAATGATAATTTTTAAAGATCCCATTTCGTTGGATTCGGACGTCAAAATTCCACTACTATTCTTCGTGGAATCATGAAAAAGATCTACATTTGCATTCATGAATAGAATGTTTATTCCCATCCGTCCGGGATGGATAGATGGGAATGCAAAAATAGCCAATATGATTGTTTTAAGCAATCTACTGGCTATTTTTTTGTCATACTATATCAGTTATCTTCCCCTGTCAAAGTACCAATTAGCGTCCTCACCGGACTCGTCCTTATCCCTACCTCCTAAGAAGAATCCCATCGTCATGCCGTTGGTCATCAACCAGTAGTCGGATGTCTGCTTAATATCCCTAGCCGTCTTGATATTATACCATTGCTTACCAAACGAGAACTTCATGAGCTGCCTCCATAGCTTGCTCTCGCCCTTATACACTCCGGTCTGGACGGTAGCGAAAGGATCCCAGTTTCGAGGATCGGTAAGATCACCCAACTTACGGGCTGTAACCAGCGGGTCTTGTAACATGTCTATAGCGTTAAGCTCCATGAACGGGGATGTCTGGGAAGCGATCTCATTGATCGTCCTGAATCCTATATAGGTAATGAACTGCCCGAACCAGCTATCCTCATTATCCTCCCTATATCCCATCAAAGCCCGTCCTATGGCCATCATCGTAGCGAATACCGCCATGTTGATAATCGATCTCTTGATATTGATCTGCTCGTAGGGGGTAAGCTTATCATACTCTTCCTTAAGCACGTCATATGCCTCTCCCATCCTGCCCTCGGACATCGATCCATAGACATTACCGGCCAGTCTCCATAACGTTCTCATATATCCTTCCTCAAACTGGTTGGTTTGGAAATTGAAACCGGCTTTCTTATACGCCCGCTGTACGGCCAATATAAACCATCCACGGTGAGGCAGCACCATATTAAGGATAGCGTTCCGGCTAGCCCCCACCCGGTTCTGCTCGTTCAAGGCGCCGTCACAGATCTGCACCATACTCCTTACCCTACTGGACAAGGTGGGTATATATCGGTCTATAATATCCTTGTTAGCCTCGTTCTTAGCCACGATCTTTCCGTCCTTAACATCTACCATGTTCCACATAGAATAATCCCTTAAACGCTCCCAATCGCGTTTAGCCTCGTTAGCGGACATATTTCTGTCTTTCATCATCATCTCCTTGAAATTGGAGTATGACCAGAACTGACCCTCGTATAGGCGGGTATCATCCATGACCGAGATAATGACCTGCGGATCCAACGGGGAGTTAAGAACCTCCATCATCTTAAACGGCAGGTCCCGGAATAAGGTTCTCCAGATTTTGTTATACGCTGCCGATCGTACACGGTTACGGACATTGAACACGCCTAGAGCCTCTCCAACGACATATAGCTTGTTGGTGCGGTTTATATCCCCGATCTCCGACACGTACGTACTTAACTGCTTCTGGGCTTCCCCATAGGCGTATTTCATGGAGTCCTTGCCTATATACTGCCCTACCATACCCTCCAAAAGGAAGTTGGCCTGCCCGGTAAGGGCGCCGGTAGCCGCGACGAATGGGGAGAAGCCTAAGTTGGATTTGGATACGAATTTGGTAAACATAAGAGCCAGCTTATTAAGATCGACCTTATAATTACCTATATTCCATTCTGCCCGCTTATTATTTATCCTAACATCATAGATACTGGCGTTAACCCAGTCCTGAAACATTCTATAGGCGTGAGTGGCCTCTGGGTTCTTACCGCCGTCGTATTGCGTCTCCAGCATCATGTTCCTGTATCCCATGACATCATCCAAGGCCGCCCTCTTATACTTGTAAGAGGTCGCTTGTAAGGACAACATGGAATAAGAGTAGGCGAAGTCATGGGACACGTCATCGGCGTTCTCCAGCTTACTAAGATAGTATTTGGGGATCATACGATATTTGTTATCGTTCTCATCAATCCCTCCTAGGTCTTGCCCCTGACCATGTATAGGGTCATCCACCCTCTCGCCAACGATATCACGTACGGCGTTGCCGATAGCCGCCTTCGGGTCAACCCCGGCCTGCACCATCCTCTCCACGCCGCCCTTGGATATCTGTGGTATTTGGTAGATGTTCCGGAATCGCTCATCATAATCCTCCATAGCCTTACGGCTTATGTTAAGCAGCTCCTTCCTCATCTCCCACTTATCCTTATTGATCGTAGCTTCCTCCCCTTCGTTGGTAATACCGTATTTCTTGAAGAAAGCCTCGTTCTTGTACTTATCGAACCTAGGCGTATGATATCCATAACCCAGATCGGGATTATAATTAGGATTACGGAAAGAACTCTCGGCATCAGCCTCATCAAGCCACTGGTTATTGATCGTCAGATCGATCATATTAATATCAAACCCGAAACGGGATACGCTATTTTCCTTAGATATACCATTTTCTATGGCATCAAAGAACTCGGATACCTTATACGTACCGTTATTTATCTTCCTAACGAAATCAGAATATCCCTTGGGAGAGTATTTCCTCATATAAGGATACAACCGGGTTCTGGCGTACTCGACAAGGATCTTATCAGTCTTACCCATCGCTATGTCGTTAGCTAGCTTATTATTGAAGTCAGGACCGTATTTCCTTCTCAAAAACGATACCTCCACGGTTGTCCATGACGGGTTCTTCCGGGATAGCTTGGAGGCCATCCGCTCCACTTGGCTGCGGGAGCGGGCGGACATATGCTCCTTGGCGAATTTAATCTCATCCATACCCTTGTCGTATGCCATGGCATCCCTTAAAGCGTTACGGTAAGAATCCGTGACTCCACTCTCCACCGTATCAGGCATATCCATCTCAATAGCCTCAGCGGAAGCGGCGGCGTTAATAACGCTCTTAGCCTCAGCCAGACGATCATATAACTCGTTTATCTTTCTTAATGAGGCGGATCCACGTAACCTATCGAAATCATATTCCCCGTATCTCGTGCTATCCCGGTACTGGATAAGCAAAGGCCTTAGTTGGTCATTGATTTCGTTTATTGTCGCCATCGCCTCCTCTACCTTCTCTATCCTTGATGATGATACAGATTGCTCCGTGATCTTATCAACCAGATTCTCGTAATAATCACCCTCCTCGGATCCCCACATATCCTTAGAGAAACCAAGATGACCGCCAGCTAGCAGGAACTCGAACGCCGCCTTACCGCCCTCGGAACGCTCTATTCCACGAAGTATCTCCTTGAATTCCGCGGAAGCCTTACGACCCTCGTTGGTATTCCCGAACTCCTCGGCCCATGCCTCGTCCCATGCCTTGATCTCCTCGGACATCATCAGAGCCTCGGATCCCTCTTCCTTTGGTGTCCCATCGGAATACCACTCGCTCTTGGCTATAGCCCTATCACGTAAAATATCCAGATAAGATCTCCAAGCTATAGGATCGGATTGAAACGCCTTCCAATCGACCTTCCCGTTCCTCACGAACTTATCCATAGCCACATACCGGCTCCTGCGGATACGGGTCATGAAATCGGACGTGGCTTGCGATACCCTACGACCCAGTCTTTCCTCGACCTTCTTATTAACTTTCTCGATCTTATCGTAATAAGCCTGCACCATAGGTTTCTCTCGGTTCTCATCCAACCACCTATTTATCGCGTCGAGATATCGTTGCTGATCCTCGAACGTCATGTCCGAGATATCGAAATTCTGGATGGTAGGCTTGAATACATGATATACCTCCTTCGTAATAGGCTTATCCCCGTCATATCCTACTATGTCGTCACGGGTCTTCACATTAAGACCTCTATCGGATAGAAGAAGGTCGATAAGTTGTTTCTCGGTCTTACCCGTAACATTCTTAAGATCATATATATCGATAATAGCCTTAGCCTGCTCTGTCCGATACAGTAAATCGTATTTGGCGAAATCACGGGACGAATCAAGGTAATCAGAGTTCTTACCGTTTATCTTCTGTATAAGATCCTCATTATCCTTTATCCCCCATCCACGCTCTTTCATCATCTTAGTCATCTTATTGATATTAGCCACACCCTCAACATGAGCGTCGCTATAAGCCTTGCCAAGGCGTTGTCCTAACATACCTAAGATAGCGTTCCCACTATGCTCCAATGTCCCGAAAAACCGGGACATGACATTGATATCCTTATGGATGTTATTTATCAACTTCTTTATCCCATTCCAATATCTTTCCGGGATATTAAACATCCTGAGCTGTCCATCCAGCCAGTCCTCATTACGATCACTTCGAAGAGCATTTATATCAGACATGGATGTCTCCGCCATCCGTAATATATCATCCATATCCTCTACCATACCAACCTTATCGTTGCTATAATAATCCGCCGCCTGATTATTGACGAATCCACGCAGATTCCTGATCAATGGCACTATCTCCCCGTATACGTTATCGATAACCTGTATCGTCTCATAATCCAGTCCTTTGTCACCCTTACGCAAGCTACTGGCTACGGTGATCAAATACTCTACCTCGGCCTTGGCGGTCGCTATAATACTTTTAGTGGATAATAGGTTGTTGTTTTTGCTAAGCTCACCTCCAACCTGTCTTACCTTCTCGCCTATATCACGAAGGAGGGTGACGCTCTCGCCGATCCTCTGGCTTTGGCTTGACCTCATCCTCTGTAACCTAGTGTATAGCCTCTCCAATGACCTCCCGTTCTTGATCAACTTATTAGCCACGTCAACATCCGATAATGAGTACATGAGATGGTCGCTATCCTTTAACAGAAGCACGTCAAAAGCGCTTGGATCATCAGCTAACGCCGACTCCTTTATCCTATCAAGGACCTTGTTCAAGTCTGATCTTTGGCTAGTAAAGAAATTACGTATGGCTCGTATCATCCTGCCAAACAAAGAAAGCTGGGCGTCCTCATCCGAGATTAGATCCTCCACCGCCCGCTCCATGCCCGGAGCGAACCGCTGAGCCAACGTCTTGCCTAGGATCTCCCGCTTCACCATCCGGTCTAGCTCCTCTCCTTGGTACTCCTTCCCATATACCTCATAATAACGACCAGCGAATTGGTTCCATAATGAAGTTCCCTCGACAGAATCAAGTATCTCGTCAATCTCCTGCTGATTACGATAAGTATCGATCAAGAAGTGAGCCACCTCCTCATTAAGATCCTCTACCGTAGCCCCCTCAGCCAATGCTATCACGCCATTAGCCATATCGGATAACGCCCTAGCGGAAGGATCTACGCCATTACGCATCTTATACTTATCCATATATTCGGACATACCCATCACACGGATACCTAATGTGGATAAGATGTTGGTTATATCGGTCCTGTTTTGAAGATCCTCCGCCTTCTCATTCTCGATAACCCCACGGACATTGCTCCCGTACAAAGCGTTATCCTCCATCATCAACGACAAGGCTAGTTCCATGAATCCATCATACTTGTTATTAAGCTCCTCAAACTTGCCTTGCCTTAACATGCCTTTAATCTCAGACCTGCTTACCGTGACCTTCTCCCCGGATGTCGTGATAAGATCAAGATCGTCGCTCACCTCCGTATCAAAACCTATAGAACCCAATACGTTCATCTCAGAGGACTGACTCCCAAATCTATTCCTAAGGCTGGATAAGGCATCCATAGCGTTATAAATCTTAAGACCATCAGAGTTGCCGGCTCCAGTAAGATAATATCTATCCCCTAGCCTTATACGTTCCCCACTCAACATACCTTTCTTGATAAGGTAATTGACAAACCCTCCACGGGTGCTTATATTAGAGTCTGAGCTAATACCAAGGATCGGGATGAATGACTCGCTGTTATTAAGGGTTATGGAGGAAGAGCCAAAGGAGATGTCAGCTGTACCGGACGGGACGTCGCTCTCCTCGACACTGCCGGCCAAGAACCCGGCCTCGACCCGCCCGCCGGACGATCCTTTTATGGCGTTGGCGTAAGATTCGTGTATCTTTCCGTCATCCGATCTAAAGAACAGGCGAGGCTCACCGGAATCATATACCAATCTTGAAGATGGAGGAGTATAATTCTCAATATTATTTAACGGCAAGACATTGCCAGAAAATATGATCTCCCCGTCTATACTCCCGCCTTTCACCCTAATATTAGGTCGTTGCCCGGTAAAAGCGCTTTCCACGGCCTTCCATAACATACGGGCTGTCTCCTTAATGTCTATATTCTCCCTGATAGCCCTTATATCATCCCATGACGCCTCTTTCAGTATCGTGTCGCCAATATTATCCTCATTTATGGAATCCAAATCCACCTCCTGTACCGTGGATGTATCTACCACCGCCATATCACTGACCTCACCTACCTCTCCGGAAGTAAGATAAGCCACTACATTGTCGCTATTCCCAAGGCTTCTGGCCAACGCCGGGGCGTCCATATCACTTATGGCAGACAAGACCTTGGCTGACATAAGTTGCCCCCACTCGCTGGCGCTAAGTCTGGCGCTTATGGATCTGGCCGCCTCCTTATTCCTTGGCACGGATTTCGTCCAGTTCCCGAACTTAGACCTGAACTTATCGTTATAAATAGTCATATAAGCCTCAGCGGCCTTATTAAGGTCACTTACGGCGGCTATACCCGCTATCTTATCGAACAAGGTAGATACCTCTCCGGAAGGGGTCAAGACACGGGTTATCTTACCCTTACTATTTCTTTTAATTACGCAACTCGACATAACTTCATGTTTTTGACAAAGATAAACAAAAAGCCCCCACAAATAAGCGGAGGCTGATATTCTTGTGTTCCTTATATAATTTATGGCTTAATCCGTATTCTTACTATTGATGAACTCACTAACGCAATCACCAGCAAAGCCGGCTATATATGCTGCGTGTTCATCCTCTCCAACCTTAAAACCAAGAGACATATTGCAAAACTGACATACGCTCATTGCTATATGGAATGACTCGTGACATATATTTCTCATTATTAAATCATCGTCGCTCGAAAAATTCCAAAGTATGGCGAATTTATCGTCATCATCCCTATCCCTTACCAAATTCGCGAAAGACGCCTCCTTATCCATATCATCCTCATCTCCCCATTTCCCCTCGTGTTCAGGCTCCATATTTTCGAAACGATCACACAATGTCTTATAATCCAACCCAACCGTGATAATCAACTTTAACGGATATATCACGAAATCAAACTCCATCTCTCTCATAAACCCCTTAATTTTTCTACAACCTCAAAACACATCTTGCACTCAACCCTACGATACAACTGCCTTACGCCATCTATCGTAGTCCAATAACGATCACCATCACGACGCAGGAACTCGCTCATAACCTTACTGTCAGCTACATCATGTAAATCATATGAACTGAAACATAACTTACATATATCGTCAAGATCAAAATAAGTAACCTTATTATACGATATACAACTGATTTGTCTCCCATCAGGAATCTGAACATCGAAAACATCTATCTTTTCCACGTTATTAAAATTATTTATCTTATCAATTAGATTCATATCTATATTACAAAATATTTACTCTAACCGGGTTAAACGCCAACCCACTACCGATTATCCTACTTACGTAAGAATCATCGAATACTTTCCTACCAATTCCGATAGCCCCGTTGATATCAGCGTTAATCAGCTTTCCGATAGAGCTTTGGAACAATCCGCGTTTCTTTCTTTTGCCTAGATAAATATCATGCTTACATAATTTCTCAAAAGCCAGATGATCTACTTTGGAGGTATAGGATTCCTCATTGGTTTGAAAACTGATCCCAACTAATTTACATTTGTAAGAAATCTTGTCAATAAGTTTAGAGAACGGGATCTCTACGAACTTCTGGTTTATTCTCTTCCCTAGATTTATCCCATTCTTCCATCCTCTGTTTAATCCTATCACAAGACTTCCTATGTTATTGTTGATACAATAGTTCAAAATATATCGACTAACCTTGTGGATCTTGTCATCAATCCAAAAATTCCTGTAATTGTTTAATTGTCTTAGTCTCCTTGAAGTTCCCTTGTCTCCGACGTAAGACATCAATCTAGCTCTCTTCTTATTATACCACTGATTGAAGGATTTGATAATCTTGCCGTTTACAATGAAAGGCTTGATACCTACATTACTGATGCATGTGCATAAATTATTCAATCCCAAATCAATCGAAAGAACATTATCCTTATTCAGGTTTAGATCCTGTTCCTTCTTATCATAAATAACCTCAACCACATAGCATGTAGCTTGAGGGATTACCCTAACCTGACATAATTTGTTATCTCCTATATTTGTTTTGATTGGTGGAATTATGTTTTTGATAAAATGGATATAACCATCACTCTTAAGCCTGCAAGCAGAAGTGGTAAAAACAATCATATTTTGTTTCTTTCCTCGCTTGTACTTTGGTAATCTAGGTTTCGAGCTGAACTTAGAAGGATTCTTTTCATATTCCTTCTTTGATCTGATCCAAGAACCTATCACCGAGAAAACTTGAGATATAACCTGCTGAGATACCGCTGCTGGTAAATTTCTAAAATCAAATTGATTCTCCTTACAAAGTTTGGTTGAGAACTCGTATTCCTTCAGATAGTTACCATCGAATATCCCTTGCCTGACGTTGAAAAGAGCATAATTATACAACAACCCGGATTTGAGGCATATATCCTCAAACCGATTGTCTTTTACAATATGTCTTTCAACTAATCTCATTTTTAATATCTTATAGTATAAATATAAACATTCTTTATAAAATAAATAATTTATTCAATCATATTAAAAAAAGCAGGAGATACTAGCCCCATCACAGACCTGTATCCCCTTATAATAAATTAGCGACGAAAGCATGGTGATGGACATGCGCCACAAATGTAATTACAAATTTTGTAAAAACAAAACCAAAAATCAAAATCCTACTGGTAATGATATAAATTCAGCGGGATCTTCTATAACTTGAATAGGCCCTCTATATTGGATGCGAGAGCCTACACTGGCAACAGAATTGCCAGAATCATTACTAGCACTGAAACAAGCGACACCTCCATTAGCATTGGCAGAATAATGAGAGCGCCTAGCAACACGCCAACCAGAATTAGCCACAACGCCCGAGTCACAGTAATGTGTGGTAGAGGAAGCACTTACTTCTATAGGAATCATATCCCCATGTTCGCCCCAGTATACTTTACTTATATATCCATTTCTAGCCGATCCACCTATATCTACTGTACGATAACTAGCGGTAGGTTCTGCATCTGGTTCAAATCCATCATAAATATAGTAAATAGAACCATTAGAATGTATTCCACTCATCCATTCATACTTACCTCCGTAGAAATCTTCTATACCTAAGAAACTAATTTGAGTAGAAGTTTTGTCATCATTATTACCTAATGAGGACGTAGTACCAATAGTTCTGGAATATGATCCATCTCCATATCCGAATTGACTCATTTCTTGAGGATTCCTGTTAGCATATTTAGCATAGAATAAATGAGCTATTTTGCAGTGAGTTTCATAATCAATAATGTCGAATCCACTTCCTAATGCTGTAGCATAATTATGAAACACCACAGAAGTTAAACGTCCAGTAGATTGTCCTCCCTTTTTAGACCATAATTTATTGCTAACATTTACAGCTTCAGTTACTCCTACAAGACATCTCCTAAATAATCCAGAATTTCCCCATTCAGTAATATTATCATCTAAGTCGTTATGGGTTAACGTAATTTCATGAACAAGGTTTGGGATATTATTAATGTCACTCAAATCATACTCTCCTCCCTTATGACTATATCTATAACTAGGGATATCGGTCATCCACTGTCCCATGCTTCCATCGAGCGAGGCTGCGGTAACGCCGTCATGGAACAGCTCCGAGTTATTCCCGTCAAGATAGCAAATGGCGACCCCGGTATCCGCTTTCTTCACCAGACACCTCCTGCCTTTGATCTATGAGGTGTCACCGCTGGAATTTATCAACGGATCAGAATTATTGTCATCTATAATAAAATTGACCTTATTAGATATAACATCAAAACACTCGCATGGAGCGTCACTCTTCAGTACCCCATACACCCGGTTATCGCTGGTTAACCACCGTTTCCCGTCACTCGTGATATAAGCCTGCCTACATCCCTCCTGATTCACCGTAAGCGTCTTTTTAACGCCTTTGGGGGTTGTTATCTCCAACTCAAGGGTACGGTCAAGACCTTTGTTCATTACCGAGCCAAAAGAAACGGCGGCGTTACCGGTCCCGGACCCCGGGCTGACGGTCAGAGGCTGGTTCGTTACCTCGCCTACCCCGTCCTTCCAATTAATATTCAAATCACTCATAATTATGTCTTTTAATTATCATCTACCCACAAAGATAATAAAACAAGAGAACCCCAACCGGCTTTAGTCGATCGGGGTCTGAGTAAGCGAAAAGAAACTGATTATCGTCCCATCATTCTCAATACGGTTCTAGCCGCAGCTTGCGTCCATGTCCAGCTGTCATTAGATGTTACGTTAACCGTCTGTTGAGTACCATTTACATCCAAGTTAATAGTCTCCTTGTCAAGCTCGATAGTAGAGTCTCCAGCGGCAGGAGCAGGGACCAAACCAGCCTTTCCCGCAGCAGAGGAGGTTGCCGCCCCCATATTGGAATATGTGGTGTTGGTGTCCGTCCACGGAACATTCACATACATCTTACCACTACCGTCAAGAACAACGGGATAGTTCTTCCCAGTTGCAGAGTATCCGATCTTAACAAGACCCAACTTATCGCTCGTGGCTTGAGCATAAGTCGTGTTATTATCAGTCCAAGGAACATTTACATACATCTTCCCATTACCGTCTAACACCACGGCGTAATTCTTGCCACTAGTATCGTAACCGATCTTAACCAATCCTAAAGTATCAGCCGTGGCTTGATTGTACGTGGTATTATTATCTGTCCATGGGACATTGACGTAAGCGTTGCCGGACGAATCCAGTTGCACCTTATAGTTCTTCCCGGAAGTCGTATATCCTACCTTAATACCGCCAAGAACGGTAGCGGAGGACGTGGGAGGGGTGAAGGTACTTGGTTTGCCCGTAACCCCGGACCAAGGCACGGAGGAAGCCTGACTGGCCGTGTAAGGCTCATATCCATCCTCACTGCTTAATTTAGACTCGTCTTTTATCAGATACATCTTACCTGTAGACGTTACCTTTACCGTATCACCACTTTGAGCCGTAGCGGTGGTAAGGGCAAATCTGGCCGTATCGTCAGCTACCACGATCAATCTCTCCAAAGCCGCCTTAGGCAACCTATCTATACTGATGGTTCCGGACGCGATCTTAGAGGCATCAAAATTAGCCAATGTCGTGGAGATAGTTACGTTGCTTCCGAAGTCCGATGAAACACTACCGGTAACAGCCCCGGACAGCGCTATGGTCCTAGCCGCCTGTAATTTCGTGGCGGTAGGGGCATTATCCGTCTTAAGAGCATATTTGGTAAGATCAATATCATTAGCCTTATCCAAAAGCTGCTCTATCTGCTTGCCATTGTATTTACCTTGAAAATCTTCCATATCATAATTATTTTTGCTCAAATATAGCTAGTTAATTATATACCATTTTACACCACCTATGTTTTAAAACATAAAGTAAAATATAGATAGTATTACTTTAATACGTATCTTTGCCTCGTAAAACAATTTTATCATGCTGAGATCATACAAATATAGACTTAATCCCACCAAAAGCCAAATCCGGTTGATGGAAATGACTTTCGGCTGTTGCAGGTATGTCTATAACTGGGCTTTGCAAACAAGGATCGAAGCCTATCAGCGTGACAAAAAATCAATCTCTGCCGTTGATCTTTGCAAGATGTTGACTGAACTGAAGAAAGATAAGGCTTTTCTTTATGACGTATCTAATGAATGTCTCCAGCAGTCAATCCGGAACATGGATCAAGCCTTTGTCAGATTTTTCAGGGAAAAGAACGGCTTCCCTAAATTCAAGTCAAAGCACAGGAATAGGCAGTCATTCAAGAATATAAACTCTGTTCATGTTGATCTTGAAAACAGCAGGATTAAGCTACCGAAGCTAGGATGGGTAAGGTTTTACGCCAATCAGACTTTCAACGGCAAGATAGGAACTGTTACGGTATCCAAGACCCCAACAGGGAAGTACCTCGTGTCTATCCTCGTTGATAACGGCGCCGATCTACCATCCAAACCTGTTATCGATCCCGACAAGACCGTAGGAATCGATGTAGGAATAAAGGACTTCGCCGTCCTCTCGAACGGGGATGTGTACCGGAACCCGAAACATCTGGAGAACAGTACCGTCAGACTTAAGGTATTGCAGAGAAGGTTAGCTCGCAAGCAGAAGGGAAGCGCCAGACGTAACAAGGCGAGATTAGCCGTAGCATCCATACATGAACGGATCCATAACCAACGTCAAGATTACCTGCACAAGGTGTCCTCTAAGATAGTACGTGAGAACCAAACTATTGTCATTGAGGATCTTAATATCAGCGGGATGATGAAAAACCATCGCCTAGCCAATAGCATCGCTAGCGTGTCGTGGAGCGAGTTCTTCAGGATGCTGCAATACAAGTCGGACTGGTACGGACGGAACCTGATTCGGATCGGGAGGTTCGATCCCAGTTCAAGGATGTGCGAATGCGGGTACATACATCGAGATCTTAGGTTGTCGGACCGTGAATGGGTTTGTCCTGAGTGTGGCGCCGTAAATGACCGGGATCTACTTGCCGCTAGGAATATAAAGAAATTTGGCCTAGAGAAAACTAATCTCATAGGCCAAACAAAAGATATCTCACCGGTGGTGAACCGGGTAGGGGACGTGGAGCCGTCAACATTAGTTGGGGCTACGAAGCGTCAAGTTATATCGGTGCAAACTGGTATATAATCACCTATAGCTATATACATAAACACCAAGAAATCGATGGGGGGGGAGATACGGGTAAGCGTCAGAAGCTACCATCCCCATGTAGGAACCCGGTACGGAATATAATAGCCTTGTCTTTAAGTTTCTGGACAGACTCCCATTCCCATTCACCTTCACAAGGCTTAATGACATACTTATTCCCCCATGTCTTAAATTTCCTCTCTATAACGAACATCTCCGGATCATTAAGGACATGGAAGATACTTCCTACCGGGAAATACTTATCCGTCCTTAATATAACACGATGATGCTTCTCGTCATATTCAGGGTCACCCACGATACGAGCCTTATAAAACTGAAAATCATTTAACGTCCGATCCACAGGTTCTATCCAATAATACCCCTTACCCATTGCTATTCACGTTTATTTATCTATATTTGCGGTGTAGTAGTAACTCATAATGTTTTAAGTGATTTTCAACCAAGGGGAAGGGTGTCCGTGAGGATATCCTTTTTTTTCATTCCCGCCCGCCCTACCTATGAACAAAAAGACCTACTCCTGACAAATGTAACGATAATAAGATACTTGACAAAAAAAGAAACCCCATCGGTATTCTATCGCCGACAGGGTTCTCCAACGTTGTATCAAATCATATCATCTCACTCCATTTGATTGTGTCACCGACGAAGCACCGCACCGCCAGATACCTTACGAACGCCGTCCCTTCCGGGGCGTCAGGGTCTTCCAGATAAGCCAAGACAGCCTTGACTATTTTCTGGTCGCAGTCCAATACCTTAGGAAAGTAGTCGCTATAAAACATAGCGAACAGATATTGGACATCTCCCCAAGTGGCGTTATCAGGTTTCTTGGCCCCGCATTTATCGAACATCTGCTTAGCGTCCTCCATCGTCCATCTTCTCTTGGACCCATCGGCGTTAAGCATCTTATCAGCGGCCTCCCTAGCCAACTCCTTGGAAAAGTGATATCCATGGGTGTCTATATACCGCTTATAATCCGGGTCATCAGCGTCTGCTCCTCAGTAGTAACGACTCCTACGTCCCCTGCGCATATACGGTTCGGTACCTTCGTACTCGTCACGGATGCCACGTTCACCGAACCATCCCCTGCGATACATCTCATCCTCTCGTTCATGGAGTCTCTCGCGTTTCTCAAGCTCACGCTCATCACGTTCCAGCTCCCTCTCGCGCCTTTCGAGATCACGCTCACGGCGTTCTAGCTCATCCATCCTACCGTCATGCTCCTTGCCATAATGGTCATATATTCCACCACCATAACCCATGTAAGTCCCATCTGAACGTCTGCTACGTCCACGGCCGCCTCTGCGATCATAGATCTCATCATCATATTCCTCTTGGCCGTTGCCTAAATCTATAACTCTCATATTAACCTAATTTTTTAATTAACAACTCTTTTAGCTCATCGAAAGAGGATCCCATTCTATCGACTTTCTCCTCAAGATTCTTAATCTTTCGGTCTTGATCCTTAGTCTGCTTAAAAGCCGGATTGATTTCCTCAAGGATCGAATCACAAGCCTCTAGCGTTCTCCTATGCTTATCGATACTATCGAGAATATCGGAGCTAGTTCTCTTAGCGGCGTTAAGCTGGTTCATGATCGGATCGACCGAGCAGGCCAAAGTTATGTTATTGGACATAGCGACATCCCTACCCTCCGGAACGACGTAGGTCATGGAGGATCCGTTTATCTCCACGGTAAGGTCTATCACCCTATCCTGTAGTTGCTGATATTGCCCCATCTGACCCATCTGGGGTTGCTGGAACCTAGGCTCGGACACGTTAACCACATTCCCCATCCTGAACACCGGAACATCGGACGTATCCAGCGTATATACTTGAAATCCTTTCTTTAAGTCTCTAAACATATCTCGATTTTTAAGCGGGAGGGAATACCCTCCCATTAGACATCCAATCTAACCTATTACTCGTCAACATCCGTTTCCGAAGCTGACGCAGCGGTTGTAGGCACACAGCAATCCATGAGCCTCAATACACCCCTTACCTTGTTGAAATAAACAAGGCGTTCGGTGTTGTTAACCATAGCCGCTCCGGTCACAGCCACGTTGATCGGATTCACCACAGCCACGCCGGTTACCGGGCAGCATGTGGTCAACAATATCCTAGGCGAGAACCAAACCGTGGTTATTGAGGATCTTAACGTGGAGGGGATGATGAAGAACCATAGTCTGGCTAATAGCATCGCTTCATGCTCGTGGAGCGAGTTCTTTAGAATATTAAGCTATAAGTCGGATTGGAAGGGCGTGAATTTGATTCGGATAGGTAGATTCGAACCTAGCTCCAAGATGTGCGAATGTGGATACGTACATCGGGATCTTAAATTATCCGATCGTATCTGGACTTGCCCTTCTTGCGGAGCCGTAAATGACAGGGATCTTCTTGCCGCTAGGAATATAAAGAAATTTGGCCTAGAGAAAACTAATCTCATAGGCCAAACAAAAGATATCTCACCGGTGGTGAACCGGGAAGGGGACGTGGAGTTGCTGGCGTTGGCCGGGGCTATGAAGCGTCAAAAATGCCAACTAAGTCTGGCAAGTCACCTCTCGCATCAACTTATTTGTATTAGCGGTATATTCATTAACTATCTTACTGGATGAGGGATTATCCTCTATCCTTGACAGGCGGTTATCGTCACTCCTTACCGTAACGTCACCCATCCTTCGTACCATGTTTTCTTGATATGATGATGGATCGGAGTATATAAGATCATCAACGAACCTGTATATCGCACCATCAACCGTCTCACCTATCTTCTCATATAAGCCGGATTGGAATGACACGAAATCATCATACCTCCCACGAGCCAAGAACGAACCGTCCGGTCTCGCCTCGACACCGCCGTTGACCTCCCGGAGCAGGCCCGGATTCCTTTGGTACAGATACCTATAAAACCCGGCATCCATCATCCTATCCTGTCTATCCAGATAGAAAAGGTTTCTCATGCTGCTGTCGCTGGACTCGATAGCCACGTCAAACAGAAGATCCCTTACCTGACCTTCCGGCAACGACATCTCCATGTTTTTTAACGTACCTCTGTCATGGAGGTTCAAAGATACGTTATAAAATCCATTAAAATCAAGGAAACGCAAGACATTATTATATAAATCCGATTTTTTTAACCTTTCCTTGATCTGGATCTTCCTCAACGATGTACAGGATTTGATAAAATCACGATCCTTTCCCTGCCTAGCCTCGTATCTCCTGAACTCCCGATCAATATCGACATCATCCATCTTAGGGGTTACGGGATGCTGGTATATCAATCTGGTAAGGATCATGTTCTCAGTATTCGAGGATGAGATGTTGGACATAACTAGCTTCTTTATGTTATCCTTGATCATGTCAATATCGGAACGGGAAGCCCCGGCGGGAACCACGCCAGCCGGCAAGTACGAGGGCCGCTCTATCCCGATATCGGCCAACATCTCATAGGCCTGATCGGTGTCGGTTATCGGGGCTGTGTTATGGTACGTATTCCTACCCATATACAACATGCTCCTATCATACATATCGGAAGGGGATGTATTCCCGGACCTTACATACACCATCCTATCACTGGTAGAATAAGTATCCTGAACCTCGTATATCGGGTTCCCTTTTCCTGTTATCCTGTCAAGATCGGAGATAAAGCTATCGTATACCGAATTGCCTGCCTGTATGGAAGATAACATGACATCCAGCGACGCCATAAGATCACGGATATCCTCCGGTCTGGATATAACCATCTCATCGCTAATCGCCTCGCTTATATCAACGCCCATGTCGGCAAGATCCATGGCTATGTCATATAGACGTCCAGTAACGTCCTTGATGTCCTTAAAATCGTCCATATCGATTATCTCCCCAACCTTATCCCTTAGACCTTTCATGTCCTTAGGCATACTGATATACGGTATGGTGCTATTGGAATATGAGTCGGTAATCGTATTCCCATCCTGATCCCTGACCTCCATACGGGTCATATTACGATATGTGTCATACATCCGATCGGCGTAATCCTGATCCTCCTGATACCTAAGCGCCAAGGAAGGGTAGGGGATGGAGGCGAAAGCCTGATCGAACTCCCGGCGGTCGCTGATACCGCCTACCGCCCTCATGATCGTATCCCTTACCTCCATTGGATTCAAGACTCTTCTCTTTCCCAATGAATCATACACATCCTCATATATCATATAATCATCACCAAGGCCTGATTCGGAGGACAAGAAATATGTATCCTTCTCATTGAGATCCCCCTCAGACATAAAATCGACAATCCTCCTCATCATATCCCTTACCCGCTCATACGCCGATCGGTTGGTCATGATATTATCAATCTCATCGGCGTCATACATCCCGGATCGCTCAAGATTGTACCTATTGAGAAATATATCACCACCGGAGAGGAAATTGGATATGATCATATCATTAAGATCGTTGATATTATCGACTCCCAAGGAAGTAAGGGTGTTATTGATATCCTTAACCTCATCGGCCATGAAATTACCGACGAAATAGTTCTTCCGCTTGATAAAGGACATGACATCATCATACCTAGGTTCCCCGTTACTATCTAGGTCATATTCCGATGGCATGGACATCCAATCGCCAAAGAAAGACACGAAGTCGGGAGAGTAGGCCGTACCCCAGACCGATAAGGCCTGCTTCTGGTCGCCAAGCACCTCCATCGCCCTTTGGTATAATCCGGATGGTTGGTCGTTCGGGGCAAGGACATTATCTATCCCACCCTCCTTATTTTTTATCACATAACAAGATCTACCCACGTTATTAAAATCTATTTTATTAATTAGATTAATATTTATATCACAAAATGTTTACTCTAACTGGGTTAAACGCAAACCCACTATCAACTATCGTATTAATGCACGAATCGCCAACTACTTTTCTAGCTATCCCAATAGCTCCATTGATATCAGCATTTAGCAGCTTTCCAATAGAACTTTGGAACAATCCGCGTTTCTTTCTTCTACCTAGATAATCATCCTGTTTCTTTAGGGGTTCAAATGCCAGATGATCGATCTTTGACGTATAAGATTCCTCGTGAGTAACAACCTCTATACCCAGCAATTTAGCTTTGTATGTTATCTTATTAATTAACTTAGAATGAGGGATAGAGACAAAATGCTGGTTATTTCTCTTACCAATATTTATATTCTTCTTCCATTCCTTGTTAAGACCAACAATAATACGACCTATGTTATTCGATGCGCAGAAGTTCACGATATACTTGCTGATCTTATGCATCTTATCATCAATCCAACAATTACGATACAAAGAGATCCTTCTTATTCTCCTAGAAGTTCCCTTATCGCTAACATACGACATCAATCTGGCTTTCTTCTTATTATACCACCGATTCAATGATTTCATAACCCTGCCGTTTATAATGAAAGGCTTGACGCCTACATTACTGATACATGAACATAAGTTATTCAATCCTAAATCGATCGAAAGGAAATTATCCTTATCCAAGTTTAAATCTATCTCCTTTCTTTCATAAATTACCTCTACCACATAACATGTGGCTTGCGGGATTATTCTTACTTGTTTTAATTCATCCTTCTTTACATTAGTTTTTATCGGTTCAATAACATTCTTAACAAAATGAATATAACCATCATCCTTTATCCGACAATTACATTTGGTAAAAACGACCATGTTCTGCTTCTTCCCTTTTTTGTATTTTGGGAGATGGGAACGATGATTGCTATACTTACTAGGATTCTTGTCAAAATCTTTCTTATTCTTAATCCATAAATTAATATTCTTAAATACCTGTCCAACCACTTGTTGCGACACATTACATGGTAATTGCCTAAAATCAAATTGATTTTCCCTACCTAATCTAGTCGAGAGATCATATTCCTTCAAATACTCCTTATCGAAAATACCTTGCCTTACCAGATACAGCACATAATTGTACAGCAATCCGGATTTAAGGCAAATATCCTCAAACCGATTATCCTTAATAATATGTCTTTCAACCAATCTCATTATATACACTCTATATATTCTTACTACAAAGATATAAAAATCCCGCCTACTCTCACGAGCGGACGGGAGCCAAATAACAATAATAACAAACCTTATGTTTCTATTGAAAAGTACAAATCATTTTGCCGATCCTCACGGACAAACAAAAAACTCAATCCTAAAACTATAAAAACGAAACTTATTGTTTAGCAAAAATATTTTTATCCGATCTACTGAGAACCCTACCTTTCAACTCCAAGAACCTAGGCATCCATTCCCTAGATATCTTAGACACGATCCACTGAAATCCCTTAGGAGTCACATAGACAGTATTAGTGCCGTAGAACTCGTCATCATTACGATATCTGTAACGAGCATAACCGCTGTCTATCATCCTTTGGGAAAGCAACCACCTCTTACCGGTCTTAGCGAAGAACTTCTTATCCTCAAGCAATATTCGAAGATTCTTCTCCGCTATATCATATCCATGAGCCTCTAGCTTTTCCCGAACCTCTCTGATCAACATATCTGTCTCTTGGGCTATTTCGGCTGTCTTAGCAAACTCAACCATAGGAGCCTGTTCTTTAATGATATTATCGGATATCCTTTTGGCTTCCTCTGCCGCTTTCTTCGCCTCAGCTAACGCACGCTTCTCCTTTTCCGATTTAAGCAAAGCCTCTAATGCCTCTATATAATCAGATGGAAGTTCATTCTTTGATGGCATATTGTTAGATGGCATAGAATAGGAACCTGTTTTCCTAATAAAAGGGAGAACCTCCGATGTTACCCATCTTTTGAATTTCTTAGCAAACTCCTTCTTAGATGACATAATTAAAGTATACATACCAGACTCATTAATAATCTTTATCTGGCTAACATATTGATTGTGAATAGGGGTGGAATCGTAGGCCTCCCTATCTTCTGACAATCTCAGCATTTTACAATCCTCGTCATCTACCAACCTTCTTACAGCATCCCTAGGATCTGCATACCCTAAACATTTAGCTACATCATTACCGACAAACCATGGTTCATGTTTCTCATCCAACAATACTCTCACATCCCCAAAATCAGGATTCTCAAATAATTTTAAATTATCATCCATAATATAAAACAACGAGAGCCACCAGCGTCCGTTACCCCACTGATAGCTCTCATTTATCGCCTACGCCTAAGCGATATTAATATCTTCTTCTGGTCTAGCAACGGATAGACACCGCAAATATAGACACTTATTTTAAAACAACAAACAAATAGGATATATTTTTACAAAAATGTAATCAGCCATATTCCTCTGTCATATATAAAGCGTAGCTATACCTATCCTCTATCATCTCCACCACCTTCTTGATATCAGATAAAGTTAGTTTCTTTATCTCCATATTCCTACTATCCATCCTGACAAAAGAGTTCTTGAACTCCTGCTCGGTTATAGCATCCAACCTAAATAGATTGTATTTTATAAGTAACTGGCCTACGTCAAATATCAGGATATTAAGATCAATATCATCCTTCAACTCATCAAGAAGATCACGCATCATAGCTTCGATAGCATCAGTATCAAGCTCCAGTTTCTCGGCCTCCTTCATCAACTTCTTGATAATACCATTGTGCTCGATTATGATGTTAGCATTATCATCATCGGTAGGTAAAAGGATATCCATCGTACATTTTATACCAACCTTATCACTAAGCCTTTTATTGAACTCAGTCATATAATCAAAAGCCTGATCCCTGCTTAATGAGTATGTATGGTCAAGCAACTGCCTTTGTCTGTTATTGACAAAATAGTTACTGGTGTATAACATCATCAAGACCTTCACTCGCTGGATGCGTAGGTCTTGCATGATCTTCCGATGTAAAAAGGCATCTAATTGCATAATATAAAGAGTCCCCACCGGGGCCATCACACACCCGACAGGGACCAACTTTTAAATATCTTACTCGTCAGGTGATGGACTGACGCCGCAAAGATAAGTCAAGATATTTTATCTAGCAAGGATTTTCCGCCTCATTTTCTCCGGATACTACGTTGCCATCGGGAACCAAAGACTTGTCCTCGGCAGCCTTCGTAGGCGAAGCGGAACCCGATTGGGAGCCGGACGGGTTGACGAACGGGGTCTCTGTCTCCTCGAAGAACGTCTCATCTCTCCTAATACTCATCCTGAACTTAGGAGCTATGAAAGGATCGTTATTAAGATCTATGTTGATCGTAACGTCATTCATCAAAATATCCTCCTTAGTTCTGGAATCACCTATCCATCCTCTTACGTCAGCGGTCATAGGCATCCTGCTAGCCGCCTCCTTAACAGCTTTAAGCCGGTTCTTGATAACACCCACGTCCCCAGCCAGCGGGATCATATACGTCTTATTATCCAACCCGGATCTGGCTATAGCGTTATTAAGATCCATTATATCATCAATACTTACGCCTCCGCCTAGACCCTCCGTAATCCTATCAGCCATCGATTCGATCATGGATGAAAATGACGATATATCCTGATTTTTCAATCTTACGGGGTACAGGTAATTTCTTCCATTTCCTGTCTTTATAGCTACGACCGGGATACGTGAATTTTTATAATCACCATACTTGTCCCTGACGATAGCCGTACAGAACGGGAATATATTATACTTAATATTATCCCTCATCGTAACCTCCCCATTCTCTATATATCCTACGCTCTCAACCTTACCAACCGTCTCGTTGGTAAAGTCATTCTCGGATACCATCAACGTACCATTATCATCACTTACGCTAAAATTAGGTCTTCCCGGCAAAACACTGGTAACTGTACCTACAAACGGTATATCAATCTCGCCAGCGACAGATCCCACATTATCCCTATACAACTCAAAGGCCATACTCCTTAAATCAGCGTTACTCCCTTTTGAGTCTGGATCATTGGCTTTTAGCACCGAGACGAAATTGCCATCGCTATCCACGATCTTAATAACCATATTATCAACCAGCTCTCTGTAAGCCGACTTAGTCTCATCAGAATTGGGATCAACGGCGTTAAGACTATTGTATTTATCATACAGTCCCTTGGTGTATGGATCTGACATATCCATCTTAAACCTTACCATATCACCCTTGCGAAGGCTAGCCGCTGCTTCCTGATTCACCGACTCGTTGTTAGACCCAAACGTATCACCCGTGTAATAAGGAACAATAGACCCATCCTGCCCCTTGCGATACACCATGAACCAGTTGGAGGTCGATAAGGCGGTCTGCCGCCCCAATATGACACCGGTAGCGTTCTCGAAAGCCTGAGCGTTATCCTCGCTAATCATCCATCTTGAATGATTTTTAGACTCGATAACGCTGAACATGTTCGTCCCGTCAGTGAAATCCATCACCACCTTATCATCCATAACATATTCACCGGGCGTGACGAGAGCCTTAAGCCCGGATCCCGCCATAAACCTGTCAAGCCTCATTCCGCCAACCTCATAATACATAACCCCACCGATCTCTCTCTTTTGGGCCATCAACACCACTGGGTTCTGGGCGGCGTTAACTTCCGTCCTGCCGGTGGATGTCCCGGGTTCGCTCTCTGTGAGGACATCACCCATAGGTATGGATTTATCATAATCCTTGACAGCTATACTTCCGTTATCATACAACCTCATCCATTCCACGAATTGAAGAAGAGGACCATCGGAATAATTATTGATAATATCAATAGTCTCATTAAGCTTATCCTGATCAAACTCATTGCCATTGTCAGCTTCATTCATAAGATCGTTGTAGGTCTTTATCGCCTCCTTAACCTGATCCTGATCAAGACCATTAATATTTATATCTATAATATTATCAATAGCATCCTTGATATTATTCGAGACATCACCATTGATATTTAACCTATCTATCATCGACCTGATCTTATTGAGTCTGGCGATAGGATTATCCCCAAACCCTTTAATGATATCATCAATACGATCCTTATTATTATCATATATCTGACGCTCCCTAGGAGACAGGATATCCTCATTGCCGTTCCAGATCTTTATAGCGATATCAGTAGACCTATCGTCCGAAGGATTTAGGAGATCCTCGTCATCAGGGACATTCTCAACGATATTGTCACCAGATTGGATATCCGTTTCCATGGATCTGGCGATCATATGATTATAAGTCTTGAACATAAACGCCTCGTCCTCGCCAATAAGACCATCATTAAAAGCCTTATCTATAGCCTGATCATTGGCATAAAGGGCGTTAGCGTCAGAATTATCGGTATTCCTGAAATCGTATTTGCTATCATCCTCCTCATAAGTCTTTCCCCATGCGTTTGACAAGATCTTCATAAATCCCCGTTCCTGCGACCGTATAAATCTCTTATCACGCATACGACGAAGAGATTCATTGATATTCTTATAAGCCACTAGATTATGACGATACTCACTAAGCAATGCCATTGCCTCCTTATGGTTATCGACACCACGGATAGATACTACATTCTCAAGATCAGTTATAGTGTTGTACGCAGCCATTAAATCAGAAGCACTAATCTGTCTATTAGATCGATCAGAAAATAATAAGGAGGATAGATCGGCCTCCGAGTTAACCATCGTGGCCAATTTCCTCTCAAGGACTATTTTATCCTCTGTCAGCTTAGCTAACTCATCGGTCTTTTTAGCCAATTTATCCTTGTTCCTCTCAAACCGTTCCTCACCCATCGCCATCCGCTGAAGCCTTAATATGCCTTTTTCAAGTGCCTGCATTCTTGACGTAAGCTCCATAAGCTCGCTAATAGCTTTGTGGGAATCAGGGTTAAGATGAGAATAAACATCAAGAGCCTCACCTATATCATTTTTATACAACCTATTTAATTGGCTGGCAATATCGTCCAAATTATCCTTAGCCTCAAGACCATTATATACCATGTTAGAAATATAGGTATTGAACGATCTATTGGATATACCCTCGGTAAGAGAATCGGCGAACCTGTTGGCCATAGTGAAATTATCCACCTTCTTATTAAACTCATTGACAAGATCGGCTTTATACTCATTGACCTGCTCATCCGTCATATTCATATCGGACGCTATATCGCTATTAGGTATAGATTCGACTACCGTCCTGAAATTCTCCTTCGTATCATCCAGCATCCCCATCTCCGAATCATAACGAAGACGATTGAATACGGCGTCACTGAAATCCTTATTTATGATCCTACCATCACTCTCGTACGATGTGTCTATGTCGGATAATTGAGCGTTAAGAGCCATACTGCCACGAATAGCACGGACAGCGGCGGTAGTCAAAGCGCCGGCATTGGTGTTGTAGGCCTCCACCATCCCCTTGTTACGGGACATGTCTTGGCTCCATTCCTTTATACCTCCAAAGGTCTTTCCACCCATAACCGATCCGATAATCATACCGATACCGATCTCCTTCCAGCCTTGACTAGACCCGTATGTTTCCTTGAACCCGTTCTTTATAGCCTCCATATAACCTATGTTCTGACGGATAGCCATAGGATTGTATCTTGATTCTACCCAATCCTCGGCGGACTTACTAGCCACTCCCTGAAGACCCTCCTCATACAGACCCTCGGATACCGGACGTTTAATGATATTGAACGTATTCCCGGCTACCTTCTGCCATTTCTTTGGTGTTATGGCTCTTAACATACCGTTATCCATCCTCTCAGCCCCTACGCCAAATATATTGCGTTTTATGAACTTATCCACGCCAAGATTCATACCAAACATATCACCGAACATAGCTATGTTAGACAATGTAAGAATACCGATATTAGCGGCAAATATAGTATTGGCGGCATCGACGTTGTCATTTCTGAACCTCATAAGCTCCTCATACGAGGCTTCTCTACCATAGGCATTTCTGTAAGCCTGCTTGAAGTTTTCCTCAGACTCCATCAACCCACTCCTTGACTCTACCGAAGCCTCCCAAAGCGTTGACGTGCCAATAAAGGTTAGGTTGTCCAAACCCTTGCCTATGCCTCGTCCTATGCGGGCGGCCCTCAGCATGGAGTTAAACCCGCTCTTCGTGGCGGAAGCAGCCCTACCTAATCCAGCGACAGTCGCTCCTATCCTAGCCCCCATACGGGCGGCATTCATAAGACCAGCGCCAGCGAAAGCATAAGACGACAAGATAGCCCCAGCCGTAAATGCAGCCCCCGACAAAAGATCATTTGTCCAGAAATTGGTTGTAAACATACTTTTAAAAAATCCGGCGTCTCGCTCCTCCTTACTGTAATAATGATTAAGCGTATAATCACCACGCTTATCCATATCATCCAACCATCTGGCAAAACTGTTATCATACATAGCTGATAACGTCCCTTTTGTAACAAGCTCCTTTAATCCATAAACAGACTGACCTACTCCACCTATTCCATACAAAGCAGACTTATAAATAAACTTACCTAATCCTCTATAAGTTTTCTCCCAACCACTTTGACTTCTCGATAGACGATCGTCATTATCTATATTATTGATATAATTCTCATATTTAGGAATCCACTCACCTGTTGATAACCTATATCTTGAATCACGAAGATTGATCCTGCTCCCAGTTATATCATAATTACCCTTAGGTATACCTACCTCATTTATCATCTGGAAAAGCGAGTTTCTGGCTCTTACGTCATCATGATAAGATGTCTCTACAGATTTTTTTATACCCTCAACCAATGACGGTATGCTTCTACTTCCTTCCCTGGATAAAACATCATTATCCATATCCGATGAACTACTCATCCCGACAGGAATAGGGATAGAAGAAATATTGTCCCCAGAAAGCATAGGGGATGGAATGGATGGAGTCGGAACATAATATCCCTGATCCCTCATCACATTCCCCATATCATTATTATTATTGCTGTTCATTTTTACCATCTATTTTATCTATGGTCTCTTTATCCAACGCCGAAAGAAGATTGCTAAGGTCAGAATGCTGTTCATTAATATCCCTACCCTTTACAATAACATCCTTATTAATAGCCTCAACCACAGCTTGAGTAAGATACATCTGAGGACACATATTTATGATTTTCATGATATTATCAGCATAATCAGTATTATACTCTAATACCTTAAGCGGTGTCCCAGTCTTTGCTTGACCATGGAAATAAATACCAACTTCAACCCCTCCGGGGAATCCCTTAGCTTTAACATCATACAACTTGTAATTCCTCAAAACCGTATTAATTATCCTAATAGCCCTCTTATTAAGCTCAGATGTAGCTAGATCATTACTTTGAATATCATACTTATCAACCATCCTAGAAGCCTCCTCCGCCGCATTCTCGACAGTAGCGAAAGCACCAAGCGAATTAGCCTGTGCCCATTTCTGGTAAGGTCTATTGGTTGTAGCAGAAAAAGACACAGGAATGATCTTGGATTCATAATCTTCCGATCTCACATTCCTCTCCCTTTCATACAAACTATACCCCATACTATCTAATTCTTCTTTAGTAACTTGAACCGTAGCGATATTCTTTCCACCAGCCATAGCTACCAAATCAAATGTATTAGGATTATCTGTAGGACGAGCATACAATATATAATTATTAAGTCTACTATCTTTATCTTTATTCAAGAAACCGGCTCTCGCCAAAAGCAGACTCTCTAATTTAGCATGCATACGCCTATCCTCTTTAGAAGCGTTGGTAGAATTGGAAAATGACCATGATCTTGGAGCAAACTCATCATATCTTCTTTCATAGACTGTTTTAGAATCCTGAACAGCCTTAGCTATATTACGACCTACATTGGAAGAAGACCATTCCCTTCTGAGCGTAGGGCCATCAGCTCTAGACATATTCTTACCTATGATCTTGATCATTTTATCCCTATTAGTCATATTGGCATCATCACTATTCATTATTGGATTATCTACACGACTATAAGTTTTGGCTATATTATCTATATCATCCAAAGTGAAATTTTCTCCCGAATATCTATTTAACAGATTTATATAAGATCTCATCAACTCCATATTAGCTATAGACCTATCCGTGTAGTTGATGTTTTCGCTTATCAATCCAACTATAGAAGAAACTTTCAAAGCGTCTTCCGGAGAATACTTCCTTCCTCCAATAACCGCTCCATTCTTACCAACATCCCTTGCCTTAACCATACCATTATCGGTATATGTATCAATACCACCAGTAACATAGTCTTGATCTTTGATAGCATCATTAAGGATATTCTTCGTAGCGACATCAAAAGCATTCGTAAGATAATCAACTTCCTCGTCCATTATCTTACTATATTTCTTCCTGTTATCATTCGCCGCCATAAGAGCCTCATACCTACCTACCATTTCTGGTGATGATAACACAGAACTAGACCCGCCACCGTTATTGGTAATCCATGCCATAATATTCTCACTATTAACACCACCTGGATATATAGAGGGATTGTTTTGTATATCGTTCTCTATACCTCGTAAATCAACAGGGTTTAAAGACGATATTAAATCCTTCTCTCCTGTTGATATATTGTTTTCATTCTGAATATACTGATTGTCAAATATATTTTCAGGAGTGACATTAGGCTGAACTTTTTCTAGCTCAATCATAACACCTGAAGAAGCGCCGGGACTGTTACCACCTTCTTTAGTCATTATCTCCCTAAGCTTAAGATTCTGATCTATTTCCTTGGATTTTTGTCTCCATGAGAACTCCCGCTCCTTGAAATCAAGATCTCTTACTTTAAAATAATAATCATCCGCACTATAACTTTCTGATGAATTATTGTATGACCATCTAGCAGATACACCATCAAGAAACTCGTTACGGACAATAAACTCCCCTGCCCTAGCGGGATTCATGTTGTTGCCAATAAAGGATGTGGCTTCCTCCACTAACGCACGGCGCTGCTCCCGAACCTCCTGTAACGAAGCCTCGATAGCCACCTTAGCGGAAGGGCTGGCCTCCGCCCCTTTGAGCTTGGCTAAAAGAACGCTCTCTTCAGCGTCAAACCCAGAAACATATTTATTAACAAACTGTTCAGTAGTCATACCACTAAACATGCCAGGATTGGTCATGGCTAAATACTGTCCCTCTATCTGCATCTGAGCTTTAGCATTCTGAGATATAGACCTAGCCGCTATTGATCTAATTTGAGATTGACTCATCTCATCAACAGTAATATCCCTCATCCTCCCTGTAGGTTTACCATCCACTATTTCAGGAACAGAAAACTTCTTTCCTTTATTAAGACTAACGAAATCCTTCATCATCTTATTCATCTCCTCATTGTAATCCGTATAAGGAGTGTAGTGAATAGGATTCATCCTTGTACCAACCTGACCGTCATTAGCCCATTCATAAAATGGTAACAAAGCGACAGCCTCATTTATAGCGCTATATTGCTTAGGATTATTAAGCTTCATATCTTCGATCTTCTGAGAGAAAGACCTATACTCCCTAGTACCGGCAATAGCGTTCAACACACGGGTATCCAGAGCTTCTCCAAGACGAGCCTGTATACTTCTGGCTATACCGTCGGAAGCCAAATTAGATTTACGATACACGTTATTCACGTCCTGTATCAGCCCATTTAACCTATTCTGAAGATATTCCCTATCCTGAGGTTTTATAATGTCAGAATTGATAATATAATCAGCATACTCGTTTATAGCCTGCCGATTGGTATCTATCTTCTGCTGCATGTATCCCATCCCCTGCATCATGACATCCATGTTGTAGGGCGATACGTACTTGCCGTAATTCCTTAATATACTATATTGTGAAGCCATCCTTTATCCTTTCTTGCTTTTAGTTACTTCCTGAGCGGGATATAATCTCCTATAACTCAATATATCTCCTTGAGGATCAGCGATTAATTGTCCATTGGGACCAATCTTTACATCCCCGAATATAGACCTTAATGTATTCATGGTCGTAGCCGTATTCCACTTCTGCTGGATCTCATCATTTACGCTATCAAAATACCTAGCCCAGTTCTCGTCAGTATTAGCCAAAGCCTGTAATATTCGACTTTGATAACCCTGACGTTGAGCTATATTCTTATCATACGTATCAGTCCAAGTCCGGGCGTTTACATTATCAGCCCAAGTCCTTTGAGCCACGTTCCCTTGTTCTACCTCATTTATATACTTACCTATATTGGAACTCATGATAGCCTGTAGGTTGGATGATAAAGCCCCTCTCTGGGAATCCGGGACATTACCCATCTGATCCAATTGTGATTGGAAAGCACGATTGGTCTCAACCATATACTGATCAGCAGATCTCAACACCGGATCCACGGTAGGAGCGTAATGCCTTTCCAGACCTTCCGTTGTCACGGCTCCCGGGGTCATCCTAAATACCTCGGGGAAGTCAAGACCGCCACCCACTATATTCCTGCCTCCATTGCCGCTGTTCGACTTACCGGCATTTGTATTGGTCTTAGGGAGTGTATTGGGATCAATCAGCTCAGGCATATCCAGTTTAACATCAGGTTCCTCCACATCACCTATATCCATAGGACCGGGAGCCACCTTATGAGGATCAAGTATAAAATCAAGACCTTCCATTCCTTTCATGGATCTCAATGCCTGCATCTTAAGCATATCCTCGCCAAGTATCTTATTAACGACATCCTTGTTCTTGTCAGAGAATAGTTGGCTAAAATGGGTGATACCAGCATCGTTAAGAGCCTTATGCTGTTCCTCTGTAACAACGTCTAGACCGATCATAGGGCGAGATGTGGTAAACAAACCTAATTTATTGTCTCTCATCCTATCATGATATGCGGCTTTCTTGTCTTCCGGGTAATTACCTTGACTATCCTCACCGCCAAAGGAAACGAGCGTCGTGTAATCCCGAAGCGCCTCGGCGTTGGCGATGATCGGGTTCTCAGCCGTAGCCAAGCCCATCCAGCTACTTGTCTGACCGTAGATAGCGTCTTGCAATGCCCTAGCCCTAGCGCCCTCTGAAGCTCTCATATAAGCATCGTAAGCGACCGGATTGAATGTCTTATAATAATTCAACCTCTCATCCGTATTAATACCTCCATAAGAGCCATCAGTTCCTTGGCGTTGATAACCGAAATAGTTAGGATCATTGTTGAACCTATTCTCGATCGGGCGGAAAGTTAATTTACGACCGAACAAAGACGTGCCTCCTATCTCCATCTTCTGACGAATACCAGCCACTTTCTTAAGCAGCTCTTTCTTAGCCTCAGCTATATCCTCCTCCGTAAGACCGTATTCTTTCATAGATCTGGATATGATGTTATCTATCTCACCACCCTTAGCGAAATACGTATCCTCATCCTTCTTCATCTTCCGGTCTTCCTGCTCCTTGTATATGACATTAGCGAAGTCCGTAAATCTTCCCTCTAATCCATTAACGGTATCGTTGCTATCATTTATAGCCTTAGATAATACGGAGGCGTTTAAACGCCTTGTATTCTCGTCATCTATCTTATCGTTTTTCTTCAGCTTCTCCAGCGCCTTTTTCTGATCATCGTAAGCCGATTTAAGACCGATCTTAGCCTTATACCTATCCATTAACGTAGCATACGTATCCTTAGGCGTGGCTTTGATCCCATACGTATCTCTGATGTATTTAGCGAAATCCGGCTCTATGGTTGTGTCGTCGGTAATAACCTTCGTTCCCTGCTCCAAGGAAACGGGGGTTCCACCATCGGCGTGCTTCTGCCCCATAGCCTCCATCGGCGCCTCTCCGGGCTGCGTCACGTACTCACCCTTCTCGACCTCTACGTTGGCTTGATCTTCCATCGACTTAGGTAACGGATACAGGTACTCACCGGTAAGGCTTCCGCTATCGAACCTATTATTAGGTCCTAGATAAACACCCCCACCATCCTTGTACTGCATCTGGGATTGCCTTCTTTGTCTGGCCTCACGCTCCTGAGCTAACCTGATATTGGTACGAGTACCTTTCTCAGGCGCTATCCCGGAAACCACGTTACGAGCCAACCCCATGATACCACTAATTCCTGAGGCTATGGTAGTTATCGTATTAGCTGTTTTAGCTCCAGTGGATAAATCACCATATCCCTCGCTTCTCATACGTCCTATACCACGACCCACCTGAGTGAACCTAGATCCTATATCATCAGCACCATAGTAAGGGATAGTGGTAAAATCAAAAACATCCGTACTACCAGACTTATCAACCTTCTTATTACTGTCAACCAAAGCGCTCAAATCACTTGTATCATTGGTATTAATATCAGGCTGCTGAATATCAAATCCTATCTGGGTAGACGAAACCAAAGGCTCCACTCCAATACCCTGAAGACCAACAACACTACCGGGCATGATAGGGGTGACTTCCCCAGCCTCTTGATATTTAGGTATCTTCCTCTTGATTACATATTTGCCCATATCAAATTAATTTCGTTCTGACACAAAGATAATCTAAAAAAACGGAGACTCACCATTTATATAACGATGAGTCTCTTTAATACTAATATTTTAAAGCCGCAACAGGATTACCCCATTTTTTCTTCCATTCATGCCCAAGATAGTCTATAAGCTTATCATAAGTATCTATAAAGCCTCCATCTATAATGCCGGTAATAACATTCTCTATAGCCACTATATCATTCAACTGATTCTTTGTGGCCATATTTCTTATCCCACTCTCATGTTTATTAAACACTATAAAATTAATAGCTTTAGCAACTCTTGATATCCTATCAGACAACTGACTCTTGTCATTAACCAATCTAGCTACAGATGAACTCATTTTAATATAAGCTTCTCCAGCGGCATTCCTGTCCTCTATAAATCCATCATGTAGCCATATTATCACCTTGGCATATATTTCTGGATCCAACTCCAATGCTACCATAACAAAAAAATACGGATTGACATACCATTTCTGCCCTTCTCCCTTCCCTCTTCGGTAAGCCATGCCGTATTTTTTAAGATCAGTTATCTTATTGATTTCCAATACATAATTTTGTACTGTAAGATTTCCTACAGTACATATATTGCTTATACTCAATTCCTTAACAAGAGCCTTCATTTTTTCCTGAAAACCATTTGTGGAGAACAAATGATCAAGTCTCCTCGACTCTAATCCCATGGATTTGCGTTTTTCATTTAAAGCCTCCATAACCTCCGTTATACACACAAACCCATCCTTGGACATAACAGAGATATTTCTACCCAACAATTCTCGACTTTCTGACTGTAAAATCAAATTACTTTTCATACTTTTATCATGCTTTTAAATTAATAAGTGCGCCTACCCGCTCGTGATGAGTAGATAGGCGCACAAATATAAATAATAAATACACAATTACAAACTATAAAACAATGAAATTCAATTTATAACATATTGTAATTATTGAACAGTACTAAATTCTTTTTACGAACAACGAACCTATTGCTTTTACTAGGTCATAGAAGCCAGCGGAACTGAACCCAACAGCCACCCCATAAAGCAGGACTTCCCACCATTCACTACCTACCAACAACGGTGATACCTGAAGAAACCACGCCAAGATACATGTCAACATCCCAATAACAATAGCCGATAGGATCTTAGCCCACTTGTGGGCGTCAATATACGGCACTACCTTAGCTAGCTGGGTAGCCGACATTGTGACGAAAGCCATGATACCGGTAAAGGTAGTTAGATCAATTGTGATAGTCCCTTCTGATGGGATTACCTCCTGCGCCATCAAAGCGAATGGTGTCAATAACATAACGAATAAAAACAACAATCTTTTCATATCTAAAAACGTTTAATGATTTCACAAATGTAACATTAATTTTGAGATCTACTCATGCCTTTTATGTTAAGGCTTAATCCCGGTATCATATTAAGTACCAACTGCCTTTTCGCCTGCTCCCTACGTATACGCTCGGCTTCCGCTATCTGCGCCTCTGATTGGGGATCGTTCTTGATATTATTAGCGATATCCTCTATAGCTTTCTTGTTGGCGCCTGATTGAGCTAGCGTCTTATATAACAGGTCTTGACCTTCCTTCTCCCACCAACTATTCATGGAAGGGCTGGAAGCCAAAGAAGGATCGGCAGGGACTACCTTCTCAGGCATGGGCTGCTGACCTCCGTCCCCCGTGCCCGAATCCCGCTGTCCGAACTCGTATCTCATTGGCTCGTTCTCCGGAACACCATACCTATTAGCGAACATATCAGCGAACTCAAATCTCTTCTCATTTCTTAAGGTTGATCCAAGAGGCCTACCGTATCCTTGATTCCACGCCACGGTAGCGTCCTTGTAGTTGACAGCGTTATCGAAATCGGATTTAGAATACATATAATAGTTATACTCATTCCCCTGAGCATCCTTGTCAAAGAACTTTCCTTGATTGATGTAGTTCCAACCTAACCCCGGAACCTTGCCTTGATACTCATCCACGAGATAATCCAGTTGTTGGGTTAATGTCGGTTTCTTCCCATACCTGCGCTGTAGCTCCTTCTTCCTCGGCCCAAGCCATTGTTGGATGCCAAAATCACCGGCGGTTCCTAGGGCATCGGTATCCCCTCCGGACTCGGCGGCGATGTTCGATAGGATGCCGATAGCTTGCGTTTGTGGTATCCCCTTCTTATCCGTCAGATAATCCCATATCTCATCATATACAGCCATTTTGCTATCCCCTGATCTACGAGGATCAATCACATACTTGCCAGAACCATAAGAGCGATTAGTATTTACAGGGCCTCCCTCTTCTTTCTCCTCCTTATCATCAACCAGCATAGTAGAACCAAGACCTACATAATAATCCAAATCCTCATAAACACGGTTGACAACTTTCTCGGCTATATCCTGAAATTTTTTCTTATCATCCTTATCCGGTATCCTTTTCTTTATCCCTCTCAACGTCTTACCTAGATACTTGGTGAACACGTCATTTGGGATGCTCGCATAGTCATCCAATTTATCAAATATCCTACCATAAATACTTGACTCCCAAGGATTGTCAAACACATTACCCTTCCCAACTATCCCCATTTTGTAAGAAGGAGCAGATTTAAGAGGAACACCACCGGTAAGGATATCAAATTCTGGATGGGTATCATCTAGAGGTTTATCATCAAGCTGTTTATAATATATAGGAGATTGACCGGATATCACACGATCAAGATCAGATCTATACATCTTTCTTGTTATATCCTCTATCTCTCCTCCATCTTGCTTATCTTCGATCTTCTCTCCCCATAGCCCATATTTCTCCATGGGCCATATGCCGTCTATGGCATCCACATAACCAACGGGATGCTCCCCGTCCAGACGTCGGCTCCGTCGCTCGTCCGCAGGGTACAGGGCGTTGGCCAACGGCTGCGTGATATGACCCAACCCCTTATCCTTGGAACTCGACATAGCATCCACCACAGTCCGATATACAGGTCTTAATTTCTCAGGTAGATATAATCCCGCCTCATCAACCAACTCACCGATCTTCTTATTTATACCCCTGATACTGAAATTATAATTACCCATACCGTTATTCAACGGGGACAATGTACCTCTTATCCCATTCATGCCTTTAACTGCGGCTCCTCCGCTAAGGATATCAAACTCCGGGGACACGTTTCTCAAAGGACTATCATCCATACCTCTGAAATACATAGGACGCTCGCCTCTTACGACACGATCAAGATCCTCCTTATATAAATCCTTTATCCATGAAGGAATTTCCTCTGGTTTATCTTTCTTAGCCATAAATCATGTTTTTCACAAAGATAGGAATAATAGCATGTAGATTAAAACAGTAAGCGGATACATGATTCATATCATCTACCCGCCTACATCCTCAATGCATATGATAAGCCGCTAAGGCTTTCTTAGCCGAATCCCTCGACTTGTACTTGGCCGGCCATAATTTACCGGTCTTGTTGCTAACCACTCGCCAATTACTCCCTACTTTCTTAATGCATCCTGACTTCGGGCATTCGCCCTTCTTCTTACCGCTAGCTTTTCCTGTTGCCATAACATCAAATATTTAAATTACAATAGTACTTACCTCATAAGTATCATAATTAATTTTTATCTTACTCATTTTTGAAGAGTTCGGATCAAAAAATACCAAATAAGCGGCATCATAAATATAACTTGCTATGATATATGAATTAAAAGCCGCCGTAAAACCGGAGTCAGATATCACTCGTGAAAGATACATATGATAATTATTTAGAATATAACTTTTTATATCATCATATTTTGATTTGGTTATAGATGATACTATATTAATAGTCCCAGGTTCTAATAGATAACTTGATATGTCTATACCTCTTATATCCTGATATAACCCATTATCCATCAATGCTTTATTCCCAGTCCCTTTCAACTTAAGATGAAGCTGATTATCAAAATTTATATTATCTTCTGTATTCCCAAAAGACCTTACAATAACTATCTCCGTGTCATCTGATGATGCTATATTTAAAGAAGAATTAATATATTCAACATTCAAATTAGGGTAAACAGATATAGATACATCTAAAAATCCCATATTAAGGAGATTATTTGAAGAGGAGATATAAATAGTGATACAATCATTCCTTTGATCATTAAAAACCATCAAATCATTGACATACACACCACCAATAGCTTCCACAAAAGAATCACTAGGTTTTATCATCCTGATATTGGACGTAGAGCTACCGTCAAACAACAACTTTATAGTATTATATTGAGATTGAGACAAAGTAGCAGATTGATCTCCTACAAGCTGTAAGATAATATCTAAAAAAATCATTGTATTCTTCCGTGGCTATACCATCAACCCACGTCCCATCGCCACGAAGGAAGGACATCTGTTTGCCTGCGGCGGGAGCCGGCACCAATCCCGCAGCGCCAGCCCCGGACGCCGTGGCGCCAACCATATCCTTGACCTTATCAAGTCTACTTTCTATTTGACCTCCATTGTACTTACCAATAAAATCTTCCATGTTTTGAAAAATATTAAATTTAATAAAATATATTATATTTCTTTATAAGTTTATGAGTGTATTTTATTCATTAAAACACACTCTTAATCCTTACTGGGTTAAACAATAACCCTCTATCGATTATCCTTTGGATAGATCCACAGGAATCACCGACTACTTTTCTCATAATGTTTAATGCGCCGTTCACATCAGCATTAATGAGTTTTCCTGTTGAGGACTGGTATAGTCCTCTTTTCTTTCTCTTTCCCAAATAGTTTTCATGTTTTCCTATCGCTTCAAAAGCTAACGAATCGCATTTCGAAGTGTAGGATTCTTCATGCGTAACTATTTCTATTCCTGCCAATTTGCATTTGTATTCCATGTAACTGATTAATCTCGCAAAAGGGATTTGAGTAAACTTCTGATTGTTTCTTTTTCCCATGTTTACTCCTTGTTTCCATCCCTTATTATAGCCTACAATTAATTTTGTCACTTCGGAATTTATAAGCAAATCTACTATCTTTCTGCTTATTTTGTGAAATACATCTTCTATGTATAATTCTCTGTCATAATATAATTTCTTTATACGCTTAGTCGTTCCTTTTATCTTTTGCAAATCCTTAATACTATTCAATTTAGCTAATGTCTTATTAAATAGCTTATTGTATGATTTTATAAATTCCCCGCTGAAAAGATATGCGAAATCCTCACTAACTAATGTTACAAGATTGTCGATACCTAGATCAATTGAAGATACTTTCTCCCTCCTTCCCTTACTGGTTTCCGTATCTTTGACCTCATAAATTATCTCGACTTTATATCCTTTATTCAAGGGCTTTATTCTGACTTGATTAAAATCTTTTATCAGATCCTGGTACTTTTCATATTGAGGTATACCTATCGAAAGACTTTTTGATAATACAATCTTTCCGTATTTAATCTTGCAACTTTGATTCGTATAACACAAGTAAAATTCCGAACCTCTTTTCCTATAACATGGAAGACATGGTTTTTCTTTGTATTTATTAGGATGCTTCTTGTAATCTTGCACTGATTTGTAATATCCTTTAATATTTTTGTCAAGAACCCGAAGAATTTGTTGACTGCATTGTGCTTTCAATAACTTATAATTAATGCCACCATCCAAGTTTTTAGTGTTCTTCATAATGGAATCAAGTTCAAAATAGGATAGCCATTTGCCTTCTTTTGAAAGCATTTCCCTGAATATATATAAAGCTTGATTGTATAAGTTATTGCTAATCTTGCATAGCGTTGATATCTCTTCATTTTGTCCTATGTTAAACTTATACACCAATCTCATTTTCCATATCGTTTTAATATACAAGGGAGAGGCGGCAAATACCCCCCCCCATATGTTAATAAATCAATAAATTTTCTCATCATTACTAAACCATCTTACTATCATCTTGAACCGGCTCTCAATGTCATTCACGAACCTTGCCAAGAACCAATCGCCACGAAGACGATCACGCCACCTCCGGTGATAATCGACAGCCCTGGGGTCGATCTCCCGGTCAATATCGTTCACGTCCTTAACCCATACCGGTAGGTTATTAGTATCGTCCTTAACCTCGTTGAAGTAGTCGTTGATGTTGATCTTCTGGTCCACTTCCGTCACCAGTATATCACGGCTATCGTCGTTAGTTATAGGATATCTTAGGCGCTGGCTCATGTCGTTCTTATCGGCGATGGTCATCCTAAGCTCTCCACTGTTGTTGGTATCGTTATAGAACCATGCCTTATTAAATCCAGTTGTTCTTCTAACCTGATAATTAACCTCATCCTGATACCTTCTGGCATCCATCCGATATTGGTAGTTCGTGAGGATCTTATTCACGTACTGCTCACGGACAGGTACCTCTATGACGAACGGATATAGCTTACCGTAGAATACTTGATAAGATTGGTTGGTTAGACCATGCGACCATAATCCTATCTCACGACCGTCGTTAGAGTAATTCTTACCAGACTGGAAATAATGCTGGTGCTCGATATAATAGTCAGGGGTGTATGATAGATATGATTTCCACTCACCCTTCAAACAATTATATCCAACGGTAAAGGAGACATCCGTGAAATGGCTGGTGTCCGAAAGATCCACCGCCTGCCCGTTCCTGTAGAACCGGCCTCCCCTGAATTGGTACTCGCTTGGATTCCCTACCGGTATGTAATCCCTCTTGGTTATCAATACCCTCTTGAAACGATTATCCCAACCCATGGACAGACCTATACCAAAGAACTTGTTATCGATATCATAATAAGACAGCTCAGCATCCGTATCGGCGTTATATATCCGGCTACGGATGATCTTCATCTGAAGATGCTCCTTAAACCAGTTTCTAAGCCCCGGAGTGACCTCCGTAAGATTCCTGCCGTTAGAATCTACCTTAAACACCTGACCACGCCTTAAATCGACCCAAAAATGCCCGAACTCGCAACTGATCATATCCCGGCTCTGGGTCCCGGAATACCCTAACGTCGTGTTATTATACTCAATGCCACGAGAGGCGAAAAGACCACCTGTACCTAGCTCACTATTCTCCGGGGATATTCTCTCCGCCAACACGTCTATGGCATTGTACAACCCTACCTGATTCTCGAAGCGGGCCAATATCTGATCCGACTCTATCCCCTTCATGCTTATAAGTTTACCAAACGAGGTCTTAAACTCATGGTAATCCATAGGCTTGTACGAAAGCCAAGGATCAGTCATGCCGTTCTCCGAAACGTCGGCGGTGCTCCATATGACGCCGTTGGGTCTTTGGTAGGCGCAGTCCCAAAAATTGCTATCATACGTCTCTGGTAATGACCTCCCACCTAGCGTAAAACGATTCTTGTACACAGGACTTATCTTAAACACATTATCCCTTGATATAGGGACATTACGCTCTTGGGTCCATGATATATAATCCCCTACTTCTGGATAGAATCCCTCATAAGGCTCAGGTCCAGCTATACGGAAATTACAATTAATCTCAGACTCCACTAGAAACTGAGGTATGCCGTAAAAATACAGAAAGAAACGACCACTAAGATACATATCCCCGGTCTTGCAAGCCATCTCGTAAGCACTCTTACGGCTAGGGAACGAATATAGCGATCCAGTATACGTGTCAGTCTTATTAAGATAATCCTCCCCAGTGTCATAATTAACAAAATAACGTGGATACCCGATATTCCTATAGTCGTAGTAGGGGAATGGTATCATATCTCCCTGACCAAACTGGGTCAAGTAAAACATAGGCATTTTCCTTTTAAGCGAGAATCTGGATATAAACACATCACCTCCAAAAACAGGTTTACGCTTATCCTTATCCATCAACCCGCAACCACCTAACGATACCCACCTAATATCCTCTATCTGCCCGTATTGAGCCGGAGAATATTTCTTTATTCTCATATAGGGGCAGGATACGAAAGATTCACGTGTCATAAAATGAGGCGTCATACCAGCTACCTCATCATTACGAATATTACATTCATCCTGAATACGGCTGGTATCGTAACTTGATACCAATTCCGGATATTCAAGCATATACTTATCCATACCAAATGACATGAATAACGAGTGCTCACGATCGAGGTTGTTTATGATAATAGGCTTACCGCCTACGGTCTCCCCTTGCGAAGAGATATCTGTTACCGGATATAATCCGCTCTTGATATATTTAGCCGTTGACAATCCACGTAACTCTGACTCCCCTATTTTTTGGTAAAATAAATTATAATGAGCGACAGAAGTATAATAATAAGCATAGTTCCGTCTAGGTCCCCTATCTATCAATGCCGTTAACCACTGATACCTGTACTTGCCTATATCCACCACGGACTGGGCTGTGGCCTTGGCGATACCTGTAGCCAGACGGATAGCCGTCAGCGCTATGCCGACAGGGTTGGCTAAAAAGAACACGCCTCCACCGACATATTGCTGTGAAGCCGACTGATATGTATACTCAGCTATAGCGGATATTAAATTAGCCATAGCCTCCACCGTAGCCAATGATGTTGCCATACTGTAAGCCTTACTCCCTAATATCGTCCATTTAGGGTGATCCTCCACTTCCCTGAATATACCGGAGGATTTACCTAATTGATAACCATCAACAAGGCACTCGGTGGGAGCGTCAGGCTTGTTAAAGGCAATATCAGGGCTTAAGAATGAATACCAGATATTACCCCTCCTGTTAAACGGATGCGTTATAAATTTCTCACGATTAATATCCTTATAGATATACATATCATCAGACAAATCGTTGTAAGGGTAATTAGGATAAAGGTTAGCCGATCCGTCGGGATCATCGTACTTAAACATATCATAAGCCAGACCTGTACCAATAACACTCTTATCCAATGTCCTATCGCCCCTATACAACTCATATCCTATTATGGAATCCCTTCTAGCCTTATCTATAAGGCCATTCTCTACCGCTATATCCAGAAACTCATTAACGATATCGTCATCAAGCATCACCCCCATAGGATAAATATAGGAGTCAACTCCATATTGACCGGTCAGTTGAGACGGATTACCCATAAAAGGAGCGACAGAGTTATCAGGGAACTTGTAATGACGTATAGGTTTCTGACAAAATGTGGTTGACGTATTGGGGTACTCAGCGTTATCCCCATTACCGGTGAAATAAGACTTACCCTCAACGGATTTAGGAGACCCATAGTATTTCGTCAAAGAATCTATTATATCCTTCCTCTTTGATCCTCCCGATGATATCCCGATCTTACTTGAATCATACAACTCAAAATTAGCCGGATACTTATTGGTAGACTCCCAATATCCGAAATCACCGTACTGATATGGTCTGGGAGCGCAATCAGCGGGTTTATCTCCACATGAGATACATTTCGCCTCATAGGTAACGAATCTCCTTAATTTCAATTCTTTTGTGAAGAAGAATACGTATTTCACCTCCAGTGGCCGAATGCCAAAACAGAACGGGGCGGGGAAGATGGCGGTGCCGGCCGTATAGAATCCGGCAAGCTCCTTCATGTCCTGCCTCATGGCGAAACCGGTGAAGAACACGCATACCGCAGGCTCGATGCAAACATATATCTTATGGAAAGTAGTCTTGTCATCATTCCAGAACAAGTACTTTGGCATCATAAATATCTTATGATCCACGTAATTCACTATAACACCTTTCTTGGCATCATTAGCCAAAGGATTAGGAGCCACGGTACCTTCCTTGTCCGAGAAAAACGTTATACGAACCTTATTGTATGATGACGAGTCGCCGATCGGATAATTATAGTTACCCATCATCTCTATATACATAATACCGTTATCAGGATCGGATAAACCACTTATGTATTTCTCGTAATCCAACTCCACCCATCTGGCGTATGAGGATACATGTGGATAAAACTTGAAATAAGTCAAGTTGCTTCTGCCGAACCAATTGGTCTTGGCGTCAATATCATTCTGCACAGACACACGACCTTCCCAGTCAGTAGTTATACCGGTATTAAACTTAGAATTATCACCATCGCCAAAAAGACACATGGCGTTCTCGATACCAAACTGACTCTCATATTGGGGGAAATAAGCCTCCATCGTATCCATTAACTGATCAAGCATCGTCTCCGTATGCTTCTTTCCTTCCCATCCGGGATATTGATACAAATATGTGCACTTACCCAATGACCTACCCCCTTGGAACGTGGGTAGTTGAACATCGTTAATAGTAGGATTCACGTGAGGATCACCTACCGAACACCCATTAGTACATATACCCTCATCATATAACTGCCGGACATTAGACATATCCTGACACAAGACCAGGGCGGAGGAGTCTATATCAGACGGGAATTTATCCTCATCCTGACCATCCAGCCATTCCTGAACCAGATCTATGATATTCTTACCTCCACTGGAATAATTATCGAAATCACACAATACAGAGAACTTCCTTTGTGACTCGGCATTACTTTGTATTAAGGTGGTAGGCTCGGTCTCCGTATAATCACTAGCCAGCTTATACGTAAAATCAATCCTAGAATCCACCAAAGAGTTTTTATCCAATATAGTCCTGGTCTCTATCCTCTCGATATCATCACATCCACTAGGGAAATCGGGAGCCTTTATACCGTCTTGATCCTCTGGCAATGATATAGCAGCGCATAACTCGTCAGTAATACCTACATTAGATTCTATGATATCACACAAGTTCTCTATATTATCAGCGATATAATCAATAGCATCATCTACCGTAACATCTTCCCCCATCGTGTTGATAACGAATTGGGTCTCTCCTACCGTGGCATATTCCTGCTCTACATATCTGAGTTGCTTAACATCTAGCTGATTCTTGCATTCTCCTCCAAAATCATCAAATCCCCAGGACGGATCGTTTATAACCTTAGCCGTATTCTTAAACTGCCAAAGATGACGGCGGCTGTTCCCGGCGCACTGCGGGTTGTTCTCCAATACCGACGCCGCCGATAGATCTTCAGAGTTACCATCCTCATCAACGATGACCTCCATCTCCTCCCTTGTAGCCGGACGAGGAATAAGCGGGAACCTAGCCGTCCTGTATCCCGTGTTGGTAAAGAATCTTATACCTAACGGATATACCTCATCACGCATGAATGAAGCGTATTTAGAGCAAGCTACCCCATCCTTGTATAGATTCTCAGTGGCTATGGATGTCTGCCATTTAACGAAATGTCCCAAGAAGTTAACTACCGGCTGTAAATTCCATTCATTCTCAACAGTCAAACCGTATTGAAGAAGACGATTCCCGACAGACGTCATGCCTCTGGCTGTCTTATATACCGGTATTTCCTTGGATAACTTCTCCATGGTCGTACGCTCGCTATACTGATCTGTAAGATAATAGATAGTCCTTTCCGTTATCGGATGTATGCCTTCTATGAAATACTCAAGAACCGGGCTTTGCTCACCATTAAACCCAACCGTGTTCTGTATAACACCTATCTTATAATGAGATACCTGCTTATCTATATTAGACACGGTAAGGCGGATACCCATGTTGGTTGACTTACCCCATAAACCATCGCGGATAACCATATCTTGACGATCGAATAACATGATTGGGTTGGTCAATGAGCAATATCCGGTCTTCTCAATCCCGAACTCATCGCACAACGCCACGCAGAACTGGTAGGTCCCGGCACGCAGGCTCCCCCCGAACTCCACGACCTCAGGCTCCACGCACGGGGCCGTCAGCAACGGGAACACCAGCAGCTTCTCGCAGGCCAGCCTACACCTCTCTATTGGCTTGTCATCCCCACATGTCTTATACCCATGGTAATGATACCAAAAGTCACCATCATCATCCGGATTAAGAGCCTTATCGACCATAACATATCGCTGGGGATTATATCCATCGGTCCAGTATATCACCTTCCCGCATTTCTCGTCCTTGATCTCTATATCAAAAATCGGATGATGAATGGAAAAATTAAGACAAGGATCATCAACCCCGTCCTCTATCAGGACCTCCATCAAGTCACATATCTCATCGAAACGACCATCCGACTCCTCAAGCCTCTCACCAAGGATACGATGGATATCCTTCCCCGATCCGGCTATCTGATCCTCCACGGTCTTTACATAATCTAATGACCTCATGAACGTGATCTTAGAGGTATTGTTATCAGGATTCACCAGAAAGAAATAGGTATTATCACCAGCTATGTCATTCTTATACCCAATAACCTTATAGCCATCAAATCGCTTACATAAAAGGGTGCTAGGCTCGTTCTGGATCTTAAGCTGACTTCCATCGTCACCCTCTATGGTAGCGTTCAAGGCGAAACTATACTCAGACGGGGACAGATCCTGTGGATGCTTATCCCTGTTCATCCCGGAATCGGGAACCGCTATGTTAGAGTTATTTTGCACGATCTTATCTTTTTCGCAAATATAGCAAATCCGGCGGATAATCACTTACACGCCGGATCTTAACAAAAACTGTACGAAAAAGAACAATCACTCACCTATTCTTACAATGCAGTCACGAGACTCCTTGTTATAGATCATCGTGCCTACCTTAGAATACAAGGTCTTTATATTTTGCCAATTATCCTCACCATGAGCGGATACGTTAGTGGGAGCGTCACCGGTATAAACTTCCTCGCCTCCGATATTGACAAAATCATATCCACGTTTCTCCATAGAACCGCCCTTATATGCCGTGAACCTGATAGTGACATTACCTTTCTCACGACCACCATACCAGTTACCGTATATACTACACCTGATCTCAAGAGGTAATTTATCATAATTATCGCCATCCAACAACGGCCCCATCTGGATCAAGGCGGCCTCATTACCTGATTCCATGTTATCACCACCGTGGATAAGATAATCACCTACCCGCTCCTGCGTGGTCTGGTACTGTTTACTCCAACCAACCAGCTTGCCGTCCACGTCCGGGAGGCCGGTGTTATCGAAACCGGTAGCCGTGTCAAAGTCAATGCCGTCCTCGTCAGCCCAGATATACCTAAGCACAAGGTAATCGAACTCCGGGATGATCACCACCGGGACGGACTCCTGCCTGCACACGAACGTCTTCTCCTCCTTGGTCCCCTCTTTTATAACCTTGTATGTTACCTGACGTATCTCGCCAGTCTCATTAATATCAGCGGTAACCCTAACCTCAGCAGGACCGGTACCACTTGTCTTATCTAAATGTATCCAATCAGCCATATCATCGTATTTTGTTAAATAAGTTTAATATACTTATCAAAAGCGTTGGGCCACATACGCTCATGGGACAGCATCCTCCTCCTATTATCCTCAGCCAGCTCCCGATAATCATTCAAGGTAATCATCGACATCTTAAGCTCTTTCATAGCCCTAGCGAACTTACCCGGCTCCTGCTGAGCATATAATTTATAAGCATCACCAGCGCCTTGTATCAAACCGTTAACGGCGGCGTTCTCGAAGATCTTCATCTTGATATACGTCTCGACATAATCCTCAAGATAACCTAACGCCGTTTCAGGTATATACGGGAGACCGTCATCATCCTTGGGTGTAGCACGATATATGATGTAAATAAATCCATCAAACCCAGTATACATAGTATTGCCAGATATAGTTATATCATAATTATCCCAAGCATATTTATCCCGATACTTGTCGGCGGCGCAATCACGTCTCAACCCACGACCTATAGACAGCCTTACGGGGTGATGGTAATGGAAGCGAACCTCGTGAGAACCGATATATAGCTTCTCCGTGATCGTCTTCTCAAACTCCTCCTTACAGCACTCCGTGCAGGAGTTCCAACGGAAGCCGCGCTCGGTGCGCTCGACCCAGCCGATCTCGTGTTGGAGGTCAGCCTTAGCCTTATCGCCCCCCGGAATCTCACAGACAAGAGGCTCACACCTATAGGCGTCAAGCATGTCGAAAAAATCAGAAGGCAATACCGCCTGTTTGTTGCTGGTCTTGACAACCGCCTCGGACATGACCGCTATAACACCCCCGAACCTTTTCAAGGCGATCTCAGCCCATCTATAAACAGACGAGGTATCTATAGCCCCGCTATCATCGTATTTATGTAAATCGGCCTTGATCTCGGCCAACAACCCTTTTATAGTCATATTCAAGTCTTTTGCACAAAGATATGTATTTGAATCCGTGATACAAAAAAAATCCAGTCTACCCTCACGGGCTAACTGGATCACAAAAAAACTTCTACAGCTTGTAAACCCATTTAACTCCAAATACCTTACTCTCCGACTCAACCTCCCGATACAAGAACTTATATCTCCTACCTGATTCCATAGCCAACCTACATTCCTTATTCAAGGCCGGAGAGATATATAGATGAAAATACTTATTCCTAGGCATAAAATCCATACACGTATGGACGTAAGAATATCCACCCGTCCCACGCCTATTAATAGTACCGGTAAGTTTATTCAGATATATCTTACGATTAGGATTGATCTTATGGCACAGATAACCGATATTATTTATATAAACCCCGCCCTCATTATCTAAGTACTTATCACGTATGACCTTCCATATCAAAGACTGACATTCAAGAATATCATTCTTCTCCACAATCGTATGCTTCCTCCTTTTCCCGTTCTTAGACATAATAGATCTATAGAATCGAAGAAAGTACTGATCAAGTATTTTAAACGACTTTGTTTTCATGTCGCAAATATAATAATTTCATCCTTATTCAAGAAATATTTGGCAAGTTTTGGTGTGAGTGTAATGGTGATAAGGCTGCCCTTACCGCCGCCGCACAGGCTTCAGCTAACGCACTCGCGCAGGAAAAAGCCAATGCGATGGAGTGCAATTGCCCTAAAAACTGGAGTGCTAATGTAACGGATTACAGTGAAAGTGGAAGTTGTATTAACTTCACCATAGAGTATAGCAACCCGTGTAGTTCCAATAAAACTGTAACAGTAACAGGAGGAGCTGAAGCGAATACCTCCACAGGCATGGAGATGACTACCAGCACCACAGTTACAATTGGTACAGGTAGCGGATCTACTAGTGGTAGAATGTGTTTTCAAGCAGGCATAAAGCCTGGGACGGCGCATGCGGCTTGTACAACTGGTGGACAATGTTAGCGATGTATATACAAAAAAGGAGAGGTTGATTAGCCTCTCCTTTTTAAATAAACCTAAGATCTCTTTTCTTAGTATGATTAAGTATCCTACTGATATGCCTTGTACTAAAACCTGTTTTGTCTTTTATCTTATCATAGATATAACCTTTGGATACGTAAGCTGACATATCTCCTAGATCTTTTATAATCTTGTCATACATATCATGCGCCTCATTATATCTTATGATAGAACTATCTCTCATTCCTCTTTCGCCTATATCGTCAACTATGGCGTCATTGAAACCGAAGAAATTGATTATTGATCTTATTAGATTCATGTTATTGAATTTTTTGTGTTTTCTTATTAATATCCATATCCGGGTTCTCATCCGTAGGGATCTGCAATTTGGTTATCGTCTCTCTTAACGTCTCTGAGACAACATATTCTAGTAGCTTGTCAGGACATACGAAATCATAATCCCATTGAGATGTACATGGCTCATCTTTTTCCGTTCCACATCCCCCTAGCTCTAACGCCGCTTTTCTGTCGAGAGTTATAAGATCAACATTTATAGCCTCTATGTTAATATCTGGTATATAGATATATCCATCATTGACATAATAATAGTATTGATCTATATTCCCGTATTTACGTTCCTTGTTGTTAGCGTATTTTCTTAACGATATGGAGGTAAATATAATATCATCCATGATGTTTGATACTTTGATGATAGCCGGACCTATACGGGTATATATCATATCGGGCAATCTTTTCTTGGATCTCATAAGTACCCTGCATAGTTTAAACTCATCAAAACAACAATCAATTTTCCGAACCCTCTCCATCTCCATGCAATTGATATGAGTATACAGTGATTCCTCGCCGAACAAGGTTCCATCAGCATACTTCTGGGCTATATATGATCTTGCCTTTTGTCTTCCTATGGATAATATCCATCTCCTACTGACATGAGCGTCCTTATTGATGGAGTTCATATCATTTATGATTCTAGATACAAATTCTGAATTTTTCATATGCTAAATACTGAGGAGGGGATATACCCCTCCGGTTGTTACTTCTTTTTCTTAACCTTGCCTCCACATTTCAATTGAGGTTTCTTTTTCTCGGAGACCTTGCCTCCATTAGCCATTTTCTTTTTCTTACTGCAAGCCATAACACTATATTTTAATATTACTGTTACAATATTAGCTATTTAAATTGATAATAAAATAAATAATACTAATGAAGCTCCAATTTACCGCCGCCGCACAGGCTTCAGCTAACGCACTCGCGCAGGAAAAAGCCAACGCTTTGGAGTGCAATTGCCCGGAGCCGGAATGTACTAGAAGGGTTTCAGCTTACATAACAGAGACATACACGTCTCCACCAGGAGTCAAGTACGAGGTTCAGGATAGCAGCAGTAATTGTAGCGGAAGTGAATGTAACTCAAAACAAGCTACTGTCACATTTAGTTGCTCTAACGGGGATTACCATACCCAGAGAGTTAATTTAACTTGTAATGGCAGTTTTAGCTCTACCGAGTTTTTCTCCGCCGATTGTCCACCTGGATCTATAACAATATCAGCTTCTTATTAAAGAGGCATAATAAAAAAAGGAGAGGTTAATTAGCCTCTCCTTTTTATTATATATCAGACTCTTAACATTGACCACCAGCTCTTCCGCTTATATTGATAGAATTACATGGATATCCACGATCAAAAGATATAGTAGCCTTTTTAGTGCCTGATCCAGTAGGTATAGTTACTGTCGTACTCCCGATAGTAGTCCCTGAGCTTGAGGCTTTTACCGTCAAACTCTTCTGCGTAGTACATTCATTACTATACGTAATCTCGACCTTTACTCTTAGCGCTGAAGTGCCCGAAGGAGTGCCATTGCAAGGATCACCATCGACATAAGCATTGGCTGACCAGTTTTTAGTTGGCGGGCAATTGCACTCCATCGCATTGGCTTTTTCCTGCGCGAGTGCGTTAGCTGAAGCCTGTGCGGCGGCGGTAAGGGCAGCCTTATCACCGTTACACTCACACCAAGTGCCATTGTTTCCACCAGCAATCCAATAAGCGGAAGCCGTTGGAGCCGTACAATTCGACGGACAACCTTGCTTGGTAGCGGTAGCCGATACATAGTCATTACATACCATTTGAGGGCATGTCTTAGCATCAACAACAGCCTGGAGATTGGCCTTAGTGCCAGAATAAACGTCATAAGCGGCGCTAGACGCAGCTTGAGTCGTGCTCCTGCAATATTCTCCGGCAGAAACAACCTTCATAGGGCTACTAGGAGCGCATACATCACCACATTCGCCCGAACATCCCTTACATACCTCATTGGTATAGATAGTGTAGTCATATGGATTACAACAATGCTCGCCACCATTCTGCCAATATCCCGTAGGATCGCACTCGCTAGAATAATGCTCCTCGCTATTACCATTATTACACCTACTATCATCCATATGGTATGTATTATCACATCCGCATCCACAAGATCTGGAATCATACTCAATCACCTCGTCTTGATCAGAAGCAGAGGAACAAGGATTGGTTTGACTCCTTTTCTTACGATAGGTACACCCGTCGCAATAATAACTCCAATTACCATAAGTAGGAGTATCATCATCGTCGGCGCAATCACCATTCTTATTGGCATAAGCCTGAGCGGCGGTCTTAGTCGCCGTATCATTCTTGAAAGCATTCTGAACCTTGCTGTCGGCATCCGCCTGAGATACGGTGGATGTCAACGCTGACAACCCTAAAGCGCTATAAGGAACGGATAAAGCTACACCATGTTTACATGTACCACAATTATCCTTATAGAACGTAGCGCTTCCAGTACCGGTCCATACACAAGTTCCATGTTGATTGGCGTAATCCTGTCCCTTCTGGTCTAGGATTTGCTCAGCCTTGCTCTTAGCGTCAGCCAAAGAAACCTTGCTGGTGATAGCTGTGCCGCCGTTGGCTTGCGTAGAGGTCACCGTTATTCTCTGACCAACCCCGCTTCCAGCGCAATTGTTCTTATAGAAGTCACGGCTTGCCACGTAAGTCCAAGTACATCCACCGTTCTTATTGGCGTAGTTCTGTCCATCGGCTCCACGAACAGCGTTCTCAGCCTTCTTATTAGCATCAGCCAAAGATATGTTGGAGGTGTAGGGGTGTCCCGGGAGCTTGCTGCTGCTTACGGATACCATGTCGCCTACGCCGCCATCAGCGCAATTGTTCTTCTGAACCTGACCGGTATAGCTTCCTGTCCAAGTACAAGTACCCTTCGAGTTAGCCACGCTCTGACCTTGAGAGTTCACTGCGGCTAATGCCTTGGCGTTAGCGTCAGCTTGCGATACGCATGACTTAAACTTACCTCCCGTAGTAGGATTAGGATCGTTAACATCATTCTGAGTGACAGTAACAGAACTACCCACACCTCCGTCAGCGCATTGACGGGTAAAGGCCTTGGATGCCGTACCCCACCAGAAACAGGTGTTGTTACCTCCAGCTATATACCGCTCTTGATTGTTAGGATCAGTATAACATGTATTGGTATTACGTTGATGCAATTGAGAGATACAGTCCTTACATACGGTCTCTATAGTCTCCCATACCGGTTGCTCGGTCTTAGTATGACACGTGTCATCATAGTTCTTATTAACGAATGCCTGACCCATCCTATCAATATAGGCCTTAGCCAAAGCGTCAGCCTCTTCTTGTGAACGGGTAGAGGTGAAGAACTGCCCCATAAGATCCGGAGTTACGGTAATAGGATCAGCATACTGGCAAGTAGGACATTTAGGAGTGAATTCCTTGCTGTAGTTACCAACATATATCTTCAGCTCATCACAAGTGCCACGGTTGTTGGCAACAGCCTGACCTTGCGCCTTGACAGCGGCCTTAGCAAGCTCGTCAGCGGCGTATTGACTCTCGTATGAGTAGAATGGACCTCCGGTTACATCAGCCTCAGTAACGGTAACTGAAGACGGGATCAATCCTCCCGGACAGTTATCCTTCTCGAATGCCTCACTATAATGACCGGTATATTTAGGAGCCTCATGGCAAGTACCACGCTCATCGGCGATCTTCTGACCTTGATTCATTACAGCGGCCATAGCCACTAAATTAGCCTCATCTTGAGATACACAAGACTGGAACGGATGACCATCTACCATATCTTGTGTCACTGTGAACGGATCTCCTATCTGATTAGCGCCACAATTGCTCTTCGTAAACTCGAAGCTGGCCTTACCGGTATACATAGTAGCGTTAGAGCAAGTACCCTTGGTATTAGCCAAAGCCTGCCCTTGAGCTTGTACGGCGGTCATGGCCATAGCGTCAGCAGCGGTCTGGGAGTCGTTGGACTGGAATGGGTGTCCTTCTACCATATCTTGAGTGATCGTCACTTTAGATCCTATCTTACACTCACCACAGTTGTTTCTCGTGAACTCCAAGGAAGCACGGCCAGTGTACGTACAAAGAGCATGGATATTGGCAAGGGCCTGTCCTTGGGCGTCAACGGCGGCCTTGGCCTTGTTATTGGCATCCTCCTGAGATATAGTTGAAGTAAATGGATAACCATCAACCATCCTATCGTTTACCGTATAAGTGCCACCAGTACCAGTACCACAGTTGTTACGGGTAAACGTACGTGTATAAGTACCGGTATATACAGGTACCTTCTCGCACTTACCTTTCACGTTAGCCACATCCTGACCTTGAGCCTCGACAGCGGCCTTAGCCTTGTTATTAGCGTCCTCTTGAGATACAGTAGACCTGAAATCTCCTGTCACCATAGTCTCATCCACGACAACCTTGGTGCCGTATTGGGTCTCATCACAATTATTACGAGTGAACTCCTTATTATACTTACCATAGTAAATTGTCTTTTCCTTACATTCTCCCTCCAAGTTAGCTTGTTGTTGGGCGTTAGCCTCAAGATCGGCCTTAGCCTTATCATCCGCATCCTTCTGAGAGATAATAGAGAAGTACTTACCAGCGGCTACAACATAAGTATAAGGTTGACCGATATGGAACTCATCGCAATTGTTTCTAGTGACTGTCTTCTCCATCCTTACGTTATAATAGACATTAGTCTGACAGTCGCCACGCTCGTTGGTGATAGCCTGACCTTGCGCCTCGACAGCGTCCTGCGCCAGCTTGTTGGCGGCATCCTGCGATACCGTAGAAGTGAACGGATAGCCGGTACACATCTTCTCATCCACGGTAAAGTCAACAGGCGTAGAACCTTCAGGACAGTTGGTTCTCTGGAATACCTTAGAATATGATCCGGTAAATACCGGTATCTTCTCGCAATTACCCTTGATATTAGCTATATCCTGACCCTGAGCCTCTACAGCGGCTTGAGCTAAGCTATTAGCGTCTTCCTGTGACACGATGGATCTAAAGTCTCCTGTAACCATCGTCTCATTAACAACCACTTCCGTTCCGTATTGAGTGGAGTCGCAATTGTTACGGGTAAAGGTCTTGCTAAACTTACCATAATAGATATTCTCCTTAGGCTTACACTCACCTTCCAGATTAGCTTGTTGTTGACCATTCTTTTCAATATCCTCAAGAGCCTTCCTGTCGGCGTCCTCTTGAGAGATAGAAGACACGTACTTACCCTCAGGAACGATGTAAACATATTCCTGACCATCACTGAACTTATCACAATTGTTACGGATAAAGGTTTTCCTTTGCTCCTCGTTATACCAGATGTCAGTTATACACTCACCATGTTCATTGGCGTATGCCTGACCATTTAGGGCTATATCCTCCATAGCCTTGGCATCGGCGTCCTCCTGCGAGATAAATGACTTGTAGGTCCTTTCCTCGACCGTATACAACACCACCGATCCATGTTGGTTGGCCAAACAATCGTCCTTGGTGAACGGCTGAACCATCTTGATATTATAATAAACGGGTTTGGCGTCTTGGGCTATCATATACTCCTTGACAATATTACCGTCCTTTGACGTTATACGGAACTTAGCCGTACAGATCTGACCGGTATAATTAGCCTTGTATACGATATTGAGCTTATTATCGCCTACCCCATGGCTCTTGTCGTTAATGGCAAAGCAATTACCCTCAACGCAATTCTTATCTATTTCCCTTGCCATGTCAATCCTCCTCTATTCTCCATGAAACATTATCTCCGGCCTCTACCCTCACGATCTGGGTATCACCATCCTTATTAAGCGTCAACCTTTGCGGATCCACGTTAAAGGGTGGTTCCGGTTCCGGCTCCTCGCTGCCATCGCCGCAAGTGCAACATACCAGTTCAATATCATACTCGGTATTGGACTTGATATCGATAACGACCTGACCGTTCTCACTAGTCACGTTATCAAAGTCATGATCAAGTATAATATAAGGTATATCATTAGGCTGTTGATTGATATTAACAACCTTGCCATTCAAGACAAACATCTCATGATGCTCCTCGTTATCCATGTTCTTAGGCATGGCTATAACGAAGCTAGCGTCATACAGGTCAGTGGCTCCCGGATCCTCAGGATCGGCGTACACCACGTATCTGCTATCCTCGTCAGGTATCTTAACGGATAACCCGTTGACGTTCATAGACACCATATAGCATTTACTTACCGAACCACCAAGGGTAAGGCAGGAGGCCTTGACCGAGGCGGAGTTAAGCTTGGCGTTGATGACCGCCGTCCCACCCTCCATGTCGAACATGATATTGGCCGGATCTACGCTCACCCGCTCAATACCCTTCTGGGTTATGGTAGCGAGTTTCGTTACCTTGCCTTTCTCGACCGCTACGTAAGTCTCCCTAGGCAACCTACCCATCCATCCCGGCTCTACTTTAATAGCCACCTTATCAGGGCCGGTACCGGAAATCTTGTCGTAGGACACCCATGAGGAACCTTGCTCGATCTTAGCAAGAATATCTTTTAAATTATTCATATCATTCCGCTTGAGTTATAGTCCATTTATCACTCTTACCTACGATAATCTCCAGAATCTGCTCACCGCCCTCAGGAGGATACTCGAAGTTAGTAGGCTTAATCTCAAATACACTGGCGCCTCCACAACCAAGATCGCAGATCATGTCCGGCAACCATCCCTCCTCGAAAAAACGCTCTATAAGCTCCCTGACGGCCTCCGAGAAAGAGTCAAGCTCCAATCTATCGGCCGGGACAGATCCTTTCTTAAGTGTCTCACCACATACCCAACCGTCGCACTCGGAAGCCAATACCGTATCATATACTCTATTAGCCATAACAAGAAGTATTTAAAATATTACTATTCAATGTAGTATATACGATATTAACATCAGCGAACTCATCGCCCATGCAATACCTTTTCTTAAACTTAACAGATCTTCCGGAAACCACATACCCGTCGTTAGGTACGATAGTACCGCAGTAGGTCACGCTAAGAACATTCAGAGGCTCGTATCTTAACCTTACGACCTGCACTCCCTTAAACGAATCCCTTTGGATGGAGGACGTGGCAGCAGATACGGCTACCAACTTCCTTACCAGAGACTCGATCACGTTATTCATTCCATCACCGTTCCTGATATCCGCCTCAGGAAAAGACTGACCGTCATATATAATCTGGGAACTGTAGATACTACATTCATTCCCCGGTCTATATTCCGGCTTACATGGATTACAATTTCTCATGTCAAATCAATTTATTAATCATTCTCCTTAATTCAAGTATCTCAGCATCCCTGTCCCTTATGGCTTTTATCATAGCGTTAAGGACATCAGACATATCGCAGCTGGGAGATAATCCCAATGACTCCACACGTACCTTGTCTCCGGGATAAATACAATCGGTGCTCATATACATAGAACATGGCACCTTAGTCTCATCTACAGTAGGCCTGTATTGTTTCTTGTTACAACCATTCATTACCATACCTCCTCTTCTGCACCATTATCACCGCCGCCATTACCGGCATTGACAAACTCGTTTATAATTTTCTTCAAATCCAGAACCTCACGATGGTATAAATCTATCTGCTTATCCCTAGACGCTATAATACGCCTCAATGAGTCTATAACGACAGAAAGATCCGTGCCTTTTTCTATCCCATCCACCACCAACTCATCACCTGAGTATAAGATGCATTTATCATACAAAACTATAGGACATCCGTAGCCAACACAAGGCTCGTCCTGACAATCCCGATCGCAAGGATCACAAGGATCGTTAGGGCATTTGTTAAGAAACCTATCTATCTTAACGCCATGACAACACTCTTCGGGACGTTCCCGTGAATGATCATGACAACAACCACCTGTATTACACATATTAATAATATTAATGTTTTTAGCAAAGATACTTATTTGGTTTGGAAACAAGACAACATACGTTATTAAACAATATAAGGGACACGTCATTCGCATCCCCTATACCCATAAACCATAACAACAAGATAAGATCAGGACTTCAATTTAAGAACAGGATTACCCCATCTATCTTTCCATTGCCTTCCCAAATCGTTTATAACGCCATTATAGTCTTTTATATATCCAGCCTTAATAGCGTAAGATATATTTCTTTCTATTGATACTATCATATCTAGCTCCTCGAAGGAAGCCCTATTTCTTATCCCTTCCTCATGTACGCCAAAAACAACAAAATTTATACCCTTAGCAATTCTTGATAACGATTCCTTTAAGTTACTTTTGTCGCTTATAAGCGAAGATACGCTGCTGCACATCTCTATATAAGCATCACCAGCTGCATTTCTTACCCCTACGATATTATCAACAAACCACATCACAACATCGGCGCAAACCTCAGGACTCATTTCCATGGCCACCACAAGGAAAAGGTAGGGGTTCATATACCACGTTTGACCATCTCCCTTACCCTTTCGGCATGCCAACCCTATTTTATTTAAATCACTAAGATTCAATGTCTTATTTTGTAAGCCGATTTTTGTCTGCTTACATAAATTCCTATTTTCTAGCCTACTTATTATTTCCCTGCATTTCTCCTGGAAACCATTATACTTAATAATATCATTAAGTTTCTTAGGAGATAAACCTTTTTTAAGCCTATCATCAGACAAGACTTTCATAGCTAAAGTGATGTTAACAAAACCATTATCACTGAGCGCAGGTATAACAACGCCCATCAATCTCCTGTCAGAAGATTTGATTTCAACCCGACTTTTCATAACTTTGAACAATATTTTAAATTAAACATAATACCTATCGGTTCGAGATGAATAGATAGGTATGCAAATATAAAATATATTCAACATATAAGCAAGTGTATTACAGTATATAAACTTATCACCCTTGATATATATACAAAAAAAATGGAGGAGACATGCAATCTCCTCCAAACACTAAATCAACTATTATGGAAAACTAAACGCGCATCATCACCAATAACATTGATCCTCTTGATCAATATTCTCAATCCATTTCTCGCACTCAAGATTAAGATCAGCGTACTCCTGCCCCTCTACCATCAAAACCTCACGGGCTTTGGCGTTGGCATCCTCTACTGATATCCATGATCTAAACCTATTGGCTTTGATAGAATAATATACCCTACCTGATTTATATCCAAACGGGCATACCTTCTCAAACCAATCACCGATCGTAGTATTATAGAATACAGGGGAGCAACTACCTTCGGAGTTAGCCTTCTCCTGTCCTTCTTTCATAAACTTCCTATAAGCTAACGTATCAGCATCAATTTGGGATATATCGGATATGACGGCTCCGGCTGGCAATTCATACACAATACCTTCTTTACCTGATGTCCCGGTCTCACAATCGTTCTTGTAAAACAAGCCACGAAGAGGCTGTGAGGCCCAGTCCTCGCAGCAAGCCCCGACGGCGTTGGCCTCACCCTGCCCGATCCGTCCCAGCTCCGCCCTAGCCTTATCATTGGCGTCTTTCTTGGATACGTATGACACAAACCTGCCTTCCTCTACGCATATTTGTTCCTTGGACCCCTTACCACTTACGCAATCGTTCTTGATAAACTCATCGCATACCTGATCATTATACCATACGGACGGTATTATGTCGGCATATGTGTTGGCGTAGTCCTGACCGTTAGCCTTGATATCATCCTCAGCCTTGCTGTCAGCTTCCTCCTGCGTATCGCCAAAATAGACGTTGGCAGGGACCCGGTAGTCAACAGAGCCGCCCACGTACCCGGCAGGCGGGTTGTTTTTGGTGAACGTCCGTACTATTTCTTTATTTCCATATATCATCGTAATTCACTTTGTCACAAAGATACAATTAAAATTCAAATCACAAAGGAAGAGCCTTTTTGCTTCTCAAAACCTTATACAGATAATCCCTTAACTGTTCCTCGGTAACTATATATCCAAATTCAATCATCTTAGCTATATCAATCTCCAGCTCCATCAACTCCTTAGCCTTGGCCTCCTCGCCAACGGAATTTCTTATCATAGTCTCATGAAGACCGTAAACTATTATATTCAAAGATCTAGCTAAATCCTGTATTTTATCTTTAAACCTTGATGAGTCCACGATTTTAGATAAAGCGGAAGACATTCTCCTATAAGCATCACCAGCCTTATCTCTGTAATCTATAAGTTGATCATGTACAAACTTCAAAACCTGAACCTCAAATCTAGGATTTATCCACATGGCGAATTTTATAAATAACAAAGGATGCATCCATATCTTATCAGGTGTCTTGCCATGTTTTGTAACTCTACCCTTTACTTTTATAAATAACTGATTATCACCATTGTCCATTTTTGGACTATGGCTTTCATCATCCTTTAGAGCTTCTAAAAATTCTATGGTTTTAGGACTATCTATAAATACAGAAAACTTTCTTCTTATGTTATCGGGATTATCATTCCATTGCTTAAGTAAACTGTTGGCATCAAAATAACCATCACTAGTTCTTTGAAAAACGTTAAAATCACCCATTTTTCTTGTCAAAACATTAACTGTCTTCATTTTTTAGTCTAAGGTGATTATATACAAGTTTACACCAGTATAATTTGACGCTTCAAGGTCCCGGCCAACGCCAGCGACTCCACGTCCCCTACCCGGTTCACCACCGGTGACGTATCTTATTGGGTTAGAAGATTCTGTTTTTCTAACCCAAATTTCTTTATATTCCTAGCTGCCAGTAAATCCCTATCATTTACGGCCCCACAAGAAGGGCAAGTCCAGATACGATCGGATAATTTAAGATCCCGATGTACGTATCCACATTCGCACATCTTGGAGCTAGGTTCGAATCTACCTATCCGAATCAAATTCACGCCCTTCCAATCCGACTTATAGCTTAATATTCTAAAGAACTCGCTCCACGAGCATGAAGCGATGCTATTAGCCAGACTATGGTTCTTCATCATCCCCTCCACGTTAAGATCCTCAATAACCACGGTTTGGTTCTCGCCTAGGATATTGTTGATAACATGATGCAGGAAGTTATGTCTTTGATTTGATATACGCTCGTATGCTTTAGCTACAGCTAATCTAGCTTTTTCCCTTCTCCGGCTTCCTTTTTGCTTGCGAGTCAATCTACGTTGTAAGCACCTTAACCGTGCGGAAGACCTTTCCAGATATTTCGGATTCTCGAAAACCGAACCGTTCGATAAGGTCGCGAATGTCTTTATCCCTACATCGATACCTACGGTTATATCCGGATTTATAGGAGACTTGTCCGGTAATTTAAGGCCGTTGTCTACAAGGATACTGATATAGTACTTATTTGTAGGTGACTTTGATACTGTAACAGTCCCTACCTTGTCTTTAAATACTTGGTTAGAGTAGAATCTTACCCATCCTAATTTCGGTAACTTAATCCTGTTGTTATCGAAATCGATATGGACATTGAGGATATTCTTGAACGATTTCCTTGATCCTCGCTTTGATTTGAACTTCGGGAAGCCTTTCTTCTCCCTAAAAAATCTGGTGAAAGCCTGATCTAAGTTCCTTATTGACTGCTGTAGACATTCGTTAGATACCTCGTTTAGCCAAGAATATTCTTCTTGCTTTTTAAGACCAGTCAGTTTTTTGCATAGATCAACGGCCGTCAGTGATTTTTTATTATCTTGATACGCTTCGATTTTAGTCTGTAAAGCCCAGTTATAGATAAATCGGGTTGATCCGAAAGTCTTCTCCATTAGCGAGATCTGTTCGGATGTCGGATTTAGTCTATATTTATAAGCTTTTAGCATATTACTATTGTTTTGACGCAAAGGTAAAATATAAAAAGTAATTATATACCATTTTACTTATGTTATATAACATAATAGTGTAAAATTGTATATAATTACCTAGTCTAATTTTGATATTAATAATTAAACAGTTTATGTCCGCTCCCTCGTGAGAGTCGGCGGACATACAAAAATAGCCAATCGGGATGATAAACACAAACCGATTGGCTATTTTTAATATCCCAAAATCAGGACATTAATCACCCATTGCAAATCTTATCCTCTAAAGCATAAAGAACTTTCGCTACGGTCTTATCGCCACTTACCTTCACGCAAGACTCACCAAGATCCCGGACATCTATAGCCTCCCTGACACGGGTAAGCTCGTCATATATCTCCTCTATCACATCAGAGATCATAACACACTCATCAGAGTCCTTATGCTTTGACCACTCCGGAAGATCACCCTCATAAGGTACGCAAGTGGACGGAGTTATATGTGAACAATTATACTTTCTCATGCCAGCAACTTATTAACACGTTCCTTTAACGATCTTACCTCATCCGGGCATAACCCGCAATCATTATCGCATAATGACCTTTGTAGACGAATTATCTTGCCCCAATAAGATACATCAGGCTTATTCCCGATCCTGTACCTATAATACCTCATGTATCCACTCCATTGACAAGACAGCCATTCGTCTACGACCCTACATAGGTCTATTCTATCAAGGCTTGATATACTTTGCGCGCCCATCGAGTATCTCCTTTTTCATTTCCTGTACCTCCTCATCAGGCGGGCATCCATATGGCAGGTTCTTGATCCATTCACGGATCTTCTTCTGCATGTTGAGATAGACGATACCCACGTCACCTATGGTACGGGTCTGTTTGTATATGCTCACCACGTCACGCTCCATTGTCTTCAACGGATCGAGCATGACCATACAACCGGCGGTGCTTCTAGAAGCATATTCCATATCACTAATAACGGTGGAAGAAACACGACTCATCATGCTTCTCTCAATTCTTTCCCTCTCGGCCTTTAACGCCTTTTCCTTACAAGTATTACAACCCATAATTATATCTTTAAAATTCAACAATCCACGCAATTAGTAGCCATCTCAAGAAGCTCTCCGACACGATCAATGATCTCATGAGCCGCCTCTATATTATCCAACCTAACGTTAGCTTCCGCTACAGTCATAAGCGTCTCCATCTCCTGTATCTTGCCTATAAGATCCTTATCCTTATCCTCACACAAGATATCGGTCTTGATCCATAGTCGGTCAAGACGCCTGCGTATAAGATCCGTCTTAAGATACTTGCGACTGAAATTGTAAGTGGAAGGGCTACCTATGATCTTGATATCATATATACCGTCTGGGAGGTCAAGGTATTTGACATTACAATCATCGTAATTAAAACAATTGAGACCTAGTGTTAGGCTTGTAAAGGTATTGACCTGATTCTTGCCAAGGAACAACGTAACGGGGTCGGACATACCCGGAGTAGTGATCTCGATAATCGCCTTCCTATCCTCCAGCAGCCCCCACTCGGACTCATCCAATACCTGAAGCACCTTGGGATCACGTGTCTCTAGCACCTGAAACGACAGCCTAATATCATTCATATTAACCTTCTTATCGTACCGGCACAAGCTATCGTCATAACGGGCTTGCATATCAAGATCCGGGATATCGGTATAATATGTCTTGACCTCATGCCCGTTGATAAATACCGATGTTATCTGGCAAACATGAGACCTAGCGACATCAAAAAACACCATCCTTACATTACCCTCATAATCAACGCCAGATGTCGGGTATGTCAATATCTGGGTATTATACTCACCATCGTTACGTCTAGCCACGACAGTAATTACGATAGGTTTCTCTATATCGTAATCATCCATAATAATCCTAGCGGCGAACTTATCATGGATTATCTTCGGTATGATATTTATCTGGTTCATGTTAATATCTTTTTCGCAAAGATAGCACATGTCATGTCAAAAATGAAATCTATCCAACCCCAAAGATGTCATCAAGATCGTCCATGGTTTTTATAAACCCGCGGTCAAACATAAAAATCAATGACCTCATCAGACCAACGCATCTCCCTATGTTTATTGTCATCGTGTCAATGATAAACCTAAACACAGGGGAGTTAGGATTGCTAAACAAAACGGTGTTTACGAAACGGGTGGATAAATCAACAATGCTAGACACGGCCTCGCCTGTATCATCACCATCTTCCCCATAATCATGAAGAAGCTCATCGCGATTATCACGAAAAACAAAAAATGGCTCCAAATCCTCATCCAAAAAAGCCGCTATTGAATGAGAAATGTAGCATGAAGCGCAATCAAAAACAAGCCTCTTGATATCATCCCCGTCATAATCGCCCAAAAACAAGGCGATAGCCGGCATATCGATCCAAAAGGATCTTTTGGTTATAAGACACCTAAGATCTTTTCTTGAACCCAGCAAGTCCCTCAAAGCGTCCTCGCCACCATCAAGCTGGTCGAAAAGCATAGAGGCGTTAAACAGCCTGTTCTTTTCATTAAACATAATCTTAAAATCACCGGACCTGACTATTTTCATGGCAAAAATATTTTAGTTAAAACACAAACAATTACTAAGCGGCTCAGAAGAACAGACATAACCGTCAAGGAACGGGGTGCTATTATCAGGAATCCACACATCATCAGACAACGCGGCCATACCAAACTCATCAACTATCTCATCTCCAGACACATAATCATAAGCCTTGACACCAAAGATCTTAATCCTTTTAACCTTGCCAAAAGCGGACTTGACTTCCTTTATCTTCCTATCCAACTTCCTCACCCCATCGACGAACTCAGAGAAAGTGACACCACGCTCATCTAAATAGCTCTTTATAGCCCTCTCTATGATCTTGATACTGACATTACCAAAGCCCTTCTTCCTGACCTTGTTCTGAACCTTTTCCTTAAAAGAAATGCTCACCCCGTTGTTCTTGGAGGACACAAAATCCTTAAGGTCACGTTTCCTGATCGAATCCATGGAGTCATAAACAACACGCTTGATATCCTCGGCACGCTTCCTATTGCACTCATGGGCTTTATAGGTAGGATTATTTATATTTCGTTCATCCTCTAGCTTATGATGCTTAGGAGGGCAATTGTCCCAATAATAATACCTCGCCTTGTTACTATGTACAAAAAGGTCAGGATGCTCTTTCTTCACCTTCCTCACCATAGCATAATAACCGTGGACAACAGCCACGTTAACATAACTGATCAAAAGCCACCTAACTAACTTTATCTGATAAGCGAGATTATCACCACCAAGACGATGATGCTTGATATAGTAATTAACTATTTCATTCACAAAGTAATAGAACCACTTGATGTTGTATTTGATCCCCAGCGTCCTAAACCTTATAGGGTCAAGGCATATGATAAGAATGCCTATCAATGTCTCCGATATCGGCTTCTCAAGTATCTCTGACTTGGATGATGATTGACGCTTTATCCTAGGGTTGTCGCAACAAGGATTAGCATTGTCATTAAGCAAATAAGGTAAGATGACCTTGCCGGAATCCCTCCTCAAGGCCCTATTTTCTTCTGACATCCTCTTTTTTTCTGAGGAAGAGACGAATTGATCAAATATTAATGTTAAATTTGCCATATGTTTTTTTTTAGTATAGTACAAAGGTACTAAAAAATTTGCCATTTCAAAATGAGTGCTTGTGAAAGTACTCATTTTTTTTTGTTTATGATCACGGCTTTTTACGGTGATCGCTATGGTCGAAATCCAACTTGGACATTGCGTAGGGAGACTATCGTGCCGATAATCTCTAAAGAAGTAATTTGTTTTTTCACCTCTATTCTTTTTACCAATCAACTTTTTGATAAAATACCCCATCAAAGCATTTTTCCTAAACATGACAATTTTAGTAGGAGGTTGCGACTGGAAGGAGCAACCGGATTAGAAAGGATGATGTCTGACATAATTTTAATCGTCTAAATTTTCACCAAAAGGAAATTATCAGAATGAGGATGATGACCGTCGAAGACGGGCTTCATCCGGATGAAAACGTTGTGCCCTAAAAAACAACCTTATTGACAATCCTTTCTTGTTTAACCCCTACAGGGAAACGCCAAGAAGGATCGGGAGGTGGGGTAGGCGTAAGGCAGGCCCAGCGGGATCCACCGCCGTCGGGGACGAGAACCAAGCCATGCGCGGGACCACACCCCATTTCTTTGGCTTAAGTCTAAAAAAACAATGAATATTTTTTCTATGAAAGGATAATTGGCTACATTTGCGATATGTTTAGCTGGTCGGTTGGATGAGTTGGTTTAGTCGGTGGTCTGCAAAACCATATACCCCGGTTCGAATCCGGGACTGACCTCTATGATATTTGCATATCCTTTAAAAACTAATTAGATAATGGACGGTGAGAGATCATAGTCCATTTTTTTATTTAGGTGGGTGGTGTGAAATCAGATACCCATCTAGCCACATCGCTTATCCTGAAATTATCTATCACAAAAGATCCTCTATTATCACGATCCATTTGTATATTAAAATATATATTATATGACCTCAACGGATAATTACGACATGGTATCTGACCTACAAGAATACCATCTATAAAACAAAACAACTTATTGTTAATATCCCTTGCCATAGCAACATGATACCATTTACCAACATTTACATTACCTGCATTGATCCTATATGATTCTTCATAAGTGGCGAAATACAAACATAAGCCACCATTATCAGCTATACCAAAACAAAAACAACCATTACGCCATTCATGACCAACTGAACAAGCTTTAATGATAGCTAATGGTTTATACCAAAAATCAACGGTAAATGGATCTCCATAGTCAAAATAAAGGGACGACAACACGCTGGATGTATGAATCATTCCATAAGAGCTGGATGTATTTGTGTATTTATATCCAGTCCTTGTAGAATCTGTAGTAAACTCCCCTCCCTTGATGCTTAAACCATCCTCAATATTAGGGAGGGGGGTATCCATCAACCTTAAAATTATTATCAAATCTCATCAAAAACCTTGTATGTTCATCAACAAGATCATCATTATTATTATTCAACATTCTTCTTCTCATAAAATCTTTATCCTATTTAATATATATACCAATACCAACAATATCATCGAGATACCAGCTACTATCCACGCTATAGGCCATCTTGATCCCTTCTTATCATCTACATCCTTAGATTTGATATCTATCTTATTGTCCAAATCCTTTATATCATTCCTCGTCTTATTGACTCCAACGGAATCGGCCGTCACCGTGCTGTCCCGCCGGCCAATGACGATATGGGTATCTGTCTGCGAGGACACCGGTCGCTCCCCCGTGGCAGGATCAACATCCTTGTCCGTATCAAACTTCCTCTCCGTTATAACAATATCGGCATTAAGATCAGATGTCTTGATCTCTACGATCTTCCGATCCATGACCTCATCTATCATCGTCTCTATCCTGCTGATCAACCCACTATCAATAGACGCTTCGCTAACCTGCCTCCTGCTTCCGCAAGAGGACAGGGACAGCGACAGACCTAAACAAAAAACAGCCCTAAGACTTATCCTTAACCTCATCATCAGCAATCTTCTTTATATCGTCAAACGTCTCGTCAGGTATGTTCTTGGAAAAACTAAACATCTTGAATACGTTTATCCTCTTAAACACAGCCTTGAATACCTTAACCAAATAAGCGTCAGCGAAAGTATCCCCTATGGTATTCAAGAAAAGCATGACATATCCCACAAGGGCTATATACACACCATATTTGGTTACGGTAAGTATCATACCAGCCTCCTCCTCGATCGGGTATAGCGTCTTATATATAACACATAATGTCATTACTATAAAACAAGACAAAGCGAACTCCTTAAGAATATCAGTTAACCTGACCTCCCTAAGCCATCTCTTAAAACTAAACCGTCTTCTACGGCTTCGTCGGAGCTTCCAGCCCCTTACGCTTTGCGCTAACCTAGCCAAGAAATTCGCTATTAATACTATAAGTAATACGGTCAATAAATGGTGTACTGGCTGGAAATAAGCCCAACAAGAGGCACCATACGCAAGCGCAATATTCCACAAAGCCCCCACTCGCTCTATCATGTCTTTGTCTTTCATTTTATACCCTACTCGCAAAGTTAACTACTATACCATTAAGTACCTAAAACACCACGGCATGTATACCGTTCCTCGTGTCAAGACTATCAAAATGCAACCAACCCACCTTCCCTTCAAGCCGGAAAGGATATGGTAACATATCTTGATGATCCAAAATCAAGCCTCTGGCCTGTTCCGCCGTCATTGACTTGACATCGAAATCCCCAGCCTTACCCAACACATGAGCGGATAGATAAACATCCTTCTTATCCTTGACAATCTGGCACATGTTGCATCTAAGACCACGCTGGGAAAGCTGTCCTTGCTTGTCCCAATTATTACAATACATAGGCTGTTTAATTATATCCCTCCGTAATATAAGAAGATTATGGAGAAACGCTGTATCAAGAAACTGCCACGATCTGTCCTTCCACTTATTGTATGTATGAGGACACACCAATTCCACTATATCAAAATACGAACCTAATTCTTTTATAATATCATTCCTATCCATATCATCCATTTTTAAAATAATGTAAAATAACAATACCACGATAACCTGATCCTCCTCGACCGCTCGTAGCCCCACTATTAGAAGCTTTAGAGGCTCCTCCTCCACCACCTCCATAATAAGTGGCATTACCTCCATTTTTGCCATTAATAATAACACCCTCAGTATCCTCAACTCCAGCCCCATCACCTCCTCCGTGATTACCACCTTTACCTCCGGATAAAAAGCCTGTATCCCATCCTCTTGTATAAGCTCCCGATCCACCACCAGCGCCCATAGGATAAGGATATCGGTCAGGATATTTGTTGTTAAAAACATATGATCCATCTTGCCCTGGATTCCCCGGGGAAGGATCATGACCATCCCCTTCAACTCCATATCCGCCTCTTCCACCTTTACCGGCAATAGCCTGATATATACCGAATATACTATCACCACCTATATCTCCTACAACCACCCTATATGTAACACCTGGATTTACGGATATAGTCCCAGTCAGCACACCACCTCCGTTACCGCCACTCCCGGCATTATATACATCGGAATATTCTCCATTAAGACCTCCGGCGACCAACGCGAACTCAACCTCATAGACCCCATCAGGAACCGCCCAATATCCATTATCCTGAGGAGATAATTCCTCGAATACCTCTATTATCTTCCTTTTGGGTAACATTCTTCTTCTCATCATAAGGCAAATAGGATTTTACCCCCCCCCACCAATTTAGTTTTAAAATATTGATATTCATAATATTATTCTGGTTTAATCGTCCATCTCTGGGCGTAGTTATTTTTTAGCACATATATCTTCTCCATAGGTGTAGCGGGAGACCCGTTGGACTGGCCTTTCACGAATCCCTCGGGGGCCTGCTCCGTGCCGGAAGGACGCTGGTTTTCGGTTGGATAAATAGCATTATACATGCTTACCGAAAGACTATAGAACTGGTTCCTCTTCCCATCCTTAGCCACGGATGTCATAGTAATCTGATCCCATCCTACAACAAGGTCGTAGAAAGAGTTCACGAAATCATCTGATCTTTTTTGGCTATGAGTGGACGCATTCACGTTAAACCATGTAATAGCCCTCATCTCATAAATATAATCCGGAAGCTTATCCATTCTAAGACTATTGCTATTAACTGCAATGAAACTAGTAAGATGTTCCAATCCCCTTCCAGACATATTATCATCATTCCAATTCGTCCTCCTTTCTCCATTCATCCAGTCATTTAAAAAATCAAATGCCTTAATACTTGTATTTATCTTATCTACCTCAAAAGAAGGAATGATATTTATATCAAAATAATTCCACATATCAGAAGGACCGGGAGCTATATTCAACGAAGTTAATTTAGGAAGATCATTAAACTCCTTTATATACCTATCCAAATAGCATGAACTTAAATTAAGAGTCTTAATTTTCTTCATGTTTTTTATATTCCTTACGCCACTCGCTTCTATATCCCTAAGATCAAGCATATTAAACATATTTAAATAATATACCTCTGTCTTACTGGTTATAGCCTCAGGCATTACGGTCATTCTTTGCCCTACATTTTGAAGATCAATATAAGTTAGCTTTTTGGATCTTGACAACTTGTCTACAGGTATACCGTCATTAACATACAGCGTATGGGATACGACCAAAAATTCAAGATCTGGAATATCTACGATCGGGAAAGCCGTCATCTTACAAATTTGAATATCGGCATAATAAATATCACAAGTAAAATCTATCGACACAGCCCGTTGTACGTCCCTCCTTCCATCAGCGTAAAGATGATTATCCACGGGTACGTATTGCGATCCATCCTCCTTCCTGAACCACCACGTAGTATTGGGATTTTTCTTGTGTTGTATTGCCAAAGAACGGAATATAATACGATAATTATCCTGCCCTTGAACCTTGGTCATAGGAAACTGCTCCTTTATTCCATCCCCCCAATCCACATTAGCCATACCGGGCTTTCTGGATCTAAACTCAACATACGTATTAAAAGGATTACCAACGACAGGATCAGGTACATAATTATAATCATAGGTATAATAATTTCTAAGTGCCCTGTCCCATGTAGTGAACCACACGAACTTGTTGGATGATGCCTCATATTTATATAATGTCTTAGCCATTACCTATCTTGTTAAAATATTCTACAATAACATTCCTGTCCAATCCCATAGAATCACATAAACACTCCCCTTCTGGTTGACCCCCAAACGATAATACCTTATCCGTATCATGAGCTAAAACATCTCCATTGCCTACAAAGGTACGCCCATCGTCAAACACGATAAGCTTATATGGCTTATACGACCTCGTGTCAATATCAGAAGACCGTGTTGACCTTAACACCGAAGCCTCTGGCGCCATACTAAACCTCCATCCATAATTATTCATAAGAACATAAACCATCTCCATAGGAGTCGACGGAGAGCCATTAGACTGACCCTTTATAAAACCAGAAGGTGCCTGTAATACGCCACTAGGCCTTTTATCAACAGGATTGGCATCCATATATATACTTAGATACAATCCATAAAACTGATTTCTTTTGCCATCGGAAGCAGAGGAGGACATAGTGAGATAATCAAACCCCATCACCTTCTCATATAATGTTGACATAAACGTATCACATCGACTTTGGGTCAACAAGGAGATATGCATATAAAAACCACTCATAGATCTCATCTCATATATATAATCCGGTAGATTGCTTACATCTATATTACTATAGCCATATGAGGCGTCGAGACTCTCAATGTTTTCCAATCCCTTGCCGATCATATACGGATGCCAGCTCACGACAGACCCATACCATCTATTTATATGATTGAAGGTCCTTAAGCTAGGATTTATCTTATCCACCTCATCCATAGCCGGGCATGTATTAGGGTCAAACGATGGCATAGCCACTCCCGGGGATATATATAATTCTCTTAGCTTGCTAAAAGACAGCCATTCCCTTGGATATACCCTAACCCTGCAACCTGCCAAAGCTAATATTATAAGATTAGGCCACATAGAGGGGAATTTCCTTATATTAGAAGACTCCGTATCATTAAAATCAGCCGTTCGATTTAAATTAATGCCTTTTAACTTAGTCAACCTATCCCAATCATCCGGTATGGATGTCAATGCCCCTACGCCTAATTCGTTAAGTGTTATATACTCTATATTTACCGATCTACGTATCCTGTCTTTAGGGATATCGGTTATATTCCCGTCGCCGGTAACGGATAAAGCTAAGTTGATAATACTTGGGGCGTCTAATATCGGGAACCCTACCATCATTATCCTTGCTGTTTGAACGTATGTAATATCATTCGTAAAAGTCATAGTAATGACCCGCTCTTTATCTAGCCCATCAGCGTAAGCATGATTAGGCGCAGGGATATACTCACTCCCATCTTCCTTATAAAACCACCATGGATGGCTATCCGGATTCTTACGATAACTTATATCCCTTCTCCTGAACATCAACCTATATCGCCCGTATATGGATTCGCTCCTATCCTTCACGAAAGGGAATTGCTCTTTATTCCCGTCACCCCAATCGACCTCGCACATCCCTGGGGTCTTGGAATAAAACTGTATACTCTCATTATAATTATTAACACCCAATATAGGATCAGGCACGTCATCAGTAGTATCATTCCTGCTAACGCCCCTAAAAGCATATTTGCCTTTAGTAAAAAAGGTTATAGAGCCTTTATTCGTATCCTTGCATATCAACTTCATACCTCTCCCTCCTCTATTCTCCTGAAATACTCGACAACCGGTGAGCTGTCCAATCCCAGATCGTTACAGATATCCATAGCCTCGTATTTGTCGGCGAAATTATACTTACTCATATTATCATCCAACACGTCTCCGCTGAACACGGATACATGGCCGTCCTTTACGCCAAGGACAAACGGGGTAATCCTAGCCTTCCCAGCCCGCCTTGCCCTCGTAAGGGCGGCCTTAGAAGCCGGGGCAGGGGCCAAGACCCATGTCTGCCCGTAGTTATTGGTAAGCACATACACCTTCTCCATAGGCGTCGTAGGATTACCGTTGCTAACACCCTTGACAAACCCCTCAGGGGCTTGATAAACGCCAGACGGTCTCTTATTAGTAGGAGTTGCGGCAGTATATAAATCTAAGGTAAGTTTATAAAACTGATTCCTGTTACCGTCAGAAGCCGTCTGTGACATCGTTATATAACTCCACGACATTATCTTATCATAAAACGTGTTAACGAACGTATCAGCCCTCTCCTGCGTATTTATAAATCTACCTTCATCACACAAAGTCCATATCCTAAATTCCCTTACCTCATATAACCAGTCTGGGAGATCGTCTACCGGTACCGTGCCTGAACTACAATACGTGCCCTGAATCTTATTCAACTTACCTCCTACCAGATCTTGTTTCCATGAGCTACCATTAGCCATAAAATAAACACGTATTTTATTATCCCCTACCTTATCCACCTCATCAAATACAGGTATGTTATTCCTCTCGCTAATGATACTTATACCCGCAGCCGGAATAGAATTAAACGCCGGATCATAAGAAGGGATATTACACCAGTTGAAGTTAAAATCAGTAAGATTCTTCCATTCAGAGAATCTTCTCCAATTAGAATCAGGATCATCCCCAAAGTTAAAAACGCTATTGCATCCGAAATACCTCAGATCTTTCATGTTTAAAAAACCTTCTGGCCAATTACTCCATACACCAGAATGAACAAAAGATCCCATCTGTATATTATGAAGATTAACGCTCTTGCTTATCCTTTCATATGGGATATCACCATTTTTTAAAACGGACCCGACCATAGCCAAATAAGTTATATCAGGTAGATTAACTACAGGAAACTCATGGAGGACAATACCATCCATATTGAACTCCCCATCGATTACGTTAGAGAACCTCATCGTAACCTCCCTACGCCTGATATCGCTATACTTATGTGGAGGGACCGGTATGTATTGTGAGCCATCCTCTTTCTTAAACCACCATACGGTATCATCCGGATTCTTCTTATACTCAATGTCAAGAGACCTGAATACAATCCTATAACTACCATCAGATATCTTAACTAAAGGATATTGATCCTTTGTCCCGTCCCCCCAATCAACGTCCACGAATCCCGGGTTAGATGCCGAGAACCTAAGATTGCGATTAAAAGCACCCGATGATATTATCGGATCGGGTATATAATCAGCACCCTTACCATCAAAACAAGGGAATCTATCCTCATTCACTATAAACGTGACATAGGACGCTACCGTGTCGTATCCTGCCAAAAAAGCCATACTATTAATTTATTGAGGTTATATCATAAGACACCCATTCCTTATATCCATTAACCATCTCATATACTTTGTTGATGGTCTTGCATACGACAGCGAATCCGATATCCACGTTAGGGAACTTCTCGTTAAGCTCATCAATAGTAAGTTCCCTGACAATACTCTCATCCCATTTCCTCATCTCCTTTACCTCCATAAGGATCGGTTTCCCGGTTACGCCTACGCTTATCACCCATTCCCCCTCACGGTTGGAATCAGCCAGATCCGGGAAGATCGTAACGCCAAAAAGATCGGAGAGGGTGAAGGTCTCGCCGGTACGGGTGAAGGACGCCGCCGCTCCAGGCGTAAGAACCACCTCGTTCACGGCCAACAGGCTCGTAAGTTTCTTGGCTCCTCCTGATACCGTAGCGTTAAACACGACAGTAACATTACCGGTAGCGCTGTTAACGAACTTAATCTCATCCTTATCGCTATTTATAGCTTGTAAACGTGATCCAGATACGATATTCACGATCTCATAGTTCTTGTCATAAGTGCTTTGCAACGTAACATTACCATATCTTGTATCAATCAACGTAATCCACTTAGCCTTACCACCTACTATCTCTACAAGTTTATAAAAAACGTTATTACCATCAGCGTCAACCCATCTAGCTATAGCTCCAGGAGCGAAATTAGTCACCTCCCGATCTTGGGTATAACTTACAGTGCTTTCCGTAGGCTTATTAGTCAAAGTAACATAAAGGCATTGCTCTACGTCAGCCTCCATCTTAACTATGCCAGCTCCATCGTAATAATAATCAGGTACATTTTTCTCTCGTATCAACAAGATGGTACCTTCCTTAAGCTTGTCGGCATTGGTAGGATCATCCACAAAAGACTTCATCTGGATATAGGTATCAAAGATGATCGACGTACTCTTATCCTCTATCTTCTGGTTGATATCATCAACAATATTATTAATCTCATCTTTCGTATAATAAGGAGACAAATCCACCTTCGGACCTTCCTGCTCTAAAGCCTGAGTTCCATCCCACCAATAATCAGGAACATCCTGCTCCCTGATCCAGAAGCTGTCCCCCACACGGAGCTTAGCCGTGTTCTCCGGGACCGCCAGCCACTTATTCATGGCATCGACCGTATCAAATATATACGCCGTGTTCTTGCCCTCAGCTATACGTCTTACGACAGCCAACTCGTTCTCGACATCGTTAAGCCTTTCCTTTATATTATTGACTTCTCGCTCTAACTTATCATAATTATCCTCCTGATCTATAGCGTCACCGATGGACATATAAACCTCGTTAGTGAGCTTATTGTAGGTAACACGAGCCACCTTCTCGTAGGATGTCTTATACGTAGATGAACCCTTACTAGTATGACAAACAAAATCATACGTATTTTGATACACCACAGATCCACCGGTATTGATGAAATTATATCCGTCTTGGCTCATAGTACCACCCTTGTAACCCACAAGCTCAAAAGAACATTTACCTGTACCTATAGAAGCAAACCATGTAGCATAAGCCATGAATTGCGTCTCATCCGGCAATGTGGAATAATACTGCGCCCTTAAATCCTTTACCGACATCCAAACGCACTCCTTACCAGACCCGGTGTTATCACCACCCCATTTAAGCACGCTCCTTACGGACTCATCACCGTTACCGGGGCCATTATAACCAACACCAAGATTGTCGATAGTCGGGACATTCGAGTTGAGAGCCTCCGTCATCGTATCCAAGTCCCTTCCCGAACTCTCATCCCATAAATACCTGAAAGTAACATAATCGACATCACCGATCTTAATACCACCGGTATTGCTGGGATATGTCTTGGTAACCAACTCATAATACCATTTACCATCACGGAAAGTAACCCTTATCCTCTCTACTTGCTTAGGGGATATAGAGACATATGATCCTCCAACGGAGATATTATCGCTATCAACCGCACGGGAAGTCCCATCCTTTGGATCCTCAGGGTCTACGGGGGTGTAGATCGTAGCCTGCTTATCTCCGGTGTTGATAATAACTATATAATAGCTATCCCCGTCAAGACCCTCGTCATGAGCCATGGTGACAAAACCTTGCTCGCTATCCGGTCTCCATTCAACGACAACCATATGCTTATCCATAGGTATACCGGAAACGCTGTTAACGTAGTTTGTTGACGACATGAAAATGGCATGATCATCATAAGCCTCATCAACACGTTGATGCTTAGTAGCCAATCCGTCAAGACGTGATATCTCAATGGGGTCAGTTACCTCGACCCCATTATAATCATACCACTTATATCCTATCATCGTATTCTCACGACGATATTTCCTTTTTCTTACGACCTGACCTCCAGCTAAGGCGTCAATCATAAAATAATCATTACATACTTTAACCATAGCCGTTCAGATTAACAGGTTTGACATAAACAAGCCACTATAGTAGCGCCAACAGGAATGGCGGTCAGCGTAGTCCCCACCGGGTAGGTAGTAGAGGATGACTCCATCACCATCAACGACGTCCGCTCTACGACCATATTGTTATCAATCAACCGGCTCCCCTCCACATAGAACCGGCCATCGGCCACCTCATAGCACTCTCGCACCGGAACCATATGTCTTTGGCTCTTATCCGCGTAATCGCAGATCGTCACCTTAGCTCCATCAGGTATGGAGGTAAGCTCATCACCTACATTATAATCAGGATGATCAGAGTACACGACATACAATATAGACTTAATATCCTGCAATGCCGGATTGACTGTCCTGAATCCCTTCAAATGTATCTTATGACCACCGATCTCATAACAATCATCCACGTCCATGATATTAAGATCACAACTGATAACCGTCCAGCCGTTAATAACCGTCTGCGTAGGGGTAGTATTGATAGGATGATCGGGGTCGGTAGACTCAACGATCTTATAGTCGAAAGTCTTTACATCCAGATTTCCGTTCAACGACTCCTGTCTCCTGATCTTCACCGTACCCTTTCCGGTATCATAACAAGTCTCAGTGGTATCGATAAGTCGATCCATATAATCCGGCTCCTCGCATTCGATACGAGTGAAATTAGATGGCAAAGAGGTATATTGAGTACCAACATGGATATCATTGTCTGTAGAACTCAATACATGATGATTATACGACCTAACATGATTTAAAGGGTTGATAACGTAAGTGGATTTAATCCTTACCGATCCTCCCCGTGTCGAGTAACATTCTACCGCATTTCTGGTAATACGATCATCCAACCTTTCTAGAGCACACCTTTCACGGATAAAATCCGCAGGGATATTATTTATCCTATTTCCTAGCCCATACCTATTATCAGACGAGTCCACAATCTCCCAGAACTGGTTTCTTTTCCCAAGATCACCATCATAAGACACCACATGTCTCATACGTATACTCCCGTTTGATGTCCTGTAACATTCCTCGATATCGACAGGCATCCTATCCTCCATATCCGTGAAATCGCAAGAAACCAAAGAAAATCCGTCGGGGAGGGTAGCTAAGGCGGTCCCGGGAACAAAGTCTGCGTTATCGGAGTCCACCACCTCGAAACGTGTGTATCTGGCCTTTATCTTGGAGTCATACGACACCATCCTTCGAAGTTTAACGTTTCCGCTACCGCTGTCATAACACTCTATATAGGATTTGATATCTCTCTCCTCCATATCGTCAAAATCACAGACTACCCTTATCCAAGTGTCTGGCAAGGAACTGAAGCTGGCGCCTTCAGGCTGTGACGGATCGGTAGTCTCCAGGACTTTATAACTCTTATCCCTAACTCCTATATTCCCGTCCCATGACGTGAGAACCTCCAGCTTCACCTTACCGGCCGGTGTCTTATAACATTCTACAGTTACCTCAATATCCCGGTCCTCCATATCCGTGAAGTCACAAACGACCTCAACCCAGTTATCGCTTATACTGGTGATGAATCCTCCTACAGGATTCTCAGGATCGGTACTTTGCTTGACGCGATACCATTCCTTTCTGGTACCCATCTCGTAATCAAATATCTTATATCCCTCTATCTGCACCCTTCCGGTTCCGGTATCAAAGCATTTAAGCACCGGTATTATCTCCCTTTGGGTCATGTCCGGGAAATCACATACTATACGACTCCATGTATCGGGTATCTTATCATACTCCGTACCGATAGGATTGCTATCGTCAGTCGTATTTACCACCTCATAATGGGATACCTCCTGGTTCAGGCGGGGGTCTACCGACTCAACGCCCTCGATCTGGACCTTGCCCCCTTCCGTGGCGTAACATTTACTTACGAATATCAACTCCCGATCGGTCATCTCGGCTATACTACAATCTATAGCCACCCATTCGGCAGGAACCTTATCTAATTCCGTACCGATAGGAGTATCAACATCCGAGGAGTTGACAATAAATATCTTCTCGGCCAGTATCTCCCCCTTATTATTCATATAGGTATGGATACGCGCCTCTACCTGACCACCCGGAGTACGATAACATTGGTTGACGATCGACACACGGGCGTCCTTGATGTTAATGAACTGATAGTCCTTTTTAGGGACCTCGCTTACAAGTCTCTTTACTCCTTTATCATCGAAGTACACGTAACACCCGTCATTCCTCATCATGACCGGATACGTCTTTCCGTCTATTACAACCCCTGAGAAGTCATCTGGCGGAACGGAGAAACCCATGCTTCCGAATATAGAAGCCAGTCTCTTTAAATACTCATTAATAGCGGACATACTACAATATTTAAGTTCTTATGCCTCAAAGTTAATAAAAAAGGGGAAAGAATTGAATCTCTCCCCTTTAGGAATTATATGAACGCAAAAAAGGTCGTTCTTATTTAGGTTCGGTCACGATAGCCGGACCAAGACCAGCAGCAGCACCGATCATATTAATCATCTCCTGAACGCCCTCATGAGCGCCGTAACGTACACGTAAGATCAAGTTGATAGGATCATCAGCGATAACCTTTCCGAATCCCTGAGCGTATCTATGAGGATTGAGCGTAATCTGGAAGTCAACGTACTGAGCCGTTTGCTCTACACGACTATATTCGTTCATGAACGTCCGCCCCATGAAATCCTGATGTTTCGGGAATCCATTGAAATGAGCGTAGCCCTTCAACTCGTCATCCATCATATTACCGCCGACATGAGTACGTGGTGCTTTGCTAGACAGTCTCTCGAAGTGAAGTTGATCCCACCAGATAGGAGACCCCTCGTCAAGAGAATCAGGATAACCGCCGCTAGCGCCAACGATCTCAACGCTATCCTCGATATAAGTCATTTTATCCATCAAGCACTCTGATGGAGATAACAACATTTCCTTGCCACGGAAACGGATACCGCACTTGCAATTCGTGCCAAGTTCCTGAGTCGACTCCAATTTCTTCCACATACGGTTGCGGTAGGACGCCGGAGCCTTGCTGGTGAAGAATCCCTCGAACACCTTGTCGCACTCATCACACAACATGTTAGTATATACCGTTGTCTGGAAGCTATGCTGGCAAGCCGCAGGAGTACCGTAGTCAGTGATCTCCAGTTCCGGGAAAGCCTGTTTGATTTCCTCCAAAGCACTGTTCCCGCACTCATCATCCGGGATCGTGATATAATACTTCTCGGTGGATACCTTACAAGAACCACAAGCTGACCAAGAAGCGGTACGAACCGTAGGATTCTCGCACATATCGGATGTCTTAGCCACATAGTAGATAATAGCCGTAGGATTGGCCTCCACGAAAGTAGAGATCTCCTCATCCGTCAATTTCTTGGAAGTAGCGGCAATATACAAACCTGATCCCTTGATCTGACTCATCTTATTAACCGTATCGGCTACAACGTTAGGCAATGACTCCACCGTAGTAGACATATCAACACCGTCATCCTCCAAAGAAATAGAATAAAGATAACCACCCTTAACTTCCGTATAGTTAGGAGGACAGTCCGTACATCCTTTCATGATAGAGATAAGACGTTGAGTATAATCAGCCGGTTTAGCGCCTTTCTTCATCACCTTATAACGTGACATGCTACCCTCGATAGTCTCACGTACGATCTTCAATCCTGGATATTGAGCGCGAACCTCAGCTAATGCCAGATCATCACCAGTATCGCATACCTCCATGCAATAGAAATTGACATCCTCCGTCTCAGGCTCAGTAGCCTCATTAGTACATCTTGTAACCGGAATGATATCAATATAATCGGATAATTTACCACCACCGGCAATAGGTTGGTTCTTCATCCGCTCGATACACTTCAATACGGCGGGTAACAAATCAACCTCCTCGCAAGGATCACATTCCTCGCATTGATTAGGGGTATTGTCGCAATCATCCAAGAGGATAGCGTCAAAGATCTCAACACGACCTCCCTCGTAGCCAAGAAGCTCGAAAGCCCTGCCGGCGAGAATCAAGCGGATAACGATACGGTCGCCCTTGGAAACGGAGAAAGCCGTGTCATCAGACACACCGTTGTATCCTAAGATAACATCATCGACATAAGCATGATCTTTCTTCGGCCAAGAAGCGTAAATCTCGGTGATCTCATTCAACGAGAACAAAGGCGTGGAAAAATCCTTATCATATATAGAGCGGGAAGCCGCTTGTTCATTACGACCGATACGGATCTCATAACGCTTGTCGTTACGAGGCTTACCGGTAAAATCAATCACGGCCTTACAACCGTTCTCGGAAGTATCTTTAGTATCGTAAATACCGATCTGTCCTTCCTTCAAGAAGATGGAATCAACATCCACCATCTTAGCGTGTGGGGATACGAAAAGTACCCGATCTTGCGGTCTGTGCAACATATAATTAATATTTTAGTTTAAAACTCATTTACCTAACGCAAACATAATAATAAACGAGTTCACGACAATAAAACACAATCACGAGTGTATAGGCATATAAATAAATTACATTTTTTGTAAAAACATTATTTAAGCCACTTTTTCTTATACATCTTCCTCATCATATCAATAAGTTCATCGAAACTTTTTATATAACCCATATCTATAGCCCATATAAGATTGCCTTGTATTTGCTCCAATTCCTTCAGCTCAGCTTCCGTGGCCTTATTCCTGATCATACTTTCATGGATATTAAAAACAATATAATTAAGATCCTTGGCGATCTTAACATAATCTACATCCTTAAATCTAGAAGCTGCCCTAGACAAAGCATTATACCTATCACCAGCCTCTATTCGATTAAGAATAAGCTTATCAGTTAACCACGTAACAACCTCGGCATACAACATAGGATTCAATTCCATAGCTACAAGAACCCATATATAAGGATTACACATAGTTCTCCTGTTCTCGCCCCTACCAACCGTCTTATAAGCACCAAACTTTTTCATTACTTTTATAAGAGACTCTTTTTCAACCATTTCCATAAAAACAGGAAATCCTGTTTCTATCATATATCCTTGTTTTTCAAGAATATAGTATATTCGCTCAGCACTCTCCTTGTTAGAAAGGATATTCTCTATCCTCTTATCATTCCATCCTTCCTGAATCCTTTTCCTGGTATAGGCTTCCTGTAAATCAGTCAACGACATGAAAGACGTTTTAGTGTCTTGCTTGATAGTAACACCAAAAAGATCCCTATCCTTGGAGATCATAACAACATTAGTTTTCATATTATATATATTTAATTATTTAATACGATGCAAACATATAAATAAAAGTTTTACCGTAAAAATATATAGATAAAAAATATTCCAATATAAAATCATTATATTAAATATTTTGTAAAACACAAAAATCATACTTACGATTTCTGGAGTCGGAGAAATCTCCGATTCCAGAAAATATGCATAGGATGATAAAAAATAAGCCTACCCATTTCTGGGCAGGCTTATCAATCAAAACTAACGTTGTTTATTTAAAGGAAGCCACATTATCCTTATCCATCCTATATCTACTTAGTTCATTCTCGTTAAGGTTGAATTGCTTGGCGACCATATCCAGAATCTCCTCCACCAAAGGATCGGGCAGCTCAGGGTCGATGTCAGTGGACCGCTCACCGGTAGCGTTGATATACCCGGCCAGATCCACCCGTACCGGATTTCGGTAGTAGGTCATCCTGACTTCGTCGGTACGGAATCCGTCCTCATACACCACGACCTTCCCGTCACCTATGGTGTAGAACGTTTCCCGGTAATCAAAAGAAGGTTTATTGCTATCATCCCCAAGAAGCTCATGAACATTCTCGTTCTTAGCTTCCCACATAACGAAATCACTAACCTTGCATCCTTTATAAGAAAACGCTCCTTTTATATTTGAGAACCATAGATAATCATCCGGAAGACCAAATGATGTCGATTCAGGATCATCTATATGATTACCCTTATTAAGCGATTCCCAGTATACCAGAAGAGTTTGTATGGAACGGATGGTCTCATCATCCTTCCTGTTAAGATAGTATCTTATCAACCTATCTTGAGCTTCATTAAATAAAAGCACAAATCTTCCGGGATCAAGCTTAATCCCGCCATTGGCTAAATTCTGCTCGTTCTTCTGCAAAGACCTTAGATACGCTTCTTGGATTGTCATATTCAAAATCCTATTAAATATATTAAAAACCATTCATTCGTTTTAATACATCCCCTCGGATACCTTTAAGCCTCCTTGGAAGATGTAAATCCCCGATTAGAGGGATAAGTCAGGAATTGCTTCCTGTAAGTACCCATCGCCAATGTTGGAAAAGGTTTTTATAGACAGCACTGTTTTGTCAAATACGCTACTCCTTTTAACCATCTACCTTAGAGCAGAGGACTTGGGTAAACATCCTCTGGTAACTATATCATTCTTAACCAACGTAGCCTTTGTCTCAAAGCTTAGGCTAATAACCCGATCTCTTTCGAGATATATTAAACCTTTATAATACAACTATATCGATTTAATACTATTTGGGGTTATCGTTATTCCTCCTTAACCTTATCACCCTCCTCTACGTCATCCTTCTTCTTAATATCCTTAACCTTCTTCACCTTAGACTTTTCATCTATATTAGACATAGACATGATCTCCTCATACTCATCCAATACATTAGCCTTTATGTTAATGAAGTCTTTCTTGGTAGCCAAGAACTCAGCGGATGTCCGAACGTCAGGTCCTATGATCTGGCCATTATATTGCAAGCCGGATGGAGTCATGTTAATACGACCGTTACGTTGAAGGACGTTTACGATACGGTAAAACTCAAGAACTTCCTTAAAATCACCTTCCAATGACCGATCCCAGATATCAAGCAGATAATCAACATTGGTCTTCTTCTCATTCATCCAGTTTGATAGAGATCCTGTATAATACTCATCCTCCGTGAAATCCGGGCGAGTTACGATACCGATGTAAAGAAGAAGATCGATGACAGCCTGACGATCGTCGCCGCCTTTCTTAAGGGCGCTGATAAACTTATAGCTGATGTTCATCTTATTGATCTCACGCTGCTGAACGAAATCTTTCATATTGTCTTTCTCTACGAAACAGAACATAGAGTTCATGAAGACAGGATCGCCATCCATTTCCTGAGGAGTCAACATGCCGGAAAATACAGCCAAATATAAATAAAATAGATCTACGGTATTAGCCGTATTATAAACCTTACCCATGAAGATCTTATCCTTAGCGTCATCCCAAAATTCTAAATTGGTTTGAGATAGATCCATCTGTGACATTTCCTCGAAAGGCTTCATGATATTATCTACCCGCTGTTTGACGAGCCTGTCGATCTCATTCTTGTCAAGACCATTATAGCATCTTGATCTTGGGTAAAAACCGGTGTTATAGGCCTTGGAGAAATCATCCCAAGGGCAACATACGTGAGTGGCGTTCTCCGGGAACGGAGCTTTAGCTATATTAGCGTCTTGAAAGGCCTGAGGAGCACTTCCATCGTGTTTGCCTACAACCTCATATAAGGTATCTGACATGATATTGAAACCGTTTACCTCGGCCAATACCTTCCTTGATTTTAAAATTTCTTTCATTTCCTTTTTGCGTTACTTTTTAAAAAAAAGAGGAGAGGAATATCCTCCCCTCTAAAAACCAAATTACATATATGAAAAAACTTAGCCGAAGTAGTTCGGTTGAAGCTCGATAATCAAGAACTTGCTGTTATCCATAACCCAAGCCGCTGAAGCTGAGTGGCACCAGAATTGCTCTTTCATGCCCGGCAAGGATGATACGATCTCATTACCGTTAGCTTTGTGCGCCCAACGACCGTACTCATAACCCCACCACATGCTTACGCCTTCTGGCTTGATATAAAATACGTTGTTATTCATATTACCTAACTTAGCGTTAGCCGTATTAGGAATAGCGGAATATGCGTTAGTTGATCCAGCGTCAGTGATATTCTCAATAATACAAGAATAAGAGGATCTAGGATACATGCCATTCACTAACTCGCTACGATCTGTCATGTCAGCGTAATCCAAAGAAGGATCGTGCTCGAACTCAACATTACCGATGCCCGGGATGAAAGCTCCCTTAACCTGAACCGGACCTAAGATCATGGCGTCATTAGTACCAGAGATAGGGTTAGAAGGCAACATCCTATCGCTTCCCATACCCCAGCTTAAGTTCTGCAAGGTAGTGAAGAACGATTCCCTGATCAACTTCTCTAAGTTAATCATAGCCATAGCTCCTACCTTGAACTTAATCTTACGTTCCGTAATAGGAAGATCCTGACGTCCACGGAAAATATAAGCTGCGGCAGCCATAAGCGTATCCTTAGTAATACCCATCGGGCGGCTATAGTAGATAGTGTAACCACGGCGAAGCTGACGATAGATACCTTCATTCAAATGGATAGGACCATTTTGATCCATGATAATACCACCTTCTTGCCACATCAACTGTCTAGCTTCCAGCTTAACCAACTCAGCCATACAGAACACCTCCAACGTAGAGGCTACTTTAGCTGTACGCAAATCAAGTCTACCATTAACCGTCCTACCGATAATAGCCAGATCAGGAATATTACCCTCATACTCACTTCTCATGGCATTCATACGACGAAGAGCGGTCTCCACAAACTCTGAAGTGCTGTTCTGGGCGGCCTGCATGGACTTCATACCAGCATACATAGTTGTCTCACCCTCAACACCACGGTGGTTTCCTAAACGGAACTCACAGGTCATGGAACCGGCCTTGTCAGCTCCAGATACCTTAGAGAACTGAGTGCTGTACTCACCAAGAGCATGACCGATCTTCCAATAACGGATACCAGGACGTAATTTCTCTTTAGGGAAGTATTTAGCCTTACCACCGATAACACGACACCAATAACGTGTCAAGTCACCTTCTGTCTTAGACGGGATCTCACCTGAGATAAGGATATTACAGCCGTTAGCGGCGTCATAGGTAATGACATCATAAGCCGTAAACTCAGAGGTATTCAAAACGATATCAAACAAGCTACCGTCAATACCCGGTTTTAGATGATGACCTGAAGTATCCTCAGCCGTAACGACAGCGAATGTCTTTGTAACAGGTAAATCATAACGGAAAGAAGCTCCAATACCGTTAACGGAGATCGTAGCGCCGTTATTAATCATACCCATATACATCGGAACGGGGTAATTGGCGATATTAGAGAACAGATTCAACAGACCCAAATGATTCTTATCAGGATCCTCATAATACCAGCTCGCCAATGAGCCTAAGTTATGCTCTACAAGCGAAGTCTTATAGTTCTTGGCATCGGTGAAGGCGATTACATTATCACCATTCACAGTAGCCGGGAAACTTTTTGTCAAAAAAGGGTTCATAATTATCTATCTTTTAATGTTATACACTCTTTGATCCACTCAGATCAAGGAAGTTAGCCTCTATAGTATCATTATCGATATTATTTTTATTCTGCTTTCCTCCCTTATTGCCAGAAAGAAGAGTGATGGTCTTCTTATTGACCTCCATCTTAGCCTTGTTAGTCTTCTGTTTAAGGAACTCGTCCTTATTCATCAAGAACAAAGCCAAATCAGCGGCCATATCCGGATTCTTGATAGCCTCGGAATAGGCTTTATCTATAGCCGTATGACCTTGATTGTCTATCGGCTTTGTAACGAAATCGACAGCCTTACCTATCATCGTGTCAGTCAACTGGAATCCTGAGCTTATAGATGTCTTTAGACCTTTCTTATAGATCTTCATCTGCTCAATCAACTCCTGTTTCCTTTTCTCGGATTTTTTCTTCTCCTCCTCGATAAGGTTATCCATCTCCTTTTTCAGGATATCATGGAACTTATTGGCCTTGGACTCAATGAACTCATCACCCTTGCCAATCATCATCTCCATATTATCCTTTATCTCGTCTTCCGGCATACCCAACATCTTATAATAATGCTGGATGACCGCAAGCTGATCATTCTTGTTGCTCATATCAAGGTTGTCCAAAGGCGCCTGAATGTTCTGATATTGGTTTAGAAGCTGACCTACGTTACCTCCAGTCTTATCCACCTCTATCATCTTCTTCATGAAGTCAGACATAGAACCGGTATCAACCTTATCCTTCAACAACTCATCGGCCTTATCCTTGATCAATCCCTCCACTATATCGAGTAAATCATCCTCTTTAGTGATAGTAGAAAGATCGACCGGTTTATCATCTACCATAATATCTAGGTTCTCGATACTGTCTATGATACCTCTGGCGGCCATCTTCTCCAAGAAAGATTTCCCGTTAAACCCTGATACCACGTTATTATTATCAGCACCGCCTTCGCCAAGAGAATCCGGGTCTGGGTTGGTAGCATCGCCGCCCTTATCCCCGTCACCGTCAGCCGCTCCGCCGTCGGCAGGCTCTTCCTTGGAATCACCTATAGGATTACCATCCTTATCATATTTACCCTCGATATTATTCTTATCGCCATCACCGTCACCACGGTAAAAAAGTTCCTCGACACTCATGGTCTTAAAACCCTTAGCGAAATCACCCATGTCATTCATACAATTTCCTTTTTTGCTTTTTACAAAATTATCATTAATCTAATTACCAATTAAATCAAACCCATTATAGTATATGACAGAATTTTACGCCAAAATGATTACAGATTTTGTAAAAATATTTACAAAACTTGTAATCAATTCTTGTTTATTATTGACGTAAACCTATCTGTATCAGAACGTTTGTTCCTAGCATCTATCTCCTTTTCCTTTAATTCCAACTTCCTTTTCTCTATCTCCTCACGAGATCTTCGCTCAGCCTCGGCATTAGCCTGTCTGGTTCTCATATCCTCCTCACGGATATCCAGATCCCTTTCCTTCAAGGCTCGATCCGCTATAGCTTCCACATAATCCATACCCTCTTCGTTATCTTGTGTCCTAGCCGCTTGACCGGCGGCCATTATGCTCTTACCCCGTAAATCGAAGTTACCCTTGATATAAGCCAGCTCCTTCTCCTTCTCATGCTCGTCATTACGGGCCTGTTGATCGGCCTCGGCTTTTTGCTGTACAAGTCGTTGTTGATTCTGGTACTCCTCCTGTCTTACACGATCTGCGTAAGATCTGGCATCCCTTCCTATCTGATTCATCTCAGCCGTCGAGTTGGCATTCATCATTCTAGTGATATCAAGCAAGTCATTGCCCAAAGTATTCGTCTGTAATATATATTGCTTCAAATTCTCCAATTCCAGACGTTTCTTGGAATTAGAGACAGCCATAACATTAAGATGACGTAACGACAAGCTATTATCCGTAAGACTGACGTAAGCCAAGGACAGATCGCTGTTCCTGTACATCACGGTCCAATCGTATCCTTCCTTCTGGCATACTTGAGCCACGGCTAGATGAATATCCAATGTCCGTTTCTTGAAGTCATCGAAATCATTAAAGTAAGTCTGGGTCTGTAGCATAGTAGCGTTAACTCCCTGTTTTACGCCCGTAGAACTCTCGTATCTGGTTGACTGACCCATTGCCTGCTCGGATATACCTATCATCCTATAAGCCATCATATAGGCGTAAGAAGCCATTTCCATACGGGATCTTATCTGATCCGTATTAGTAAGATCATATACACCGAACTGATTATATATGCTGCTCATCTGCGGATTCTGGTAAGGATTGTTTGTGTCATTACCACCTACACCCATAAATGAGACGGATTTAACGATCTGCATAAAAGTAGCCAAAGCTCCCTTCTTGTCCATCATATCCTTATATTCCGTAGGCAGGAATCCTAAGTCGCCTAAGAAGAACTTACCGATCTCCTTCTCTGCGTTATTGTATAGCTGGTTCATAGCAAGGTTATACATCATCTGGAACGGCTGTATGCGATCGGCAAGGCTTGACCCTATAAATCCAGACACCGGAATGACATAATCATATAGACTGCTGTCACCATGTATCTGATGAGGTATTGGATCTCCCCCTATATATATAGGTTTATCCATTAAATTACCTCCAGTAATCTTAACTCCAAACCTAACCTCAGGTACATACTCCAAGATATAGGTATTAACCTCAGGATCTCCAACGGCTTCTGCCATCACCCTCTTCACCTTCTTTATCCCGTTCTTCTCCAAGAACTCCGGGAGCAGCTCATCGGTAACAAGCTCCTGATCCACCATCCCGGTCTCCGTCATGTAAGTTATTAAGAATACCGGTTTCATGGATACCCAATATCCCTCCATGACCCTAAAAAGGCGAGAGTCTATCTCATATCTCTTGCCATCGGCCATTCCGGAGTTGAAATATCCAAAGGGATGGAAGCGGGGCAAGAAGCGGGGCTGGGTATGTTCCTCCCCGTCCGGTCCGAAGGTATGGTATTCTCCCATAGGAACACCATAGTAATCCTCAGCCGCAACGATAGATTCATAATCATGATACCCTTTCCATGGAATAACCTCATTCTCATACATACCGGTAATAGAAGGCTTCTTTTTCTTCTGATCATACCTAGTACCGTCATTGGATACCCATCCCTCGTAATCATCATCACCCCCCATAATCCGGCGCTTATCCTTAGCCGTCATCTTATGACCGTATTTTGATATCAACTCAACACCCTCGTAATAATGAAGACGACCCACATAAGACCCATATTGCGGGTATTTCACATCAGGATGGAAAACCTCCCTCGGACTCCATACCTCCGGACGATAGTAGTCGAAGCCAACGAAATGATTCCGGAACATCTTTCCGCTAAGAAGACGATCCCGGAAATTCTCCCTGTCAAGCTCATCCATATAAAACCGGCTACGGTCAGCCTCGATCGTATGATCCCCCCATACCGCCGCCTGCGTCTTCCATCTTGTACTCATGAACCTCTGGATATCATCAGGGGTCATAGACGCCTTGGCCTGTTGGATTTGCTGAACATAAGCCTGACGTTCCTCCTCGGAATTAAACTCATTGTATGTAGGATCAAGACCGGCCTCCACAAGACGCTGATTAACGATAATATCCCACTGTTCTTGTATATGACGATGAAGTAAGTTTGACATCGTATCCTCATACTCACTTATAGCCATATCCCCTACCTCGTTAACCGTATACTTATCCTGTAGGTTTGTCAGCCATCCCTCAAAGGCATTTACGATACCACCTATTATATCATAATGCTTCAAGAAAGAAGGTATCCTTATATCGCTCCTTAACTTCTGCACGTCCCTTAACTGAGGGATAACATCCGCCATCTCCATAAAAGATAACTTACCATCCGCCATCAGATAATAGTCACGGTACATCTGGTTACGATCATACTGTTTCAACCCTATCGTCTCAAGAGCATCCATACAATCCTCCTTCCATTTCCTGTTCTTTTTCTTCGTGGAAATAGCCTGAGGAGGTAATCCTAATAACGCTCCTTTTGCTGGAAACGAATGATCTCTATTAAACACTTCCATGATTATTCAATTTTATTTACAACAAAGATAGGCGTTTAATTGACATTCATTTACCTAAAAGCTCCTATAGATACCGATCCAAATGCAGATGCATATACCTCATGGTGTTTATAAGCGTCTTCCTTGCGGGCATTATTCATCTCCTCGATCTTCGATTTAGGCATGTAATTGTTATCGTCAAAATATCTGGCGAGAACCAACGCATGCCCGAACGCTATTATCCTATCGACGTTCAATCCGGGCTTATACTGTATTATCTCATCCAGTAGGGCTATATCATCGATCAGCTCAATACCCTTGACAGTTATATCAAGACCAGTCTGATCATCATAACCGATAACGAAATCCTGCCAGCAGTAATCCACCACGCAGGAGAAGAGCAGGTTCTGGTTGCCGGGGGTCGGGTATAGCCCCAGCTTGCTGTTCTGCCGGGAGCCGGCCTTCACGTACTTATTGGCTATAGCCTCACCAGCGAACAGGAAGAAAGAAGCGGGCATACCACTCTTCCGGTTGAGGTACTGCTCATACATCTGGTCAGCGTTCTCCATAAGACATATAGCCCCATATCCCTTCTGAAGCACCTCACACGTACGGCAAAACTGATCTATGGATGATGGACGAGATACGTAAGAGGCAACTATTCTATAGGCATAAGGATCTCGAATACCAACACGTCTCTTGAATACATAAAAAGCACCTAATGAGGGCGTATCCGACTTAGCCTGTTTGTAGGGGTCGCTACCACTCACATATATAAAGTCATCAAACCTATTGGATTGAGGCATCTCAAATATCTGGACAGGAGCGTCAATAACACCACCGCTAAACGGAAAACCAGCCAATTGCTTATTCGATTTAGTAGTACCAAGTTTATTCCCCGATTCAAGGAAAACATCACACAGCATGCCGCTATATTGCCCCGACTCAAGAAGATCATTCTTATGCTTGATAGCGTACTCGACCGGAAATAGGTTCTGGGATGAGCTTAAAAAACAGTCGTCAATCGTAAATGGATAGAACATGGTATGAGAGGTATAAGCTACCCTATCTTTCGTAGATAGCTTCTTCCGTTCCTCGTTAAGCTTATTGGTACTAGCCTCGAAATCCGTGGCGTCAATCTTGATCTTATTAAGCTTCTTATCATCAGGTTTCCCCAAATAATCACCCAGACCTATAGTTCTCTTGACACCGGAGTTAGCCATCTGACCAGGAACAAACATCGCCCATTTCCGTTCTTTCCATGTTTTCCCTTTCATGGCTCTCCGATTTAAAATATCCCAGTCCATGACCAGAAGATTGTATGTATCAGGATCAGAGAACATCTCCTGAGCGTCCTTGGATAGTTCCACCTCACCACCGGTACCAGCCAAGATCGGACTGAGACGCCAGCCGTAAGGAGTGTCGTATGACGGCATGGCGGCAGTGTACGGCTTCTTGATAGGTCCCTTACCTACCTCGTCGAAAATAGCCGTGGCGGGGGTCAGACCGGCAGTCTTCTGTGTGGATGTCTTCCTACCCATGTTGATGTTGGCTATGGATATTATGGCATGAACATCACGAACCCAGTTGGACATACGCTTGCCTAAGGTGACACCAGAACTCCAATCGGTCTTGGTCCTGTTAATCCTGAAAAAAGGATGCACATGATCAAGACCATACTCACAATACTCACCTATATTAGATAAATCGCTATCGCTGAAACCTACCACGGAATGACTAAGCCCGATCGTCATGGTAGCGTTCATCTGAAGAAGGGATGACATGATAGTCGTATTATGAGATACGACAAAATTGGTGGTAAGAAACTGATGGGACTTATTATCGACCTCAATACAAGTAGCTTTATATTTCCCGTAATAATCTATATCGGATATCCTAAGCCTATTATGGGTCTTGGATATATACATATCATCACCATCCATGACGCAATAATATCCCATAGACCAGAATATTCTTCTTACGAAGGATATAATATACTCACTTTTGTAAACGACCTTAAAACGATCGTCACCAGTACTTATGCCGCAAGCTATCTTCATGAATGAGCTTATAAACAACTCTTTCTGTTTTTTGGATGAATAAATAATATCATCCATCTCCTTATTGCTTAACTCGAAGATCCTGTCGGTAGATCCACAAAGGAAAGAGGCGGTCAGAGACCCAAGGAGATGGGGCGACATCAGCCACCGCCGCTCGGGGAAATCCACGGCCTCCCCTATGTCTATGGTCATCTTCTGGAAGTCAGAGTGGATGATACCCATGGTGCTCATGACTTTATAATCACCATGATATTTAACCTTCCACTGATGTTGACCGCAACATACTATACTGCGCCCGTCCTCAAACGTAACCTTATACATATCAACGAATCCTTGAGGATATACGCCTACTATAGTCGTAAGCTTACCATCATCGCCATATATGATATCACCGATATCAGCGAACCCTATCTTCTTAGATCCATAAGGAGTATATATCAGCTCCGAGTCCAGAAGGGCCTTTCCAAAACGACGGGTACCGAACATCCCCAGCCCTTTCTTCTCCTGACGGGCACGTTGGTACATCTCAGCGAAAAACCATTCATTATCACGTAACCGGCTGATAGCAGGAACACGCTCCCCGTTTGGAAGATCTTGAAATACGGGAAAGAAATTAACATGCCAATAAAGCCATGGAGGGATGAACGTACCATTGATAGTCACCCCGTACTTGACCTTATAAGCCTCTTCTGTAAAGAACTGCTTAACATCATCATCCTGATCCTCCCATCCGAACAAATCGTTCCACACTGGAGGATTCTTCATGTTTACATAAAATTCTGGACTCGTGCTTAACCCCATCACTTCATACTTTTTAATACGGACTCTATACCTCCAGACACTTGTCCCTTACGTTCCTTCTTCTGGACATTGCTGACACTCCTGTATACATCCATGATCCCACTCTTCTCCATATACGAGTCATTCCATACGTTGATCTTATCGATCAGCTTGGATATGAAATCGAACGCCCTAGCCATATCCTCAGGCTTCTCCTTATCCCATGGATGCTTGGCGATATACGTCTTGGCGTCATCCACGGCCTTGGATATGACCTCAAGATTATCGTTTACCCGATCGACGTCCCTACTCGTCGGCTTTCGTCTTCCCTGTGGCATTTTCTTTTAATTCCTTAAATTCATTATACTGCTTCATAAGAAGCTCATAAGATTGAACAACCCCGATCTTACTTACTTCCGTCACGCTCATGTCATGGAACATATCCTCAAGCTCCTTGTCAGCGTATCTCAGACGTTCCTTGTCATCATAAAACACGAATCCAGATGTTCTGTCTTCTATAATGCTCTTGGCGGTGGACGCATATGTCGTATCTAAATCCAGATCCATACCGAAGCTGGTAGCCAACTGGATTATGAACATCAACCTAGAATTGACTTTTACAGCCTCTATATTCAACATCTGTATCTTATGGGTCATCTCATGAAGAACGACAAAATCCTCCTCTTTTATCAACGAAGATGATTTAAGGGCTATCTTCTTAGTCCTATCTTCAATATCGCTATACAGACGCTTGCTCTCACGCTTTATGGCTATCCAATGCCTTATATGAGTATCCGCCTCTTCTTTAAGATAATCCCTGATCTCTGTTTTTATATCTTTATCTTCCATATTACGCATTATAATCGTTGTTGTTTAACTCGATCTCATCACTGATACTCTGATCTATTATTCTTAATAAATCCCTGGTACTAACATCCCGCAAGAAGCGTACGTTACCACCATTAGCCTTAGCAACTCTCCTTAAAGCGGAGTAAAGTATATCACCCAATGAATATTCAGGTAACTCACGGCATCCGACTTCCATGACAATAAGGGCATGGATACGATCATCTATCTTGCTTCTTACGGGACTTCGCATAGTATTTACTTATAAGCTTCCCCTATAATACGTAGCGGGAAATGTTTGAAATTACGTTCAGGATCGTCCTTCGTATAACCGATAAGAGATAGGTGTTTCTCAAAATGACCTTCCGTATATTTTGAGGTATCCAATGTCATCCTAAATATAGTTCTATTCTCATTGTCAGGATGTTTGTTATATGATACATCTCCCATACATCCACATCCAAGATGATGCTCCTTGACATGGAAACCATCTTTATGGGTGATAAATAACACGATTTCTATCTTATCACCTATTTTCTGATCAAAAATATTTAGATAAAACTCGCTCTCGTCATCCGTAAGTCCTATATCAAAGGAATCGTTAGGACACTCGATATTAAAATCGTTATGATCGGCTGTTATCACCTCCATAGCATTCCATTTGGCTTTCTCTCCTTCCACGAACTTCAACGGGCATACCTCGGTCTTCATCCAAGCCTTCTCCTTGATAAAACAACCACACAACGAACATGCCTGTCTTCCCATTAACCTTTGCAGCAATACCTTAGCTGGTAACTTAAAGAAAGCTATATTAGAAGAGTTCTTAGGACATTTCTTGCATAAATCAAGACGATTCTTGTACCACTCCGGATAATCCTTCTCATCCTTAGGAATCCTGCCCAATAAACTGTCTTCCCAAGCTTGGGCTATTACTTGGGCTTTACCAATTGTTTGCACGATAATTATTTTTTAAACTGTTTTTGTTGAAAATCCTGTAATTGTTCCCATGTCATTCCATACCGACATTGATACATGGCCTCATGGTTATCACGTATAAGAGGATCTCCGTTCTTCAACCCCTCCATATCCTCTATCGCCTTAATCTTCTTATCCAGACAATCAAGCTCAATAGGCATCCTTTCATCCGGATAACGATTACCTTCCTTGACAAATATCCGGCGTATCTTATCACGCCTTACCCGCATCTCTCGGAGATTGCATACAACGTATCCGATAAACGGGATTCTGATAGATATATTGTCAGTATACCTAGCTAGGTGGTGGACGTAAGATACGGATGCTTTCATGCACCACTCTACCTGTTGTTTGGTAAACTTCCCATCAGATCTTCTTACCACCTCATCCACGATATCCCTATCGAATGAAATAAGATTCCTACCCATCAATATCCAATTTGTTTCTCTTGAACACAAACCCCATTACACGGGTATCATCACCCTCCCCGTCAAGAATAAAATAGTTACGTAAGCTTCTCATCTCAATAGACAGCTCACGGGTACGGAAGTCCCCGTTCTTCTTGTCCACCAGAAAACCCCCACGTTTAAGCTCGTTGTTCAGGACAGCGACGTAAGATTCCTTCTGTCCATGACAATCCATGTACTTAGCCCTGGTATCATCAGAGTATCCGTAGTTGATGTAGAAAGAAAGTAAGTTTATCGTCCTTTCGGTAATCAAGCTTCTACCCTTAGAGTCCAGATAGCCATTATATATCCTTAAGAACTGCTGGATCATATCCAACCTAGTATCGTAAGGCAACGCAAATACGAAAGCTTTCCTCTGTTCCTGCATATAAAATTAGTTTTCAGCAAAACTACTTAAAAAAAATATTGTTGTCAAGAAATTTTGCCATAATCAACATAATATATGCTGATTAACATGTATTTACGATGATCCAAAGGAAAAAGGTGGTGGGTAGGACGAACGAAGCCATGTATGTATACGGCAGGCTACGATGGCGAGGACAGTGAAGTTCACGTATGCGACGCGCATGGACGGCGGGGGACAGCCTTATCCTGCCTCACGGGATGCGACCGCTCCCTTTTTCTTTTTGGCTTATTGATCTCCTATCCTTCCGTCATCGTACAAGGATATAGCCCAAGGCATCCAAAGGAAAAAAGTTGGTGGGTGACGTGCAGGGACAGCCAAGGTAAGGCTACCGCCATCATACCGGACAATGCCGCCAGAGGTTCGCTATTGACATGGACGGCGGTAGAGATATATTCGCCTGCCGGAGCGTGAGCGATCGCATACAACCTTACCTTTTCCCCTTTGGATTCCTTCCTCCCAGGCTATGGGATATAAAGCCAAGGGGAAATGGGAGGCCTTGGGGCATGGTCCTGCCGTAGAAGATACGGACGGCCGGAGCGCGAGCGATCGTACAAGACCTCGCTTTTTCTTCTTTGGCTTTTGCTCCACCCGATCCCCCTACCGGGGTCCCGGCTTCCGATATAGAATACGGCTTCTACTATGTTTAGCCTGCGGTATCCTGCCTGACGGCACCATACCTTGGTGGTAAAAAGCAATGTTTTATTAAATAGAGACTTTAAGTGGAGTACACAGGAACTCGACGTCAGGAGAGGTTCTGTGTACGGATAGAGATATTAGTGAGTAAAATATATTTATAGAGTTAATTATATTTAATAATATACCTATTAACGCGCGCGTAACAAGTAGGTTGAGAAAAAACCATCGTTCACGCGCACAGCGTTTTACGGACACCACCTACCCTCCTTAAACAACAAATGGGCGACCTTCACAGGCTACCCATCCATCCGAATAACTTGTTTCGTATTGATGAAACTCGTATATTCGCAGCAAATAAAAAACCTCATGGAGACAAAGATATCACTTTTACAGAAAATGAAGTCAAATTTCGATAAGATTCTTACCGAAGCATATATCCCAAAAGATATACAAGCAAAAAAAGATGAGCTTGGATGCCTAAGGCTTCCGGCAGGATCACTTGTCTGCCCAGTAGATTACAAACCTGTAACTAATAAGGACGGGAAGAAGGTTACGGCCATAAAATACTCGAACAAAAAAGATAATATAAGAGGTTCCGGCATGGTTATAGAAAAGAAGTGTAAGCAGGTAACGGCTTATCTTTCTATCATAAATGTCCAGAAGCATGTATTTCTAAGAAATAGGATGAGAGATGGTTATCGTGACCGTATCGAGATCAATACCGATGATTTTATAGATATCCTATCCGATGGCATAGCTTATTTCTGCTACAAACATGTTATAGAGAACTGCCATGAGGATATAGAATATCAGCTAAAGACGCTTAAGGCTTACGCCGAGGGCGAGATAAGAATAGCTTTATCTGATATCATGACCTACTCGTATAAGGCTAAGAAGAATGAGGATACGAAAGACATATTCGTAGGTAAGAAAACATCCGTATACAAATGTCTGAATAAGAATTTAAGCTCAGATGAAAGACGGAACATGGCTAACAAAAGCCGGAAACTTGATCGGGTAAGAATCCTTTCAAAAATAATATTCAGAGCCAGAACCAGAAACGTACATCATATATACAAAGTAACTAAAAGAAAAACAGTTAAGCTCAATGTAGCATACCTTCTTAATGAGTTGAATAAGAAACTCATAGGTATAGGTATGCGAGAGATATCTCAATCCACTATATATAGATACATAAGCATGTTCTTAGACATGTGTAAGAAGAGTATATCCGATTTGTATGAAGAGGTAAAAAAAAACAATGGAGTGGCGAATACCAAAGACAGGAAGAACGTAACTATCGGACACCTAAGACTATCATACAAGGGGAAATATATGCATATCCTTATATCGACAGAATACATAAGAGATGTATTTTTAGGAGAAAAATCTTCCGAGATGAGTAAGGCTGGATGATTTGAGTATCAGATATAAAATTTAATATTTACATATTATTCACATTTATTTTTAATAGTTAATTATAACTATTCGTATCTTTGTACCATAAACTTAAAAAGACATGGTGCAAGAGGATTTTAGAAACGAAAACGACCTCCTTCGTCATATTATGACGGTGGATAAAAACGTGGAGCAGGGTCGTGCCTTGAAGAAGATTTTCACCACTAGGGAGAATCTGTTTATTACCGGTAGAGCCGGTAGTGGTAAAAGTACGTTCATGAGACGTATCGTAAAGTTCTTGGGTAAGTGCGTTATCGTAGCCCCGACTGGAGTAGCGGCGTTGAATGCCGGTGGACAGACCATTCATTCGTTCTTCTCTATAAAGAACGATCCTTACATTCCTTCTATCGAGAGAGGTATGTTATCGAATAAGGTGGATGTAAGTCCGTTTATGAAGAAGAAGATCAAGAATCTTGATACTATCGTTATCGACGAGATCAGTATGGTAAGGCCTGATTTACTTGATGAGGTAGCTGACGTACTTAGACAATGCAGGCGTAGCAAGGAACCTTTCGGTGGAGTTAGGTTGATTATGTTTGGAGATCTATCACAACTACCTCCTGTGGTGACGGCGGATGATTTTATCGATAGGTATTATGAGAGCCGGTTCTTTTTCTCGTCAAAGGCATTAAGAGCCTCAGGATTCTCGGTCATTACCTTCGAGAACGTGTTCCGTCAAAAAGATCCTCAGCTTCTTTCAGTACTTGAGGATATAAGATGTGGTGTTATTACCGATGAGTCAAGACAGATATTGGATAGTAGGGTCAAGTGTCCGGATAATATGGATAATACTATAATTATATGCTCAACTAACAAAGAGGCGTATGAGATAAATAAGACTAATCTTGATAAGATCAATAATAAGGTATTTAAGTTCGATGCTACTGTATTCGGGGAAAAGCCTGTAGCTCCCTGTGAGGATGAGCTTATAGTAAAGGTAGGAGCTAAGGTCATAATAACCAGAAACGGCAATGGGTATGTCAATGGTTCGATGGGTATCATAACCAGCATAGATACTGTTGATGAGACGATATATGTTCATCTAGATAACGATACTGAGGTGGAGATAACCAAAGAGAAGTGGGAGAAGATAAAGTACAAGCAGGTGGATGATTCTCTTGAAGGCATTTCTTGCGGCTATATAATACAATATCCATTGAGGTTAGGATACGCTATAACCGTTCATAAATCTCAGGGAATGACTTTAGATAATATATTCGTAGATATCAGCAGAGCCTTCGAAATAGGGCAGATATATACCGCTCTATCAAGATGTAGGTCCATAGACGGTCTTTATCTAAAATCAATTCCTAAAGAAGATATGGTTCTGCTAAGCGATAAGATATCTGACTTTATAGAGAAGGTGGATGAGAATGAAGGTGTTTTGAATCCGGAAAAGATATCTGATATCGGGAAGGATATGATTAAGAAACAACAAGATTTATTTAACTTCGAGGAATTTGGATTATAATGGCTAAGAAAGAACTTTTTTCAGACGTAGATGAGTTAGTATCATCTTTAAATAAAGAGCTTGGAGAAGGCTCGATAATGAACTTCGGCGATGATAAGCCTATAATATCCATACCAAGGGAAAGCACTGGTTCTCTGGTGGTGGACAAGGCCCTCGGAGGCGGATGGGCGGTAGGCCGGATCCATGAGCTGGTCGGGATGGAATCTTGTGGCAAGACCATGATGTGTACGTTAAGTATGATCGAGTTCCAGAAAAAGCACCCCGATAAGCTGGTAGCTATAATAGACGTGGAGAACGCTTTTGATATCGAATACGCTAAGAAGATGGGATTGGACGTGAACCGGTTCCTTATTTCCCAGCCAAGCTACGGGGAGTTGGCTATCGATATCACGGCCAAGCTGGTGGAGTCCGGCAAGGTAGGCTTTATTGTCGTGGATTCCGTGGCGAACTTGGTCCCGAAGAAGGAGATCGAGGGTGATATGGAAGACAGCAACATGGGATTACAAGCCCGGTTGATGTCAAAAGCTATGAGAGTTCTTACCGGGATCGTAAACAAAAGCGATTGTGTTCTGGTATTCATCAACCAGTATCGTGAGAAGATTGGTGTAATATACGGTGATCCTAAGGTAACGACCGGAGGTAACGCCCTTAAATTCTACGCCTCTATCCGTATGGAGATGTCGAGGAAGAAGGTCATTGTAGGAGAAGACGGGTCTTCTATCGGCCATGAGGTTAGGATAAAGGTATTGAAGAACAAGACAGCTATACCTTTCCAGATAGCAGAGACGGCTTTGTATTATGGCGTAGGATTTGACAAGGAGCTTGAACTTTTGAAGTTATGTGAGGAAACCGGTATCTTTACCCGTAAAGGATCATGGTACTGGTACGGAGAGGTCCGGGTGGGCAATGGAGTGGATAATACGTTAAGTATCATGAGGGATAATCAAGAATTGTGTCAAGAATTAAGAACTAAATTGAATTTGTAATCATGGCAATAGGAGTAAAATTTGTAGACGTAATACCGTCCAGTGTAGAGAACGCTGTCGAGGTTAAGAAAGGGGATGTGAAGAACTATCTGTTCGTAGGTATTCCCATGAGTGAGTTTATTGGAAAGAGATATGAGTATGAGGGATTCATATACATGTGCCTACAGGGTGTCACCGGTGGCACGGAACTTGGCGGAGATATAGCCATAGCCGTATTGAGACCGGTTCGCCCCGCCGTCGGGCAGGCATCTTATCATTTGGTATCGTATACACCTCTTACGTATACGAGATCTGATGTGGCGATATTCCTTCGCAATGGTGATTTTAAGGTTGTTAAACGAGACGATTGTAATCTTATCTGATCATGGGTACGTATATCTCTATAAAATCAACAGTAAACGCATTCAGGTACGGTATTGATCCTATACCTGAATGGTTCGATAAGATATCTAACAAGACTGATGAGGTTGATGTTATGGTTGAAGGGAATAAGGTAAAGGCATTGGATATAAGGCTAGAAAATGGCATTCTACGGGCTTTTTACGGTTATTATATAGGTATGTATCCGGATAACTCAATACAGGTGTTTAGACCTGAGGATTTTCATTCATTATATACCTTAAAAATATGAATATAGCGATAGGAATAGATCCGGGTATAGATACCGGAGGATTGTCCATGATCCCAGAAAATGGCGAGGTTAAGGTAATTATGACTCCAAGGATATCGGTTAAGGGGGATATAGATCTTAGGGCTATATCAAGCTTCTTCCTCGATGCCGCTGACAAGATCCAAGAAAAGGGAGGCGGGACGCTGGCGATCGCCGTCGAGGACGTCCACAGTATCCACAACAGCTCGGCCGCCAGTAACTTCACCTTCGGTGGGCGCCGTAGGGAACCCAATGCTCTCTTTGCGATGATGGTGGAGATGATGGAGCGATACGGATCTCACCCGGATGTTAGGTTCATGTTCGAGGAGGTTCAACCAAAGACCTGGCAGAAGGAGCTTCATACGACAGCCGATCGGGTGTATACGTCGGCGAAGTTAGACACGAAGGCTACCTCCATCCGATGCGCTATGCGCCTTTTCCCTTTGGTCTCTTTCGTAAAACCATGGTCAGGTAAAGGAGTTCAACCTACCAAGATACAAGATGGGATGTGTGACGCTACGCTTATAGCCGAATATATTAGACGTAAGTTTAAGTTATTTTAATACTATTAAGCGTTTATTGTATTTGAGTTAATATAATTATGATTACATTTGCGATGTAATAAAAAGTAGTTCATTATGCTTATAAGATGCTTGTCGAAATCATTAAATGAGAAGTTGAGTAAATTGGAGCTGGTTGTTAAAAATGTCGGATCTAATTCACTTTATAAGAATATTAAGATAGATATTGTCAATAATCTAGCTTATATCACTTCCGTAAACGCCAAGGTATGTGTTATAGAGCGATTGGAGGTTGAGGCTGACTCTAACTTCTCCTTCTTGGTCGAGGCAAGCTCTTTTATCAGATTTATAAAAAAGCAGAAGAATGGTGAGATTAAGATCTCGCTTTCCGATAAGAAGGACAGTATTACCATATACTACGCCTCTGGTGAGTATAGTTGTCCGGCGTTTGATGTAAATACCTTCCCTATGGTATATAATATTCCTGAAGGAGGTATTAATGTTAAGATGAATGATTATGTGTCGATACTTAACAAGGCCAGTAACTATACGGAGATCAACGAGCTTTATCCTTGCATCGAGAATGTGGTTATTGATATTGATGAGATTAATATTAATATAGTAAGTACTGACAGGAATACTATTTACAGGTATTTTGTTCCTAATCAGGATAAGGTAGAGAAGGTATTCATCCCGGTATCAAACGCCTCCTCTATATTACTTGATAAACATATAGATAAGTCATTAGATACGTTGTCTATCAAAGTAGACGATACTAGGACTTACTTCTCTACCCCTGATATGGATATGTATGAGATTCACTTTGACGGTAATTATCCTAACTGGAGGTTCGTGGACGAGCATTTTGTCAAAACAAGTGCCTATGTCTTTGATAAGGATCTACTCGTCCAAGCCTTCCAGAATAATATCAAGATAAATGAATTTGATCATTGTAAATTGATATTTACGGAAAAAGGATGCGGTATTATGTCGGAGAACCCTATGTCTGGAAGATCTTGTAAGGAAAGGCTTACGGCTTTATCGCATAACGGTAATGATATTATATGCGATGTGCTATGTGGTAGGTATCTTGGTATAGTTAAAAGCATATCATGTAATAGGGTCGTTATCGAACATGATCATAAATCTCATTTCAACAAGATTTATGGGGAGGATAATAAGAACGAGTATTTCTTGTCATCATCAATTATTGTTTAACGTTTAAATATATATAATATGGGAGTTCGTGAAAATCAGTTATCATCTAATACACAATACTTTAATATAAGTGGAGGTGGTGTATTATATCAATCGTCAAGAGATCCTAAGGAAGGTTTCGAGGAACATATAAATGAGAAGACAGGAGCCGTATCCTACTGGAGGGTTTTCTGGAACGGTATAGAAGGGTATCTTTCCGATATTTTTGTATTAGAGCAGGAGATGAATGGCGCTAAGACAAATTTCTTATTTATAAAGATAAGCGATGAGGAAGGTAATTATGTTATAAAAGTTCCGTTGATGACATCAAGAGGAGGGATTAACAGCTATGTTAAGTCTCTTGTAAGATACTTGCCTAATATCGACCTGAAACGGAAGATTGTTATCAATCCTGCGCATACTAAAAAAGGAGAGCAATACGCTCCTGGCAATTTCTTTATCTCATACGCTAGGGAGACTCCAGACGGAAAAGATGAGCTTATCCAGCAATATTATAAGAATGGACAGAATGGATGGCCTGACAGGGTTGAGAGCACGGATATTATGGGTAACAAGAAGTTTGATTATACCGCCCAAGACGCTTTCGCCTATCAGGTACTTAATAAGTATATTCAAGGCATTAAGACAGATGGTGTGAAACCTGCTCAGTCGTCAAGCCAAAACAATGCTGGTGATGTTACAACGCAAACGCCACCACCGTCATATCAGCCGCAAGCCCAGCCGCAGACGCCTCCTCCATCATGCCAGCAGGCTCCGCAGCAGCCAGCCCAAGCACCTTTTTTTGGAGGTCAGCAGCCGCCACAATATCCTCCTTTTGGAGATGACAATGATCTTCCTTTCTGATTTATATGGATAAGGTTTGTTTCAAATGTGGTAAAATAAAATCCATAGATGAGTTTTATAAGCATCCTAAAATGAAAGATGGACATTTTAATAAGTGTAAGGAGTGCGCTAAAAAAGATGTTCATGATAAATATAATGATAATATCAAAAATCCCGATTTTGTAGATAAAGAAAGGGAAAGAGGAAGAGAAAAGTATAAGAGGCTTGGATATGCAAGTAAGCATAGTAAAAATTATAAAACAAAATCTTGTGTATATAAAGGTTTAAGTAGGTCATTAAGATCAAGAGGATTTGATTTAAAATACAAAGAAGCTCATCATTGGGATTATGATTGTTTAAAAAGCGGGTTTATTTTATCAAGAAGAGCACATAAACTTATTCATAAATATCTAAAATTGGATAATGAAAATAGATTTTTCTTTTATGGTGAGAATCTTCTTGATACTAAAGAGAAACATAGAATATTTATGGATAAGATATTTGAGATAAATAATGTTGATTATAAATATGTAGAATTTGATTTATGATAGAAAGTAATTTTAATATATCTACTAAAGTGAACCGTGTCTCGATGCCTACCCAAAATAAGGTAGATAC